CGCAGCGTGGACTTGTGATACAATTACGAATAGAAAAAAAAAAAAGTTTGAATTATTTGAATCGAATTTATTTGTCTTGCATTTGTTTATCTTGCATTTGTTTGTCTTGAATTTGACCAACGGGGCTGTTGTTCAGCGTGCACTCGTTCAGCGTAACGTTGAAGTAGTTGATGGCCTGCATGGGACTATAATCCCCGTTCGAGCGGGGCTGCACAACAATTTGGTTAATCGCTTCGACGGTACTTTTAACCACATCGACCACCGCCTCGTGGAACCGGTCTTGCTCGGTGAAGCACCGCTCCATCAACTCGAGCTCGCTTCCAATGTCGAGAGTGTCACGGCCGTTCTCAACGTCCGACCGGTACCGATTCAGCAACTCCTCGCGGTTCAATGCGCACAGCTCGACCTGGTGGGTGTTCAGAAACTTGACACCATAGAAGAAATACGGGTTTCGTTTTTTACACTCGATCCACACCGAAACCCCGTTGGCGCACGGCAAACGGGCCAATTTTTCCGACTTCCCAAGCCAGTCGAAGCGCTGAGCGTTGGCCTCAGCACGGGTCTGTCTACGGGTTCGCACGCTCTCACCCTTCATGCGCTTCGAGCGCACCTCAATACGGTCGGCGGTCTCGTTCTGGTGACGACAAACGCGCACCATTGCGGTTCCATCCTCGGTTGTGCGGCCGTAAATTGTAATGCACGACTTCTTGTGCTGGTCGAGCTCCGGTATCAGGCGACCCTGAATCTCGCCGAGCACCTTGTTCAGGTCGCGCTGCACATCTTCGGCCAACATGCCGTTACGACCGGCCCCAACTATCAGCTGGAACTTCATCAACTCGTACTGACTCTTCAACTTCTCGCACTTCTCCACGGCCAAATCACGCTGTGTTATGGCCAAATCGCGCTGTAATTCACAGTTGTTCAACTTTTGCTCCGCAAAATCGGCCTTTAGTTGGGCTAGAGCCAAGTCGTCCTCCCGTTTCACATCGCGCACGTCGTAACGACCGGTTCGTCGAATCGAAGGAAGCACCGTTCCACAGACCCACTGCTTGTAGCGCTTGGCGTTGGGTAGACGGCTCTCCAGGATCAGCTGCTGAACTCCACCCTCATTTAGCATCACCAGTCGGCCGAGGTGTCCAGGTAGCTTGGCTTCACGTTCTTCACCAACACCATCATCGCTGAGCTCACTTTCATCGGTTTGCATTGGTGTTGGAGGTGCCGATTCGTACATGCTACACCGTAACATCATCCTATTGACCCCATTGAAATCAAAGTCGCCCAAGTTTTTCTTGAACGCGTCCACCACTCTAGCGTGGGCCTGACTTGGGTTTTCGTACCCGAGCGACTTGGCCACATCCTTGGCCACAACCCAAACCTCACCGGTCCCAGGTTCGGTGTACGTGCGAAACTCTAGCCTCATTCCATCCATCTCGCACCGCTGTAGCTGCAGCAAACTACCCTCGGGTTCAACATCTTCCACGACCTGAGGTAGCGGTTCAGCTCCAAAATGTTGACACCACAGCAGCTCCATGGAGGCCAGGTGCGGGTGCTTCGGTCCCATTAGCTGACGGAAACCTCGCTGATTAATCATCATGGTGTCCGGTTGCCAATTGTCTGGTAGCTGGACCTGGGCTCCATCCTTGCACAGTTCACGCCATTTGATACGATTCGTGGGGCTAACACGACGGTTCAAACTGGTCGTGCCATCCTTGTAGCCAAGTCCCGTGGCCACACTCTTGCCGCTGATCCAAACTGCTCCAGTTTCGGGGTCACGGTACCCATAGAACGGTAGCACCACTTTACCGTCAAGTGAGGCAAACTCGCCGCGTTGAAAGTTGGAAGACGACATTTTAGATCAGGTTCACTTTACACTCTACAATGTGCCCCTCACCGAACCTATTTATATCCCTAGGTGACAAATTGGAAAGTAAAGCTTGCACCAGTCGGTCCTGGACTTGGGATACAGGAAACACAGTTCATTTTATTTTTTTTTTTTTTTTTTTAATACATTGGGTAGGGGTTCAGCTCCAAATTGTTCGCACCATAATTGAAGGTAAAAAAAAAAACCCTAGTTGAGTATCACCAGTTGGCCGAGGTGTCCAGCACCAACAGCCCCGCCCGCACAACATTGGAGCTGTGCGGCTAGTTAAGCTGCAAGATGGTCGGACCGTTTGTACTACTTTTGCTGTTGGTAATCTTCGTGTACTACATGTACCGGCACGATACCGTGGGCCAAACAAAGTCCAAATCTGGGTTGGAACCGGTCGAGTTGAGAGATGGACTGAGGGCTGAGCTGTACACGATGGTACCCACCGAACGGGACGTAATGCACCTGAACGTAAACGATAATCTCGTTGCAATTGGCACCGTAAACGCATACAGTGGGGATGGCCCGCGAAATCACCTCGTCGGGGTGGATGTCGGCGGTAAAACTCGCTTTCTGTTAGACTCAAATCCCAAACGCAAGTTCCGCGAGCTGGCCATGCACTTCACCACCTTTCCCGTCACACCAACCGAGGGAATGTTCTACGCTAGCAGCACCCACTACACGGTAACCGAGCTGGCGGGTGCACACAAAGATACCCGCTGCGTGCTGGTGAACGACAGTGTGAAACGGCTCAAGGTGGCCTTCCTACCGAGGGTTGTGGGTTTGCTGGGAGACGAGTTGATGCGACATTTAACGGATCCCGACTACACCACGGCGGTTGCAGTGTATAGTTACACGCCCAGTATCATGCACGAACTTTTCAGCGCCGGTTTCGAATCCCGCTCAATGTTCTTCTACTGCAGACGGGCGTCCAGTCAAAGTGCCTCAAACCCCAAGGAATAGCATTGTAGTTTTAATAATAATAATAACAATAAAAAAAAAATAACCAGAAAAGTCCCTTTAATATCACCAGTCGGCCGAGGGGTCCAGCCACGTTCTTCACCCATGAGCGTACAGAAATCAAAGTGACCCAAGTTTTTCTTGAATGCTTCCAAAGCTCCTCCACGACCTGGGGCAGTGGTTCAGCTACAAGGTGGTACTTTGTGATATTTTAGTTGAATAAAAGTGAAAATGTAGCGTATAAATTTCTTTATTATTGTAAAAAAAACTTCCAATAATCTAAAATGTAGCTGCACCGCAGCGTGACCAGCTTAGTTTTTGCCGGGAACATTCGGCGCAGAATTGCCGAGTATTGTTCGCGGAACCCACATGTTGCAAGGGGCCAAAAGTCTACCCTCGGGGTAATCGAAATCCTTCAGTGTTTGCCGCACATTGTACACCTTTATATACTCGCCATCACTTCCCAAGCTCGAAGAGCTCCGCTGGTGCTGCTGGTGCTGCTGCTGCTGCCGTTTATGCTGCTCAATTTGACACCGCATGATTGTGATTAATTTTATTCGTACAAAATTCCACTCTATATATTCTTTAAACCCCCAGCGCAAGCACACTCGTGCTATCCTTTTTATATTAAAAAAAAAAAATACAAAATACTACACAAGTTCACATCCAAGTGGTGCTCTGGTCGTGGTAAAGTGAACCTCAACGGTGCACCACCGGTGGTTAAAGTTGTGCCCACTTGAACCACACCGAACCTAGCTGCACTGGTGCGCCGCTATGAGACCCAAATAAATCGACCACCCTTTCTACGCTTAAACTGGGCTCCAACTTTGTACCCCCCGTCCGAAATCCCCAGAACCCTTCGCACCATCAGATTCACGGTGGTTAAGCTGTGTACGATTTAAATGCAGTAAAAAAAAAAAAACAAAATGTTGGTCACCATATTCATATCGATCCTGGTGCTGGTAATAATAATCGCAGCCTACTACTTCTTATTCTACGGAATGTCGGCCGTTAGCAGTGGCAAATGTCCGAATCAACCACCACCTCCAGCTCCACCACCACCGCCAACTGAAAATCCACCATAATGGCCATTCTTCAAAGTTAAATGTGAATAAAATAAATAAATAAACAATTTTATAATGGTACAAAAATCGACTTTATTTCAACCAAGAAGGATAAAATGTGTCCTAGAGTTGGGCGCACGGTTGTCATCATTGTTAGAAAAAGAAAAGACTTGTGTTATTTTGCAAGTAAAATATTAATAATCTTTATTGAGCGTAAATGTACCCCATCACCAGAGCCCAACTTGTACCCCATCACCATTTAATGCCGCAAAATTTCTCCAGTTCCAATTTAATTGCAATAGTTTGGGCGCGAATCTTTGAGTCCAGGTCGTTCTTCAAGGTGTCAAATTGATTAGTAGACACCTCCAGACTGTTGTTAAAGTCAATCAATTCGCGAACATTGGAGGTAACTTTGTACCGATCATTGTAATCCAAACCCCTCTCGATGACTCCGAACTGCAGCTCGTTGAACAACCGATCAATTTTATCATTACGGATCATTTTGTCCCTAATTGTGATCAAATTGGCGGTGGTTTCATCGATCAGCTGAATATCGCGATCAGCCACACTGTTGGGGTTCAAATTTTGACCGAAAAGCGTTCCGGGCGTAGTGATGAATCTCTCCGTGGGCCGCAGCTTGTACCCCAACATTGCGGCCAAATCCTCAACCGATAGCCAGCGTTCGTTGGTATCCGAGTTGAAGCAATACCGCACGGCGAACCTTTCGTTGTTAACTTCAAACTCCTTGCGATGAACGGTCCTGCACTCCAGATCGGCACTGGGCAGCGGCTTGTGGTTGAACTCCTCGCACCAGGCGCGCTCAAGCTGGGGCCAATACGGTTGGTTTCCGAGCAATTCACGCAGACCGCGCATATTGATCATAACGTTGGTGTGGTTCCAATCCGACGGGAGATCCACTCTTTCCGATGAACGATAGAAGCCCCACTGCATGTAGTTTGTGACATTTTTCATTGCCAACTCAAAATCGGCGTTCAAACACTTGATCACATCGTTGGCACAGATCCAAATGCAGCCGCTCGTGAAGCAGTAAAAGGTCAGCTTGATATTGTATTTTTTAACCTCGATGGTGCGCAGTTCCATACGGTTGGTGGCCGGGAAGCTCATGATGATTGGTTTGTTTTGGTTGTTCACTAACTTTGATACACTTGAAAGCGATTTGAGTGTGCCTAAATGTGGCGAAAATGGATCCTTTTATACGAAAATTTATCGCTCGAAACAAAGGATTGATAAAAATGCACGATGATGCGTCAAATTGTAATCTGATGCGATTTCACAATAAATGATTGTAGCCAGAGTCCGGTTATGGGCGCACCACCGGTAGGTGGACCGGTAATCACTTTATTTTACTTTGTTTGAACAAAAATTTATTACAATTATTGTGAGTGTGTGTATGTACAGACGGCACGGCCCCGGTCGCCCAACGTGGCTAGCTAGAGGGTAATTTCGGGCACCAAGCGGGGGTCCACAAGATCGTACGAATCTTTATAATCGCTGACCAGCCGACGTTTTAGCCTGTTGTGCACCCCTTTGCTCGTTTCGTCCAAACAAGCGACAATCATTTGGTTTAAAGTGTCCATCAGTTTATTGTCCGCAACGAGGCACAGGTTTTCCACCAGGTGCACATCTTCCTCCCTAATGTGGTTCAGCTGGGCGCTGTAGAGCTCACCCGAGTTGTACTTCTTTTGGTGTAGAAATTTCGCCTTGAGCTCAGCCCTCGTCAGGGCCACCAGCTCGTTGTGCGTATTACCCCAATGTGTCATGCCGTAAAATTGACGACCGCATGTAATTTTACACCTGTTCCAAACTGCCGTGGCCGAGGAGCACCTGATGCGGGGCCCGGGCTTTGAATTTACGAGCCAGAAATTTTGGTCCTCAGGTCCAACCGGCGCTACGGTATCTTGCCGCTCCATCATGCGGTCCCATTTGTCCAACGTATCACGCTGAATTCTGCACACTCGCACCACCCGTTTGCCCTCTCCAACTGCACGTTCGTACAGTGCGATATAGTTCAGCTTGCAGCTGGGCACCTCGGGGACAATGTGCGGTGAGAGGCCTTCACAAATTTCCTGAATATCGCGGTACGTGTCGGCGATCAACTGGTCCCGTTTACCGATACCCATTGCCAGCTCGATCAGCTTCAGCTTGCACTCGAGCTTCATGCGCCGGTGCTCCATATCGGTAATTTTCAATTTAGACTCGTACGATTCCTGTACGCGCAACTGTTCCAACTTGACCACTTTCAATTCACTATTGGACCGCGACAGGGCCAACTCCAGCTCCAAAATCTTTTCGTTTGACTGTAGTTGATTTGTGGGCTCCACTGCACCTCCATCACCCTGTCCAATGGTGCCAATTTGCAGCTCACCTCGGGCACGGGCCGCTGGTAAAATTTTACCAAACACAAGCTCCTTGTACTTTTGCACATTGGGCAGCCGTGAACCGATCAGCATCTGGTGGATTCCACCCTCGTTGACCACCACAATGTCCCGTTCGCGAGACGATAGCTCCACCGGTGCACCCTCCAGTCGTGCTACCTCTGATTCAACGGTACCCGAAAAAGGTTCGGTGTGAACTAGGTCCGACAGCTTTCGCTTGAAGGCGGCGAGGATTCGCGTGTGCGTTTGGCGATACTTTTCGTAACCCAAGCAGCGCGCTAGATCCGCCGCCACGACCCACGGCTCGTTGGTGATCGGGTGGATGTACAACCGCAGCACGACACTCTTGTCGTCCACGTCCCAATTTTGCAGCTGAAACACGCTCGACCCCACATCGCACTCCACCTCGATAATATTATCGTCTTCGAAAAAGTTACAGTCAAACGTTTCGTTCCACAGTTTGCTTAGCTGGGGCCAAATACCCTCCTTGGTGGCCGCCAGTTGGCGCAGTCCATCTCGATTTATCATCGTCGTTTCCATCTTCCAATTGATGGGCAATTTTACGCACAACCCGGCCGCCAACACCTTCCACTGGATGCGATTTCGGCTGGACACCTTGCGGCACATGCTGGCCGTGGGATCCTTGAAGCCGAGGCCCGCGCTGACGGTGCGCCCAGAAACGTAAACCTTTCCACTGGTTGGTTCGGTAAAGTGGTAAAATTGTAACACAAGCTCAGCACCACCGTATCCCACCACGGTCCACACTTGGAACTTGAGCTCTAGATCGTTGCACGCCATGACTTCACTATCCGCACCACACGGGACAGCTCCACCCTTTTATAGCGCATAAACCGCAACTTTTAGGTTAATAAAAAAAATGATATTAATTTTATTATAAAATGGACCGTTGAGCTAGAGTCCACCTCACCACCTCACAACCTATGTTTCCAAGTGGCCCAATTCGGGGCCGGTCTGATCATCGGTAGTTTGCTGTGATATGCATTAAAAAAAAAAACGAATCTGGGTTTGGGGGGAAAATATTTTTATTATTTCTACCTTCAAACTAAACTTCTACCAACTGCGGCGACTCATCAACATGTCCATCAACCGGAGCGACGACTGGTGCTGCTGGCACTGGTTCTCTAGAGTCGGACTCAGGCTCAGGCTCGGGCTTTGGATCGGGCTCGGGCTCGTGCTCGAGTTGGGCATCATCAGTTGGCATATCGGGCAGCTCTGGTCCCGGTTCAGCTGCAGACTCGGGCTCTGGTTTTGGTTCGGGCAAATCTTGATCGACTGGGGCTGGACTCGGCGTACGGGCGCGCTTGTTAACCGGTTCGTTTGGTTCAACGACGGTGGTGTCGACCGAACGTTTTCCATCTCCACAGCCTTTAGGTTTGATAAAGTTCACCTCGGCAATATGTTCACCGGCGCCGAATGTGGTCGCTTTAAGGACGTACACTTGCAGACGAAAAGCGATCTTATTGAGCTCCGTGCCCTCGCGCTGAATCACAAAGACCGCCAAATTCGGGTTGTAATTGTGTACGGTCGTGTGCAGCTTGATGTCGTGCGGGTGGTCCTCACCAAAGGGTCCACTCGTGCTTACATAGTGATAGTACACGTCGGTGAGCCCGGGTAAAATTAGTTGGTTGCGCGATGAGTACAACTGGTTACCGTTGCGGATCTCAATCTCAAACTGCATTGTCGTATCGAACAAAAAGTTCCTCGATGTTCTTCGTAAAAACGTTCCACAACTCGGGACTGGGGTTGCGCTTTCCGCGTATATTCTGGGTCATAGATTTTAACGACTTAATGTCCACCGCCTTATCCTCACCGTCCCGCTTGATAACGGTTTTGCGGTATAGAAAGGACCGTTTGAACTGCTCGATTGGGATGCAGAAGATGTGCCTATCCATGACCGTCCCCGTAACGCGGTTCGTCAGTTTACAGACCGCCATATGGTCCGGGTAGTACGGGCAAATGCCAACGCTGTGGATGATTTTCGATGCGGCCATGGTTGTGCTGAGCAAATCGCTGTTACCAATCAGGCAGGTTACGAGCGTGATGGCAATCAACACGGCCCTGTAGTAGCGGTAATTTACTATCACCTCGTCGTCCAGTGGGTAGCCGCGCGAGACCAGTGGGTACTCGAGATCTTCAACGAAGGGGTGTATAATGAGGAGGTCCTGTGGTGCTAGCACCGCAGATTCCGCGCTAACGTACAACTCTAGCGCCGAGTTGGGCGAAATTAAAATTTGTCTATCTAGCGTTCTGTATATGCGGTCAAGTTCATCGTAAACGTGGCCAATGTTTATAACTCTACCCCCAAAGCTGGAGCGGAACAGGTCCAGGTCGAACCGCAGCACACAATTGATCTTGTTGGACGCGTATAAACAGGCGTCAACTGTACCTCGGTTTTCCCTGCACATGCCCATCAGGGCCACATAATGGTGCACCATGTTCGAGTTCAGGTACCCCATCGAGAGTTCGGTGACGTGAGTTTGGCTGTAGTTTTTGATGAAAATTTTACACTTGATTTTTGTATCCACATGCACCGGACAGGGGTTCCGCCGACCCTCGCGACCGGCTTGGGATTTTGTTCGATGAACCGCCGCTAACGTCACGTTCGGTAACAGGGTGAGGCATTTGACCGACCGTGAAGTAAGTGTATCCAACTCCATCACTGCAAACTGCGCGAACTTCAATCTCCTTCGTCTCCGGATTGATTATAACCCTTTGCCGCAGAAAAGTCTCGGTAAACGCATCCATATGGAAACAATTCGCCTCGTTACGGCCGGTAAACCTTACAAGCGGTTTGAGCAGTCGCCGTTTGTTACAATGTCCCGCTCTGAATACGAACTGCGAACCGCACCTAACGCAAACAATGACTACTCTTTCGTGATGCGAATGGGTAATAAGACACGTATTGTGAACCTCTGGGCGCCCGTACACGGCCAGGTTGTTTTATACGACTAAATGAATCGAAGCTCGAGAGCCGAGGGTCTACGTGAAGCCGGTGGCGTTAAAGGCCGCCCAAAATCACGCGCCACTACAACCATCAAAGCTGGTAGACCGGTGCGCCCAGCTCGGCAGCGACAAGTTGATGAAATTTTAAACCAAGATGAAAATGACGATGTAGCACCACCTGTAGCCGAGCCCCAGCTAAATTTGGATGATAATGTTTGGACCGGTGGTGCTACGAGTGGTGATCAAAATGTGGCCCCAGGTTCACCCACGGGTCCCGTGGCAATGTCGGTGATATCGAAGCGTCTCGTGAGCGAGTGGCACTCGGACGGAGAAGGTGAGGATGAAGGTGGGCAGGATAACGATCCCGAGCCCGAGTCGGCGGCCAAGGTGGACGACTTTTTATTTCCCGAGCTCGAGGAAGACGGACCGGACTCGGTTGGCGGAATTGGCAACGTTTCTGGTTCAGTTTTCGAAGTTGTCGGTGGTGGCCCCGAGGGCGACTATGCTGCTGGTGAGGAGGACGAAGTAAGCAGAAATTCGCTAAACTTCGACATGGCGTCCGAGGTGCAAAGTACTGATGCCGCTAAGGTGATGGAGCTGTTTAGCGCCCTATCCGAGGAGCAGCGAAATGTGATTCTAAACAACTTTGGTGCGGCACCATCCGGTAGCGGAACCACACCGCCAACCTCGGCTCAACCCGATATGGAGGTTGAGGATGTTGAGACTGTGGAAAAGCCGGAGAATTTAAACGACATTATTACGGACCAGTTGCGCGATTTCATGGCACAGGAGCTGAAAAAGGCCGCTGAAAATTATGTACCAAAGTGGGGCTCAACGGTTGGTGAGTCGAAAAGTGCGCTCGCAATTACGGTTGCCGATCGCGTGAGCAGATCGTTCATGTACGAGGGTCGTATTGTCGACTATAACCAGGTTGTGCTACACATACTGGACAATTATGACCAAAGGTTGGAGGAGCTGCTCTCGTTCCGCACGAAAACCTACATAATCGCCGAAGGTGTACCGCACGACTCGAAGGTGCACGACTATGTGGACCTGACCCAGTATCGGGAAACCGTGCCGTATTCAATTGCCCTCAACAACCTGAGCCGCGGTGTGGACCAGGCCAACACGCTCCAGCTGGCCGAGGGGTGCTTGGAGCAGCTGAATATGGCAAAAATTTTCAAAGATTTCAACGAAAACATTGTGCCCAACAACCTGCACAAGCACAAGCCCACCTTCTTCTATGCGAAAATTATGAAGCTGTTTGCACGACTGGTGGATAGGGTGGACAATGAGACGATGACTGCGGTCGAGAAGCGTTTGTTTCTAATGTCACAACGGTTGATCCATTGTATCCCACTGGTAATAATCGGTCTAACGTTCGCCTCCAAGTACCGCACCTCGAAGATAGACTGCGAAGCTTTGGCCCTGTACGCCGTGAACCATGCGCTGTCTGAAAAGGTGGATAAATTGTTCACATTTGCGGAAGCACAGTACGGTGAACCGCTGCTCAGCCGCCGTATACTAATTGAAGAGCAGGCGTATCTGTCTTTCGGGAACCACCTCGAGCAGCGCAACCGCGAGCTGAATGTGATTCTGGATACCGTACTCAACGCCGTACGAAAGACGTACAGGGTGTCTAGAGTTTAAGTTGACACCGATTAAAGATGGGCTGCGACGTAACGTTCACCTTGATCCACGAGGTATATTCTGAGGTTCCCGTCGATGGAAAGCACGTCCCGGTCGAATATGACCGGTACAAAATCAGGTTATTGAAGGAGCTGACGCGTTTCCTGTGCGGTGAAACGGATAAGGTTGACGGTGCCACGAGTGAAGCTAAAGCGGATTGTGGGGGCAAGTACACGGATGAAGAGCGCAAGCTGTTTGGGTTTAAATCGAAGCAGGTGATTGACGATGAAAGGTTGTCCAGGCTGCTGGAGGATAACAAGTTGCTGTACTCTGCGGTGAGTGAGCGTGATGCGGCGAAACGTGAGCGCATGGAGCAGCTGAAGCGGGAGGAAATGGAGCTCAAGAGCCAAACGCGAAGATTGCGCAAACTGAACCAGGGTCGTTTGCTGTCCAAGTCTGAAAACTTTCTTTCGATGGACCCCAAGTTGCGCGACAAGTTGATCGATCACACCGTCATATTGGAACCACAGTACGACATTTTGGCCCTGTCCGAGTATAACGATTTGGTAGCGCAAAAGGATGCCCTCGAGAAGTACGAACGAATGTCCAGACGATCGATAAAGAATCCGTACACCCGCTCCGCCATAAACATCGTTGAGCGCCGTGAGGGTGCGTCAATGTTCCGTGAGAAGAAGCGCGAAAACATTATTGACAACATACGCGGTATCGACAATAGCGAAAGTGTAGCGTGATATATTTTTGAAATATAAATATATAAAATAAATAAATAGATAAATAAATAAATGTTTCTGGTTGAAATTAACCAATATTTATTATCGTTGTATCACACGTACCCATAGTAATTATATATATAAAAAAAAAAGTCCAATGTAATTTATTGGGCCCTGGAATACTTTAGCGGTGGACCAGTGCTATCATCCGGTGCGGGTCGCTTTCGTACGGGTGAAATGGGTGCAATTTCACCGCGCCTCTGCTTGTCGTACAGTTCCCAGGTCATGGTTGGGCCTTCTTGGAACGCTTTGAGGTAGACCTTGATGTCGGCCTGTTCGATGGGTCTGTTGCTGCGCAAATGTCCACTGGCCTGTTGTACAATTCGGTACGAGTTGATATAGTTGTGCAGCTGGACCATTTCGTACGCTAGTAAATTTTTAACAAAGGCGTTGTTCAGTACGCCGGGGTTGGCGATGTACTCGTCCAGCTCAACGGTTGGGATTCGCAGCAACTCGATGGTGCGGCCCGAAATGGAACCTTCACGGCGCTTTAGCTCCTCGAGCACCAGTAGGCGGAAGAGTTGTTCGAACTTTACCAGTATGACGCCCCGCAACAATAGGTAGTGTGAAACGCAGGTTTGGCAGCCCAACGAAATGTACATGTTTGCCACCACGTTGTGCACAACTTGCAGTGGTGCGAGCGCCAACATGTCATTACGTTGGGCAACAATTTGGTCGCCCACCTCGGCCATGAGGTGCATCACGTCCCACGAGTTGTGAAAATGTTCACCGTGAATGTAGGGTAGTGGGACCACCGCAATGGGGTCCAGCTCGCACTCCTTGGCCGCGCTGTTGTAGTGGGCAACGAATTCGGGCTTGCTGGACATGTACGCCATCTGGCGGTCCTGACCGCGTTTGTTGCCGAGAATCAAATCGAGGTGCAGCTTGGTGCGCTTTTGATATATGGACCAAAATTGGCGTACGCGTTCTTCGCTGACCACGATCGGTGCGGGAGGTCGTGCCAGCAGCATCGATAGATTCATGAGGTAGACAATGGTTGCAAACTCAACTTTGGCGAGGTTGGATTCGGTTTCGGTGGGGCTCAACAGGCTGGTGATCACTAGGTAAAAAATGTGCCTATTGAGCGACTCGCGTTGGCGAGTCTGTAAGTTTTCCTTCGCAATGTCGTTCATCGTGAAAATCGCACTTACGAGCCCGGAATACCTGAAAGATTTGCTGGTAAACACGCTAGAATGTGAAGGTGTGGACGCAAACATTGCAGCTACGCAGGGTGCGCTGGCTATGGCGCGCACGTTAAAAATTTCCAACGTTCGGTGGGATGAACCGTTTAATGAGAACCACGGGGTGTACGCGCTGTTGAGCTACATCGCAACGCTGCCCATTTACGCAAACCACGACCAAGTTAAGGAGATAGCCGAAGTGGTGCTATGGCCACTTTTAAGCGCCTGCACGAATCACGATATTAAGTTTGCACTCGCGGCAAACTGTAGTGCGGAGGAGAGATTCGTAGCCGAAACGCTGCGTATGGTTGGGATAACGGTATTGGAAGAATAAGTCAAAATGTTGCTCGGATCAGTCATCATCGTCATCATATTGATAGTGGTAGTATTTTTGATCTACTATCTACTTTTCGCTGCCGCTAAAACTAGCAGTAGCGACTCGAGTTCACCTCAACAGCCACCTAAACCCGAGCCCGGACCCAATACCGAAGATCCCGGCGATGAGGAGGTCGAAGAGAATCAAACGTTCGGTGCGGCCCTCGAGCTCACCGACAAAACGCTCATCAACTTGACCAACAGTGACCTGGTGGTGCTCAAAACCCCGGCTCGAAATACAATCCAAATGGCCGCACAAGCTGCGCTTCAAGTCGAATCGGAACTGGTTTGCGTGGGCCAAGTTTCGTTGGGCTCGAACGACCAGGTCGTGTTCCGTAACGCACATGTGCACGTAACGGCGGTGCCGCTAACATCTGGACCCTCGTTCTTCTACGCTACACGTTCGGAGCACCCGAGACCGGTAGCGTGCGAATCGGGGTGCAAAATCGTGCGCGATAATGCCCACAAGTTGACGATAATTTTCTATCCCGACTTGTCGCCCAACGTGTCCACATGTCTGGACTGTATCGACCCGGAAAGCGACCACGACGTGGTCATCGTGCTGAGCAAGGCTCAGGCCGACATCGCAACACTTGCCGCGCTAATGGCCAGAAAGTTTATATATAAAGCACCCCACATTTTTACCCACACATTCGCCCAATAATGCCTTTCCGAGTGAAGTTCTACCCACGATCCCTCAAGTATTTCGAGCTTAGCCCGGACTCGCTCGAGTACACAATTTGCTGCGATGACGAGTATCACCGGTTGGAGACCGAGCTGTACAGTGACGCTGGAACGTACGTGTACGAGTTCACGGTGGACTCGGGCTGTAAAGTTTGCGACGTTGAAGCGTTTCTGGTCAGATTCATGTTGAACTCGGAAAAGAATATTGACCTGTACGCTGCGGAGGATTTGGAGTATTACGTGTGCGCCAACGATACCAAGCATCGCGAAGCTGAAAAGTACAACTCTGGAGGTGAATACTACTATACGCCGGTGAAGCGAGTGCCAAGTGGCACAGCTAGATGTAGGATTTGTGATAGAAAATTTTAACCAGTAAAATAAACGATATATATAAAATTTATTAAAGTGTATTTATTTTGAACCGTTGACCGTTTAATTGTGATACTTTCTGAACTCGGGATCGAACACCTCTGGCTCTGCAAACTCGTCGTCGGTCGTGCAATCGTTTTCTCTGAAGGTGGGTTGCACGACCTCGGCCCGCGTCGGTCCACCGTCATCGTCGTCGTCGTCATCTTCTTCAAAGCAGATCTGTATATTGTGCACATTTTTCTCCACACGATGTAGGCGCAAAAGTGTGTAGAATACGGCGGTGAACATTGCCACGCTAAGGCTCAGCGCTATTGCGAGGGCCGATGTGTCCGAGAGGCAGGGCATTTTGCTGTCGTGCACCACAATTCTGTAGGTTAACCTTTCCCTGGCCGCGCTGAGATGTTCAGCTTCATAGTCGTCGGGCCGGGCTTCGGTTTGGTTAACCAAATGACTGTAAAAATACTGCTGCAGGGTGGTAAGATGTGTTCGAAAGTGTGAACATACTGCACCGAATGCGACCGCACTAATCCACTTTGCGATATTGAACATTTTTTTTTCATACACTTATGGAGGATAATGGTGGTGAATGTGGTCGGTACAAGCGGTGCCGCGAGGCGTGCTTGATTTCCGACCGATACGAGGAAGCTTGTAGAATTGCAATCGAACGCCACCTGGATCCGCGGCTCTCGGTTGAGCTGGACGATGTGATGCGGCGCCACGCTACAGTGCGTTCGATTTCGGACCAAACTCGTCGCCAATATAGAACCCGCTTCAATAAACTGGTTTACATTCACCTGAGCGGCAACGGTACGCTACTCGAGCAGGTGGACGAGGTGTGTCAAGCGTTTATCGAGCGCAAACCCAACTATAGATTGTGTAGCGATGCACTGCGAAACCGACTGGTGGAAGCTTGCGAACAGGGTGGCGGTGGTTGTGACAACAAGGCGGAGTTGATACAAATCTGGCGCTTTTATTGTAAAATTTGGGGCCTGGACTGCGGCGAGCACCGGTTAACTGTACCGCGCGTCGTAACACTGCCGGGAGATGCGAGGCGTAAATTTCGTCGTGCTGACCGCAAACAGATTGAGCTGAAGGCGGTAATATTGGATCTGCTGAACCGCTCGAGACCGTTTGTGGCCGAGGCGGACCCCAAGATTCCACAAAATCGCCAAATTGCCCGAGGTTTGCTGATACTGCTCCTCACGTTGAGCACCTCGCTGCGCTTGCGTGAAGCTCAACAGCTCAAGTTGGAGCACGTGTTGGACTTGAAAAATAAAGACGTTGTCCGAGTTGATGGTATAAAGTTGAAGAAACAACCGCACCGCACGGTCTACCTGCGCAAAATTCCCGGCCGTGAAGGTGTGATCGACCTAGCGGTGGAGCTGTACACCAAAATGCCGGACGTGCTGCGCGTGAGCCCAAACAGTTCCACCATGTACAAGTCCATCGATGATTTCCGCAAATTTGTGGGGCTACCCATGGTCACGACGACCATGTTGCGCCACCTGAACGCGGACACCATGGCGCGCTGTAAAATGAGCAAGGCGGAAATTTCGCTATACATGAATCACCAGAGCCGCGATGCTGTCAACAGCTACCTAAACACGTACCACCCAGAAGATTCGTTGCCGCTGGCTATATAAGCTGCGCTAAATTACGATGGACGGAGTAGGGGACATCTATCAGGGAATTACGGCCCAACTAAGCACACCGAAGGTGCTCCTGCTGGTCTCAATTCTGGTCGTGTTCGGCGTGAGGGCGTTTATACTCACAATCATCGCACTGGTTGCTCTGTTCATATTCACCCGTAACGGTGGTGGTGAAGGTGAAAAAGGTGGACCGGGTGATACAACGGTGGAGGGCCTTGAGGATATCATTAAGCGTTACACCCAACTGAATCAAACCGAAAGCTCCGTACCAACATGAATTTGTTGAACATTTTTAGCGGTAAAATTGAGAGTGAAATAAAGTCGCAGATTGAAAAGTGTATCGCCAAGCTGCAGGATGCCGAGGTGCGGTCCAACATTTACACCATCTTAGAGGGACTAATAGCGAACCCTCCAGCGAACATGTGGCTTGTAAACACCTACATCGAACGCATATCGCCCCGCTTGTGTCAATTTTTCATTGGTCCGTTGCGTAAAAATATAACTACCGTTCTGTACAGCCGGGTGGTGCAGTTCTTCGCCAAACGTATAATTAGTGAGGCCCGCATACCCACGGCTCAGGAAGCCGACGCCATCGTTCAACTGGCCACCCATCTGCTCAACAGCGACCTACCGGCCGTTGCGTTTGAGAAAATTATCGCCATAAACTCAACCGACAGCGGGTGGCAAAACTTTGCCTCTAGCAACTTTTCACCTCCGGCGGCCCCAGCTAAAAAGGTTGAAGAACCCGATTCCGCCCAGGTTGGCCGTGAAGCTGTGAAGCGAAAATTGGACTTTAAGGATGAGATGGAGGCTGTCCCGTACGATTCAACTCCATCGACGACCCCATCGCCTCCGCTTGAAAAACGTTCGAAGAAGCCGCGCCGCACCAAGAACCAGTCAGCCCCGCAGAAACACGACCCTAGTGAGGAACCTGGAGCTCAACACGAGGGCGAGAAAGTTGAGGCGAAGGCGTCTGTTGGGAATAATTTGGATAATGATGACGAACCGGGAAAACCAAGTGAGCACGAGTCCACCTCCGATGAGCCCGAGGCGAAGCGTGTGAAGAAATGAGCGTGATTGGGTGAATGAATGAATAAAAATTTTACACTTCTAAGCTTGACTGTATTATTTTCCCTTGAAACCGTAATGGATACCACAAGTACAGGACCGGTGCCGCTCGCGGCGTACGGCGCATTTGAGATGTGGGAAGTTTTATTGAAAATGTTGGTTCCACCGCCATTTGCGGACAAAATTGAATCCGCTGTGCGTAGCGTTACGCTGGAGGAACGTAAGAACGTACCCATCGAACTGACGCCCGAGGAAGTTGAGGCGCTGCTTCGCTTCACGATAGACGTGCTGCACAACAATCCAAACACGTACGTTGCCGCACAATGAGTACCCTATCCCGCTTTACTCGGCTCCTCCACACCATAATGGAGGAGCTGGACCCGGCGCTCAACTCGAGAATCTTTGCCAAGCTGATACCGGCAATGGGCGGTGAAAATGTGACCGTACTGTACAAAGACATCGACGAGCTGATTCGCATGGCGCGCTACAACGCCATAAACCAGAGTAACCTCGAGTTGGCGGCCCTGTCGGTGAGCGAGGGCGTAGCTGAGGGTCGTGCACCGACGGTCGGTGGTAATGAGAAGCAGACGGCGAGCGCTGTTCAGCCGTTTGCCCAACCTCGCAGGTTGAACTTGATCAACCGCACGGGCTGGACCGATGACCAGATTTCGCTCATCAACAAAACGTTCCGCAATCTGAGCGACGGTTACATGGATAGCCACGTAAAGTTGGGCCACGTTCTGAGCGGAATTGTGGTGCTGGTGGAAACGGTTCCGAAAATTCGCAACGCACTGCTTGAAACTCTCACGAGTGTACGCGTGGACACGGGCTACGTTAAAATCATCGTGAACGAGTTGGCCGTACGTGGACGGCACGCCCTCGCCTTCAACCCCACCGAGGAAAATGTGATTCGCTTTCTGAACCACCTGAATACGCTCGGGCAGCAGTTCCCGATGAGGTTGACACCGTACTACGCAACGGTCGCCGGTTCGAGTGATTTCAAAGTCTCGGCAGCGAAATATGTCGCTGAGACGTGTGAAAAGTTGGCCCAGCACAGCAAAACGCCCGCCCGCACGATGGTGGTCACATTCGGTTCGCTGGACAATTCGGTGCAGCCGGTGGCGTTGGGTGACGGGTTCGACCCTCATATGGTGATAAAGTGTGTCATGACATCGCTAATTGTAAACACTGTGAACGAGCGGTCTGCGCTGAACCTCTACGATACTGAATCTTTATGCGATATGTTTCACCACCGCACAATGAAGGTTATACCGTCCTGTAATAAGGTTCCTGAGAAGCGTAAACTCGAAGAGATTCAAGACAAGAAGCAACAATTAAGTGACGCTAACGTCTGTAACGTCACCCCCGTGCAGAGTAAAACTGTGGTGATTGAAGCGCCCGAGGGTTCGCAGAACAACTGTTCGTCGAAGGTTGTAAGTGGAGTGAAACCCAAAAAGGTTCGCACAAGGTGAGCAGAGATGGCCCGCACGGTGGTGGTTTTGCCGAACCGCCAAGCTGTATCTAGCGGTGGACGTAAACGTAGTCGATCGCGATCCGGCTGTAGAACCCGTCGTCGCAGCACATCCCGTACACGCACAACCAAACGAAAGGCTCCGGCAAAACGTGCGCGTAGCCGTAGCAGAAGTCGTAGCCGAGGACGTGGTAGAAAATATTGATGTGAATTTGCTATGGAACTAAATAAACCATTTTGATACATTTAAAATATGAGTTTTATTATTATTATTATTATTATTATTATTATTATTATACAATAAAAAAAAATTATCCGTTGTACCGAACAAGGGGCAAGCTTCGCTTGAAGGTGCGCTGCATCTCGTAGCTGCGTAGGGCTAAAAACACTAGTAATATGGTGGCGGTAATGATGATGAGAATGGTTGCGGCTGCAACGATCCAGACGACGAGCGATGTTGTGGTTTCGAACTCGACGTTACGATTCGCAACCAGCTCAAGTAAGTTGGCACGCTGATCCATAGTCTTAAACAAAGATGAGTAACAATCAGTTATCGCGCCGTACGGGCTGCGTATTTGCCATGCTTGGCACGGAGACCGACAACCCTGATACCAAGTACACGAACGCATGTAACGACAAGTCTCTCCACACGGAGAAGTTTCTCATATGCCCGGAACATCTTTCGAATGTGTTCAAGTTGCGCGTCTGCCATGTGAACCCGTTTGCTAATAAAAACGCTCTGTCGAACGCCGTACCCGTGTTCCATGTGCTGCAGCCAACGGTTTCGGTGTCCAATACGGGCATACTTTTGCCACTAACGCACGAGGCATTTAGGAACGTTTTGGGCGAATATATCAACTTTTCGACCGACATAATCGTGCAACTTTTATACGGTGTGGTAACGGCCGAGGACGCTTGTTCGTCGTATCCGCGGTACATTGGCCAGATTCGTTATGTGAGTGAAATTTTGCGCGACCTGTCCGACTCGTACAAGAGCTGCGGTTCTCAGAACGAATTCCACGCGTCCAACTCCGAGCGCACCTGGACCGTTAGTAAAGACTTTCCGACGCAAGATGAGGTGCGACATTTCATTCACAATTTACCACCGTTCTTTAGAAATTTGGTGGAAAACGGGCTAGCACCCGGCGAGGTACGAATCAACGCCGTTGTGCACAAAATGCCCAATTTAATCAACACGGCAATTTATTCGGACGCAATCCTATTGTTTAACTCGATAGACCCTCGTGGCGCTGAAGAAAAATACGCGCCCAAAACGGGCATGGTGTTGATGGTGAAACACGTTGTCAAGAACGGTAATCAGCGATCTACACCCATCGGAGAGGACATTACGCCCACCATTGTACCCACAAATGGAGCATATACTATTAACCTCGCCACCATATAGGCTAGCGTTGGAACAGGTTTGCGCACCACTGGACCCATCTACACGTTTCGTGCGCCACGGGACCATCGTTGCACCGATTTCAAAGGCTGAGGCTCTACGTTACACCAGACGGGCCAAGGTGATGGAACCACAGGTCAACTTTACTCCCAACTCGACCCCGCAAACTGGAGAATGTCTAAAGTTATCGTACGAAAGTAAACTGTGCGCCATGAATGAGATTATCGTCGCATACCAGGGGTTACCACCTTGCATCGCAAACGGACTGTACCGCATGTTCGTGAGCCCGGTGGGATATCGTGAGGCAAACTCGTTGCGCTTTAATGTGGCCGCCTATCTCAACAAGAAAAGTCGCTGTCCCTGTCCCAAGTCGTCGGTGGACTCGTGCGTGTATAAAACTTTATGCTGGCTGATGGACAACAAGGCGGAGTTGTGTTCGGAGCTGTACAACGTTTGGACCAAGGGCATGTCACCGTTCAACTGTAGCAAAGCGAAGCTGCAGACGACCAAGTCTGGCATACCGTTGTGCCCCTCGTTAAACGGTGAATGTGGTGAGGTGCGCAACCCGATGGTCCTATTCAAGAAGACTTTGGTGGTTCAACCGCTGGTGCGCAAAAGAAAACTCGACGTGGATGAAGAATTTTGAAGAATAATAATAATAAAAATAAATTTACTGTACAATATAAAAAAGAATCTTTATTGTTTAAATTTTCTGGGATGGGACGAGGTGGCGGTGGTGTTGGCCTTTCGTTTCGGGCGCCCTTTACGTTCTACACAGACGCCCAGCGTGGAGACGAGCGAGTGGAACTTTTCGTAGTTGTACATGGGCCGCTGGGCGCTGGAGTTTGCGTGCCGTTGCGCTTGCATGCTGAGCGGAATAGAGTTGGCGTGAAAAACGTTGCTAATGGTGTACATGTCTGTGCGGGCACCTTCGGCCCGTTCCTGGCCGTAGAGCACCCGTTCATCGTAGTCGCGTCGAATGTAGGAGGTGGAGTGCATGAACAGGCTGTACGGCACCTTGACGATGGTGTACTCGATTCCGCGCACAATCGTGCTCACCTGTGGGCACTGGTTGAAGGTTGTTTGCCGCTTGAGGTACGCAAGTGGTGACATGGCAATTTGGGGCACCACACCGCACGGGCTCCTAAATTCGCTAAAGTCCATCGGCTTCGCCAGCACACCCTTTTGGCCGTGAATGCTGCATATTTTCAGCCCCTCGATGTTGGTGTACTTCACGTTGAACCGCATGTCGAGCGTGTGAGACTTGGTCGAGTGGTCCTCCCCGTTGTGCGAATACCAAAAGTTGCCCCAGTCGGGCTCCGAGTCGAGCGTGTTCCAGGCCGAGATGCGTAAAATAATGTCGTCTGCACTTTCGGTGCGCACCACCATCAGCCGCTTCTTGGATAGGACGTGGACATCGTTCGGGTACTCGGCCCCGTCGCGTATAACTTTACGCGGCACTATAATGTAACCAAAGTTGGCCGCGTACCAACCTGCACCGTTAGGTGTGCTGCTACCGAGCGACATGTTCACTCGAAAGCCCGACTTTTCCGTGGTTACGAACCGCAAATTGTAACTCAGCTCACCCAGGTACTGGAAGGGTAAATCGACGCTCGGTATGAAGGGATCTTCGGTGGTTCCGTTGTGAAAATCTCCCACAATTGTCCACAACGCAAACGATTCCTCGTTGAGATAACTATCACCCCAAACCACCACCGCGTACCGGTCCGGTATGCTTGACGTGGGCGGACTGGGCTCATACTCACCGACCCGAAACACATGGACGTGGTTCTTGCGGTTGGACATGGTGACGAAGGATTTCGAGGCTGGGATGTAAAGAAATTCCGCGATGCTTGGACCGAGGGTGCGCAGTGTGAATACGGACATAAAGTCCTCAGCTCCGCCGCGTTTCATCCTATCGAGGGGTTTCTCGATATCGTAACCATAGTTTTCAATCAGTTGGTTGACGAGTGAATAGCGTGAATAAATTTCCATCGCCGTGTACTCGATATCACCCGTGTTGGCCATACATTTGGTCAGCATGCCCGGGCAGTGGTTAATTTGCAGCACTTTTTGTTCGGGCCAGAAGCGGAGCTCAACCTGGGCCCGGTTCGCCTTCAGGGCCTCAAACAGCGGTATCAACTTGGTCTCGGTTGCCCGTAGATGGGTGGGGATGGTGTTTAGGTAAACGTACAGCTCGCCCCGCTCGTCGTCCCGGTCGTACAACAGCTCACGCTCGATAACCGAGTCCAGCAGGCGCACCAGGCCCCAAAAGTCCACAAAGGTTGGCCGAACGTTGGTGGTGAGGTTAAAGTTTTTACCAGCACGCTCCATGTCCGCCTGGACGACGCTGTCCACGAACCCAATGTACGAATCGGTCAGACAGAGCGCCTGTGGTGATACGTTTTTCAACTCTGGCCGGTGGCACCGGCCCTCCATCGAGCGGGGCTCCGTAACGGTTTGGATGAATTTACTGCCACCCTGCGAGTCGGAGTCGCACTTGAGCTTCATTTTGCTAGATATGTTGCGCAGAAATTTGCCCGATAGTACGCGAGCCAAATTGTTTTTGGATTCGTTTTTAAAAATTATACCCACGTTGCGTTTACGCTGGCCAGACGACTGCGCAGACGACTCGGGCTTCGGTTTACCCAACGCTTCCAAGCCCAACTCGACCGTGATGGTGGGATCTTTGGCGAACATTTCGTGCAACCTTTCCAGTAGAGCCAGCTGACCCTGCAGTCCAACCAGCGTAATGTGAAACGGATCGTAGATACACTTGTTGTGCGCGTCATCAATTTTCCAATCCTGTGGTACGCCAAGTCGGCGCACCTTCTCGGGCAAAAGTTCGATACGTTGACCGGCAATGTACTTGGACAGGGGCATGAACCGCACCGGGCGTTTCATCAAATCCAACACCTTTTCCCACAGCGAAGCGTCCTTCTCGACCTTTGGTGGGAGTAAAAAGTCCTTGGCACTGCGATCCCGCACCTCAAAGAGGTCCCGTTGGGCGTTGTACGTGATACGAATCGAGTACGGGTTGGAATCGTACTCGTCGGCCGTGTAAATGTACAGCACCACCATACGCATGTCGCTAACCGTTATCGTGTGCGCCAGCTGATTGTTGTTGAGCGCCAACATCGGGTACGTCTTGACGCCGCCCTTGATGTAGCTCGCGGAACCGTAACGCTGCACCACCTCATCGCCGTCGATAAAGTACCGTCTGTACAACTGGGAACCAAATACCACGGGGAAGGCTTCGTGAATCGCGCACCGCTTGAAGGCCCGGTCGTACACGCACGCCAACAGCGAACCTTGGTTGGTGAGGTCGAGGATGGAGTTGGGCTCGACGGGCGGTTCTCGCTTGCAGTTTATGCGCAATTGTAGTCCACCCGTGCGGTACGGGTCAGATTCGATAACCTTTAGGACGTGGTCCATAATTCGCACGTACAGCGGCACCTCCTCCATCCTTAGTAGCTAGACACGACCGTGCACCGGATAACAACTGAAACAAACTACCGAGGGCTGGTGAAATTATAACACCACGATCGATGGTTAAATATATATATAATAAAAAAAAAAAAAATAACAAAATATTTTTATTTTATTGTATAGGGACCATTTATTCCTCATTTGCCACTCTCATCAGACAGAACAATTTACGCACGTACAGGTGGCACCGCTGGTGCTCATCCTCGGGAAATAGATGCTCCAAGATGGCTTGGTAATTGGGCAGGACCTCTTCGAACCACTTGGCGCTGATGATCATCAGCGTCGAGCTCTCCAATTGTGTGGGCAGGCTGGGAATTTCGTCGTCCCAGTACAAATCGACGCATACGGCGTCACAAATTCCCCCACGGTTACCGATGTAAGCCGGATCCAAAGCGCCCACCGAGATCAATTGGGCCAAATTGTCACGTCCTGAAAAAACATGAACGTACGTGTCCAACTCCGGGTGGTAGCCGGCGTAAAACACGCCCGTTTCGATTTCGTACTCTGGCAATTCGCGCTCAAACAGCACCGTGGGGTCCACGTACTCGTGTTCCAGCATGGTTGTTTTTACTTTACACAACTGGTTTATAATTGTATCCCGGTGGGAGATAGTGGATCGTTTTTTAAATGTAAAAATTTTAAACCTCGGCACCACTTTGGGAACCCATGGTAAGTACAATGCAATCGCTACCAACAGAACTGGACCCGATGAGCCTCACTGGGGGTTCGGACCTGTACGTGGAGGTCCCTCACGAGGATCCCCGTGTCGCTCAAAAGTGCGCCCTGCAACTGTACATGCTTAAAAATCCCCCCGTTGGCGAATGTTTGGTGTGCTTCGAGCCGAACCTGACCTCGTACTATATACCGCTAACAATGTCGAATCAACTGCTGTGCGAGCAGGTTACGTGCGAGAATTGTTTTCACCGTATGCGCAACGAGTCCATGGAGCGGGCCAAAGTTGAGGGAAATTTGAACACACGAAACACCACCACAATGTTCACCCACGACATGTACGGAAATCGGGTTAAACGGTGGTGGGGTGCACCTCACCCCGATGATACAATTTTCGACGGTATCGTAAGTTCGACCGTACAGGTAAAGGGCGGCAACCCCGTTGGTGACGCGATACTAAACCTACTCAAGCAATTCGGAGCACCGTACATCGTGGTCCACAATGGTGCTGGTGGTTTTACTGGTAATGGTGATATTTATTTTGTTTATACTGACCCAGATTCTGATAACGCGAAATATCGCGCACGCCCAGCGGCAATTGGTAGACGACCCGCCCGACCGAAACGTACAAACGTTCCCATACGATCCGGACTTGACAATTCAACTACCGGAGAAGCCGATCGAGTTGGAGGGGAACCCGGTCCAGTGTCACAAAACGCCAACACGGTGCACCGGTCAAGGCGATTGCCTTCAATGTCGCGAACTTCGGGCCCGATGCGTAGAGATACTGGAAGACATCACGCTGGTTCAGCCGGACGGAACAGAGGTCGTGCTAGAGGCGGGCAATAATTATTGTTTGGCCACAAGCCAAGAGCACGCCAGGTCGTGCACGCCCCTAACGGGAAAGTGGATCCTGATTCAAATGAACGACATGTGGTCCGCCGTGTGCTCCTGCACAAGCCCAGATATGTTCATCAAAATGAACCTTTGGGGAGACTGCGATGTGCCGGTTGGATGTGCACCGAACGGTGTGGTCGTGATCGTTAATGTGATTGAAATGAAATGTAACTGCAACGTTGGCTTCGTTTCCGACGTGGACGCGAACGGTCGACCGTACTGCCGACCCATCACGCTTCGAGATGCATCGATCGACGGTCAGGTGTTCAAGAGGCCGCCCTGCTCGGACGGCTTTATACCGGTTAGCCATCCGGCGCTACACACGGACTATGGGCGAAATTTGTTCGGCGATATATGCGTCCGGGACCCGTGCTCGGTGGACCCCATCACGAATCAACCTATAAACGCGCGGCTTGAATATTCGGCCCTACCGACGATGCCCGACACGGTGGCGGGCCGGTGCGTTGGTACAGCTGTATCGCAAACATATGGAATTTTTGGCGGTGGAGGTAGCATGATAAAGTTGCCACCCGAGGACGTACCGGTCAAGTTGGCCGACCACGCCATCAGTATAGCGAGACCGCGCTCTTTGGGGAACAATATGCTATACTTTTGGGGTCGCAGAAACACCGTAATGGAGGCGGATATGGACCTGCTGCAGACGACGATATTTCGTGAGGTAAACGAGCGCTACCTCAACATTGCAAACTGGTCAACGGTGGACAACGTGGTGGTGTTCAGGTTCCGCGTAACCGAGGGCCACGAGCAGAGACACAGGAACCTGTTTACAGAACTTTTGAAGCACATGAACGAGCTGGACCAGCCTCGATGTATGCAGCACCAGCGGCCCGGGTGCACGCTGGACGTGTGCGTGTGGAATGATCCACGGCCCGGTTTGGTTAATATGCACAACTTTTTCACCGGCCAACGGTGCTATCTATCGCGCACATCACAACGATTTGTCGGCATGTCGGCTGGACTTTTGTGCGCGTTTGGGCTCCCGAGCTACTACAGGGACGGTGAAGCGCCGGCTGTGTTCGTGTTGGACGACGTTTACCGCAATGGTGGTAGCTTCCCGGGGATCAGGGTGCAGCACCAGACCTCGGCGTTCGTAAGTAACCAAACCGGTGCGGTCAACTCATATCTCGGTTCATTCCCGTTCTATAGCCGGACCTGAGGATGGACGAGTCCTCACGTCTTTATACCTTTATCGGTATGTTTTTCAAATGCTCACAAGAGGTTCAAGAATGGTTACTGAAGTCACTAAAGTCGGAGGCGGAGCGCAACTTTGCGCAGCTAGTTTGGGATGGATCAACGCAGACGTACTTTACGGTGGCGAAGCGGCCCGATATGGCCGAGATGATGGCCCAAATGGAGGATTTGGTGCGAAAGCTAAAAATTAACGGTCTCGTGGGGTACGCAACCAACCGCGTCATGTACAATTGGGTGCAGACGAGCGAGTCGTACCTGTTTTACCGCAACGGGACATTTGGTGCGATGCCAATTTCGCTGCTACCAAATACTTTAATTTACGAGACCAACCTGTTTGCCAACACGAGCGAGGGGCTCGCGAGTGTGGCAAATTTGCTCGCGGATGCAGCCTTTTCCACCCGTATAAACACGGCCGAGGTGAGCGAAATCGAGCTGGCCAAAGGTACGCTGATCTCGGGCTCACGGTGCGGCTTCGCATTTCTTTCACCCACGCGCGATATAAATGCCCAGCAGATGAATGAAAATGAGGACGAGTGGCCGAAGCGGTTGTGCCTCATCGGGGCCGACTTTATGCCCACAATGTTGGACGTGTTGAAGGAGGAGGAGCTGTCGCGCCGACCGGGGCTATCGATTCTAAACTATCACCGTGGCATCGAATTGCATGAGCCGTTTAAAGTGCGCCCGGACCGTAGCTGGACCACGGAAACCAGCTCAGCTGTGGAGTTTACGCGACAATATTCCAAAGAATTTCTCGAACAAGAACCGCTTGAACGCTCAGAAACGTACCTCTATCAGCCCAGCTACCTGTACGAATTTGCCCAGTCAAACGAGGCCCTGTTTGAGCTGTTGGCCCAACTGAAGGAGAAAGATCCGGTCTTGTGTAGAGTGGTGCAACCTGCGGGGATGGTGGACAGATCGAGGGCTCGGTTTCTCATCAAGCGCATCACAAACAAGCGCTACCAGTGGTTACGGATGCCCGAGTTGGAAAGGTTTGCCGTGAAGCCGATGAGCCGACTTGCGCTCGCACCATCGAACGGTTTGCCGGTTATGGGTTCGAACAAGTCCCTCATTCCGGGCCTGTTTGTGTCCCAAGAGTTCGGGTTGTTTGTGACACCGGGCTTCACTGCGTTCAACGACCAGTTTGCGGTGCGGTACGCCGATGTTAGAAATTTAACAAAGGACGTGATGCTCGATAAAGAGGACCGGGCCGTGTGGTCGATCGATGGTATAAACGTTGTGAAGCGCAATATGCCAACGCAGGACCCCATTCACGTGCTGTGCCGTGTCGTTGGTTCGCGTGTAAAAAGCCACCCGTTGGAATCGTTGGGCGACATGACCCTAAACGCCTTGGCTAGAATTACGGCCGAGGAGCGTAAGTTGAAATCTAAGTAAGTCGACCTCAACACCTAACAGACGAGTTTGCCAAGATGGACACTAACCAGGGTTCCTCCACGATGATGATCGTTGTCATGGTCATAATTGCGATCATCGTGATCATGCTTCTGTACTTTGCGTCCAACTCCACCAACGGTGCCAAATCATCGGACAGTTCATCCCCAAATCAGCCGCCGGGTGCCGATGATGTAGCGCTCAGAGCCGCTCGAACCAACGTCGGAGCTGGTGGTGGTCTAATGAAAAATATTTTCGGTAATCGATAGAATAAACTTTGTAAAGATTTTAAAAAAAAAATAAAAATAAAAATACTATCCAACAAAATGTGTCCCATAAGTGAGTTTAATTGCGCCGCCATGATCCGTAGTATTGTCACAGTCCAGGGCTCCGTGCCCATGGAGAATGATATCGACCTGGTGCGGGTCGAAGCATGCAATTCTCCCCGCATAACGCAGCAAAATTCGTCCGTATTGCGGGCACCGATCGAGAGCACACTTGGGCTACTATACACCCACCTCGAGTTTGACAATTTGGGCAAGGTGTCGCTGTACGATGCGGTGATGACAACGCACGCGGAAACGGTTCACAAAATTGTGGCCCAAGTTATACGAGAATATTTACAGGACGGCAGCTCGTACGTGATCCAGTCCACCCCCACCGACTGTAGGATCCCGGGTGAGGCGATAATAGCTACACCGAATTACTTCAGCCACACGCCCCGGGGCTGCATATGGGTGGACACCGATATGATTCGTGAAATCATCAACGCGTCGGTTCTGCGTTACCAGGACGCTCGTGATGAGGAAGAGTGCAGTGATAATAGGAAACGTTTCGCTGAACTTTATAAAAAGTTGGAAATTGAAGCGAACGGTAGCACTAGTGGATCTGTCGGTCGTCCTCTGGATACCCGTGATCCGGTGGTGGTTGTGGTGCTGAAAATTCTCGTCGAGCACACTCTCGGTCACCTGAAGTTGTTCAAAAACAGTCCGATAGATTGCGCGAAAAGTTACGTTGAGCACGGCATGGTGACGCTCCAGTATGCGGACAAACGTCGCATTTCACAGTACGTGTCGGTCGGTGTGGACACCTCGGCCAGGGACAGTACTCGAAATCTTTTGTTAAGGCGCTAGAAAATGTCAAATCAGGTGTGCAGTGAACGTGAGCTAGCCTCGATTCGCCAGGCCATTTTCAACCATGTGTCGGGCTTCAAAGTTGACCCAAAATATACCCACGTTGTGGAGGCTTTAATTCGCGCAGCGAATAACCTGGGACCACCGCGGATCCCGGTCGACAAGACTGTGATAAAGCGCCTCGTAACGCCCGTGGACATTGATCGCGTTCAGTGCTACGAAATGCTCAAGGAGAACCGTGGCCGTCCGCTCGACCTGGACTTTGTGCCCCTGTCCAACGGGATTGACGGGTTGGCTAGAAAATTTACCACCACACCCGAGTATATTCGTAAACTCATCACAATGGGCGTTTTGCAGCACATTTCGAGCTGTGAGGTGACCGATACGCTCAGCTTCTCACCGTCGAACGCGCTGATTGTGATACAGTTGATTTCGATCCTCAACAACGGGGGCAACATACCCGAACTCGTGCGCCAACACCTGGAGGATGACGGAAAAACACGCCTTTCAGATCCGATTACGGCGGTGCTGATAAACTTGTTCAACAAGATTGTGATAGATGTGTTGACCAACCCGAACAGTAAACTGCTGAACAGCGTGCTAACGCGCACCAATCGTACGGCCGTGACGGACATGTGGAACAACTTTGGACGCACGGACAGTTTGTTCACGTTGAGTGCACAATACAAAGCTAAACGTAGCAACGGTAACCCGACGCCCAACCTGTCGGACCGCGAGTTGAGAGTGGTGGAGGCTAAAAAACCTACAGACGACGAGCGCACACTCGCGCTTAGTAACGCCGTAAACTCGCTCTACAACCTAGCGGGTTTGGTCGAGCAAGCTATCGTGGTAAGACGGCCATAATGACACTAATCGACACCGCGGCGCTGTACGGTCTTGGCGGTTCAGTCGGCAATATTCCACTTCGCGTGGATGGCTACAGTAAACCGGTGGACGAGGAATCGAGCAACAACAACAATAACAACAGTGCCGCACCAAATAATTCATCACGTGTGAATCAATTTGTTCCACGAGCGCAGCCCGAACCGCAGCCACTGTCGACGAAGCTGCCCTGGGTGCTGCTTGGAATAATAATAACAATCGTAATAGTGTTTATTGCATCGCTCGTGCGGGCCTACGGGAGTCCAGATGTGCAAGCGGCAGTGGCCTACGGCGCAATGGAGCCATAGTTGTGTATAGTAATAGTATATTTTTTTTTTTATTGACTGCAAATAAAAATGTTCCCATGAAAGCATTGCATTTTATTTCGGTTCCCTTGGGAAAGTTAAACAAGCACGACCGGTCGGTAAGTTGGTGCGAAATGGATCCATTTATACTGCTTCTAGTTGTAGTTTTTGTGGTCATCTTGGTGGTCATTTTAAACACGGCCATCCCGCCAAATATACGTCAGCGTCGCCGGGCGGTGTGGGATTCGTTTTTAGCCGGCAAATCACCGGGAACGGACCCGAGCACATTTCCAGTGTTGAGTTATATATGGAAGGTGGACCTGGATGCGGACTCGTTCGAAATAGAAACCTTTAACGTTGCAAATTTATCCCTAGTGTCGCGCTATTGGTTCCAGGCTAGTCGTTATAAATTTGACTTTTTTACACAAACGTTGAGTGAACTTGAGGTGCCCGAGTTGGAGGTGCACCGCATCCGGCCTCATCCCACCGAAGATTGGGCCTTTGAGTTGCGTGTTGATGACGGTTGGGCGAAGGTGAGTTGCGGTCCGCCCGAGTTGGCCCACTTTAACCCAACGGAGCTGCAGTGTGAGTCGAGGCCACCATGCGACGGTGTACAACCTGGGCGCCAACTGCCGCTAACGCGAATTGCCCTCGAACGGTTGGTTTACGGTAGACGTGTTTTCATTTCAAAACGTGACGACCGCTTCCACCCCTTCTGGTACGTTCAATGTGGACCGAGGGGCGCTGCCGCCATCGGCCATTGTCCCGAGGGACAGGAGTTTAACGGTGTTTACTGTACGGAGCAAAATTTGTGCGCCAACCGGCCCGATGGATTCGTGCTCACGCTGCGCATACCGGGCCTTAGGTTGAACGAGTTTATGGAGTGTCGTAACGGCGAACCGACGGTCACCCAGTGTCCCAACTTTGACCAGATTTTCGAAACCGGTACGCTGCGCTGTGTTAGGGGAAATCCGTGCCAGATCAACGGCGCGGGTCACACGTTCGTGACCGAAACTACCGCACCGAATCAGTTTGAGCGCTGTCTAAACGATTCCGTGTGGGAAAGCGTAACCTGTCCGGTTCGGGTGCAGTTGGGCGGAGTGTGGTCCTGCAGGGGTTCAGAAGAGTGTACCCGTTTCGAAAACGGAACGGGTACGGACATGTTTGAGGTGGACTCGAGCGCGTTTAAATTTCTAGGAGGAATTTTACACTGCCAAGACTACGAGATCATCGAGCGGCTCGAGTGCGCCTCGGAGGAGTCATCGATCGCTTACCCACCGTTCGAAATCGCGGGCAGTTTTCCGAGCAAAGTTTTCGACCCCACCAGTGGGAGCTGCACCGAACCTATAGTTGGTGAAAATTTAGAGATTAAAGTGAACACGGTTGGGCTCACGGCAGCTAAACACCAGTTTGGTTTCAACTTTGAGCTCCACGTCAGGGTGAACCTGTCCGAGCTAACGGCGTCCGGAGACCAACTGCTAGATGCACTCGTGTACAGTCGTGACGGTGAGTCACTGGCCAATGATCCGCTGAGTGAGGAGCCGATAAACTGCAGCCCGGATCCCGAAACCGTCCACTTTGTGGACCCACTGTTGGCGGACCGGATAAACACCTGCCACTGGTTGGGCGACGAGCGCACCTTCGTTCAGCGTCAGTTGGACCCCAGTGAGTACGTGGTACGGGATACGATCTGGAGCTACAACTTGGACAAGATTTCCATGTGCAGGGATAGAATGGCGCAGCTCGATGGTGATTACCTGAAGAATATTTCGTTCATTGAAACAACGGAAAAGATGGAGCTGCAGTGCAGCTACGGAATGCCGGTGAACCGCACGCTAGAGTCCTACTTTACAACGGCCCAACCCGAGGTATATGTGGATCCCGAGTGCGAGGGCCACGAATTGGAGCACATATTCGAGATTGCGGTGGTGCTATCGCCAAACTTGCTCTGTTATACCGAGTATTTCCCCAACGAGAACCGCGTACGTATAAATGCGGCCGAGCCCGCGGTGGTGCCAACCGAGTCCGGCAACTGGGAGGACTTTAACTTTGAAAGTCAATCGTCGGACGGTATAAAGTACCTACCACTTCACCTGCGCACAGACGGCACTTGGATCGCTTGCCCGACCCGGCGCTACAACGCAGCCGACGAAACGTGTTCACGTGATACCGTGGATACGGTTCATTATTTTACCGACTTTTATTGGCCACTGGAGGAGCTGGTTCCGGAATTTAAACGCACCTCGACCACATATAACCCCCAGCCAACAATTTCAAACAATTAAGTCGCTCAGCATGTTGTGGCGCCTAACGTACCCACCACGACCAAACTCTAACGAAGCGTTAACTATTAGCACGCTAAGCCCCACCTCGCTATCGTGCACTAAACGGTTCACATTCGCACTTGATCCAGCGAACGCGGCGGAGATATCAACCGGTCGTACGCGCTACGTGAAGGAATTCCACCCCAAGTTTATATTTTACCTAGACCAACTTGAAGCTCAAGTGGTGCCATTGAATCGGGAGCTGAATCATCATTTGCTGCTTGAGGTGTACAGACTTGAGGCGCTGCCGGAACAGTTTATTGTGCGGAACGGTGTGCAGGTGGTTTTGCTGGTCGTCGAGCGACACGACATCGGGCGAGCCTTCATATGGATGGTAACGGGCTCGCTAAACCCGGCGGACCGCATAAGCGAGCCGTCATGTTCGGTGGTGATGGGTACAGTTCAAGTTCGACCAATTTATATGAGAATTGGCGGGGGTTTGGTGCCCAAAGTATTTGCACAAGCGTTGGTAAATTTTCACCCTTTACCGTTAGACCAGAACGGTCACCATCTGCTGGCCAACGATCTGAGGAGAACGAACTACGGTATGCTGCCGTGTCTGGGAACGGTAACGTTAACCAACAATCCTTCGAGTACCAGTACAACATGACGGTGAACCGGCGCCCCGATATGGTCAAAGGGGCCGAAATTGATGAAATTCACAACGACTTGAAAAAGGTTTGCGTGCGCCTGAGGGTGCTCGAGGAGCAGCAACGTGTCAACGATAGTGAGCGAATGCTGCGCAATATGCGGATGTGAACAATTATTTTACGACCAATTATCAAATAAAGAAGAACAGTTTTGTTTTAGTGTGTAAATTAAAAAATGTGTTTTATTTCGATTCTACCTTGGAAAGTTGGGGTGATTGGGTCCGAACGTGCGGAGCTTCGGGTCGGGCTTGTGGTTCATTTGTATGCCACGTTCTCTCATTTCTTGTTCCTGGCGCGAGGTCATGCTGTTGAAGCCCTGTTGGTTCTCTGGCAGCTGGACCCCGTGCAGCGTGAGTGAGTAGGCCGCATCGGCGTTGCTGGTGAAGACGTCGGGTGGGCAAAGGTGTTGTATTTTGTCGACGGTGGCCCGTGTGATGGGCGAGGACGCTGAGAGGCAGTCGATTCTGAACGTGTAACTGTTGTCGGTCGGGTTAAAGCGGTCCACAATTGAGGCGCACATGCTGGACCTATCGTTGGGATTAATGTGGGTGACGCGGGTTACATTTTCGTTACCACATTCGCACTCCCCGGTGAGGAAGTTGGGCCGCACGTCCGGGTGCACATTGCGAACGGTTGTGCACACGTTGGGCAAACATTCGATTTGGTTGAACGGGTTCACCATCATCGGGTTGTTGTTAATGTCGAGCGCACCGCACTGCACGACAAAGCGCCTTGTGCCGTCTTCGAGCAGTTCGTCCCACGATTGTCGAAATATGTTGCGCGTAATGTCCACCGGTACGCCGAGTAGTCGATCTACCAAAACGTTTCTATCGATCTGGTCCGGGCGGATGAGATGGGCGTGCTGTCGTCCCGCAACCTGCACCATATTGGCAACGCCAGCGAACATTCTCGGGTCCTCGGGTATACAGTTCCACTGGTTGAGTTGAAAGAGCACGATGCTGGTATTTCGTGCGCACGACTGGGGGATGGAGTTGACCGTGCAATAGCCACCTTCGCTGAGCACGTCCCCGTTCACCACCACACGGTCCGTCTTGTCTACGAAAAAGTACTGTGCGGTTACATTATTGCAGACGATGCTGCAGTCAAAGTTTTGCTGCCTAACGGTGCCCACGAGTATGGGCGTCTGGAAGCACAACGTTTCCCCGTCCAAGGTGCCAAAATCGGCGTTGAGCTGAATGTTGGGCAGCAGCTCCAGTGGTACGAATTTGCGCCTCGAGAGCGTATCGTCGATGAGTTCACGCCGCTCGGAAACCGTGTTGGCGTAGGCCAACTGCTCGCGACGCATTATCACGGCCGCTTCGCCGAGTGGACCTGCAATGGCCAACACGATCAGAAGCACCACCAGTACCACGACCACTAACGGGAATATGGGTGGGATTTGCATCGTTCTTAGAGGTAAGAAACAATGTTGCTACAACTCTTGTTCATGTTTGCGCCCCTTGAGGCACTAGCGTTCGATAAACCGCACGTAGCTGTGGTCGAATCACCACCAGAAACCGTTTACATAAATGGATCCGTAAAGTTGCCGTACATCGAATGCACCTTTCTATCCAAACCTCCGGCCCACATGAGCTGGGTTAGCGAGAGACAGCGCGAGTGGCGTAAATTTAGATATCTCGACCAAGGTGGTAGCACCAGTCGTGAGTCCATAGCGATCATGGTTTCGCGCATGTTACTGCCCGAATATTGTGACGGTTGCCCCGATACGGGCAACATTTATCGCTGTGAAATTACCAGCCCCGGCCACGACCTGAGCGCCCATTCGTACCCAACCCGGGTTCACTGCAAAGATTGGAGCGAAAAATGGTGCACCGACTTTCTGCACGCAAAAATTGTATTGTTTTACAAGAGCATCTTCTCGCCCATCGGATCCACAGTTCGTCTACCGTGTAGAGTCGCTGGACGAGTGACGAAATACGCTTACCGCTGGTCGCGTGCTGAAGACGCCTGGCCACACGACATCGCGAGCCTGGACGAGCGAGATGGCACGCTTACGCTCACCGCCATAAACTGGTCACATTTGGGTGTGTACGTGTGTGAGTTGGTCGGTGAAAGTGGGGTGCTGCTCGATAGGGTGGAAACGTTCCTCTATCCCGTGCAGGTTACCAGTGCACAAGCATGAGCTCCCGGGCGCTACGGTCGAGAATCAGGAAGTTGAGTTTGTAAACAAGAAGCCGGCCCTGTTGTGCGCGCGCGCACAGTCATAAATCGAATACCTTTTTTATTGATATTATTATTGTTATTGTTGTTGTTATTATTTCTTTCCAGTTCCAATATACTTGAGAAAATAAAATAAAAAAAAAAAAACTCTATACACTTGTGGGTTTTATTGTCCCTGTTTGAAGCGATTTTTTTTTTATTATAAAGGGTATCGTAAATCACAGCCAGGTTGTTTTTCTTCCACGGTAAAGTTGGGCTCAGGGTGGACCGCGAGGTGGTAGCACCACTTGAGCATGTGCGGTGTCACCGGTCGTGCTGCAATTCCACCGTAAAATATTTCGCCCGCCCAGTTGAGGGTAGAGTTGCGCTGATCCCACTGCACGACGAGCATCAAACTGTTGTCCAGTGCGGCCCAGGGTGGTAATAGAAACTGGCACCGCAAATCGCCACTGGCGAGCACGAGTGTGAAGTGGGGTCCTACTAGGGAAACTTGTAACATCGTTGGGTTGCGGGCGGGTTAACAATGAAAGACGGGTGGTTTATAATTCCAAACTTTGAGATTTATTTGCAGTGAAATCGACTTCTATCGTGTACTTCATAGCGCGCTCAAACTTCTCGATTATCCTTAACGCTAGATCGCTATACTGCACGCCCGGCAGCTTCTCCAACTGGTACTCTAGTGGTGGATCGTACACATTTCCGCACTTGTAGGTGGTCTCTCGCCATACGCAGGAAAATTTTTTACTACCCCTGACGGTAACGCACAACCGTATCGTGTGGTCGAGCGGTATATCGTCCGGTAAAATGCCATCGACGGTCCATCTATCTTTATCGAACGGTATGGCGATATGGTGGGAGTGGTGCAGCGACTGCGACGGAATCTCCGTACTAAATACGCGAACTTCTACAGAGTACAACATTGTGTGAATACTGCTACGATTGGTGAGCGTGAATCGATTTATAGTACGATATTTTAAAGAGTAGCTGAACTTCACCGCAAACATGTACAGCTTTTCGGGTACATTTGTGCACGTTGGAGCTGAAAATCGTCGAACCATCTTTCGGTACCTGCGCCACCCGTTGACGAGATTTTTATACGTGGACCACCAGTTGGCGGTGCGGGGCTTCGTACAGTACGAAGCCTACAACATAAATAGCAGCTTTGGCAACGTAACGGCAGCGGGCCACGATTTGGCCCTAATGTCGCCAGCCGAGTGGGAGTGGCACGAAAATACGGTCCTCATCACGCCGCACGGTTTACCGAAAATGATCCCCTTCGAGCTGCCCCAAGAGCTGCTCGAGTACGGAGAAGTTACCTCATTGGCACCGGAAAAGTTTCTTCTAGTTTTACATTACGACATGGACCTGCGGTCCATCTCCATGCGAGTGGTGTGCGACGGTACAGAAGTGATGTACGAGAGTCGAGATTTGGAGTACTACTTTGGCTACTGTTTAAACATCGATGTGCGCTATCTAAGCGCGAAGCAACTGCTGGACCTGGTCGGCAAATGCTTCCCCGATGAGCTGCAATTTATGGAGGGTTTGGTGGAGAAATCGAGGGCAGTTTTAGAAAAATAAAACACTTGATGATGTAAACTAAAGTTGTTTGTTTATTTCTCTTCCCTTTCTTCCAAGCGAAAATGTTTGCTCAACAGCTCCCTAATCCACCCTCTTCATCCAAGCCCGACTTCATAGCAGCCTCGTTCAGTAGCTCAAGCCATAGATCGATGTAATCCCCACTGGTGGAACTGTAAAGGTTGTGCCCATCGATTGGCCTCAGCTGTGCGAAAAATTCCGGATGGTTAAGTGCTATATAGCGCATAAGGTGGGGTTTGCAATCGACAATACACTGGTACAGGTCGGGTTCCACGTTGGCCTCGAAACCAGCGACATAGCACGACAATCCGCGCTGTTCAATGTGCACCAAGGGCATGGTTCAATGACTCCACCGGTCTGCGGTGATAAGGATGGATTTGTATGTTCGTGATGCGGACTGCGCGGTCGTGTTTGGCCGTAATAACGCTCAATCTAACTGGTTTCACCTCGACACTTTGCCTATAAACGGGGAGGTTATGAATGTCGCTCGTAAAAACGATCCTCTCTTATGGTACGCCACAGTTCAGGAGAATTTTTATACCTTTCGACCGCTCACGGCGCTGGAACTGAGAGAAAAAGGTCGCTTTGACGGATTCTATCCACCAACTACGGACCACTGGGTTATCGAGTCGAGGTGCTTCGCAGCCAAGTTGTTGGAATCGCTGTTCAATGCTTGTCGCGTCGTATCCGCGAGAGGTACTGCGGGAGCAAATTATACGCGCCGCTAGTGCCCACAACTTGGTGTTACTTTCATGCGACCCGGACCTGGTTAACGAGTGCACAAATTTGCTGGTAGATTTGAAACTTTTTAGCACCATAGTTGACGCCCGACGCCTGCACGAAACTTGGATGGTATTGGTGAATAACGTTAGCCGATGTTGGTACCACTATACTGGAGACTTTGGCACTGCAATTCGTCAGCTCAACCATGTTACGGTCAACGGTCCGGTGGTGCTATTGCTCGATATTAAAAATCAACGCGATCTTGCAAAGATTCTGCTGGAACATTATTGGGAGGCTCGTATGGTGGTACTGCACCGAACTGGACAGGCTTGCAACTTGGGTCACTGTGTGAACGTCGACCTAAAGAGCGGCCAGTGTGTACGATTCGGCGGTGGTCTATCTGTGATAAACGCACCACACCGCGCTAATGTTGTGATGAAAAATGTGATCAAATATAATAATACCTGTTAGAGTTAGAAAATTTTTATTTTATTTCAACCAAAACCCAACCCCTTTAGCACCGCAAATGTGGGCCCCACAAAAGTGGACCCGTCTTGGTTGGGCTAACTTTTCCATATGGAGCCCAACATTTGGCGGCCCCACAAAAGTGGACCCGTTAAAGTCGTGCTAACAAATGAACATTTTTCATTTAATGGAGCCGCAGTCGGGGTTGAACTTGTGATGTTGGGGGGAATAAAAACTTCAATGAGTCATTGTTAATAAAACTTTTTATTTCAATCATTTTTAAAATATTCATCCAAGTCAATACGACGCGAAAGCCGACCGCCCTTCAAGTGGTAACTGAGGGGTGCACGGCAGAGTCTAGCTGGCGATTGAAACAGGCCCGCATCTATGGGCGGCCAAAAGAGTCTCCACACGTCGGTGACGGTGCTCACCACGTCCCGGTTGTTGCGTATAATCGATGTCATTTCGTTCATATAGGTTTCGTTGCAGCAGAGAGCGCGCACAAAGCACTCGGCAAACGAAATCGGTTCCGTGGGATTGGGTGGGGTGTCGATGATGCGCATCTTGGGCTTGCAATCGATTCCGCAGCAGTCGGCGTCGCAAAACAACCTGCACTCGGTGGTCCGCACCAGCTCGTGTAGTTCCTCCTCACCTTTGGGTAGCTGCATGGCGGCGAGGTAGAATCCGCGCAATTCGGCGCTCGAGTCCACCGGGAAGTTGGCCGGGTTGAGCCAAATGTGGATGCCGTCGTTGCCCGTGTGGTAAACTTTAATGTTTTCGGTACCGAAGAAGAACATTGAGGTGACCACGGACACGTTGAGCACAAAGTTGGCCAACTCGGGGTCGTCAGTTTTCAAATCGATATCAATCACCCACTCTCGGCAGCCCCGGTTCCCGCGGGTGTGCAGCCCACAAATGCCATAGCTCGACCGGATCGGGTCGGTGTTGTAGTGTACGGTCTCGATGAATTCACTCATTGTGTCGAATTCTTCCGGTGGCAACCACACCTTGTCGCTTAGCTGAAGGGCCCATTTGCGCTCCTCGGGCTTCTCGAAAGTGTTCCAAATGTCTTTAAGTTGGGATTCCTGTGGAAATAGAAAGGGAAGAAATGTTGTACGGTTTAGTGGTGCTCATACTGGTGCTCGTAATGATTCAGTTGATTTTAACTTCGGGTGCAAAATTTCTAGCCAAACACGCCCAAGAGTCGCGGGAACGGGCCGCACGAGCTCGGGGTGAATCGGTGCTGCCAGAGATTCATTTCGCCGGCTCTCAGCACGTAGATTGCCACAACACCAAATTACCGTGTATTGATAATGCGGACTGTCAACGTAACTGCGCTTTGACCAGAGACGGAGGAGTTTCATCGTGCATAGGCGGGTTCTGCAGCACGGATCATAAATCTATTCCCGAGAAGCGAAATTGTGTCGAAGAGCATGGAATTTTACGGGTATTCACTGCAGACGAATTCGTTATAAATCAATCCTGCCTTTCAACCTATCGCGACATTTTCACCGACGATAACAAACTGCAACCGTATGTGTGTACCGGCGGTCAATTGGAGATAAACTTGCTCGAGCAAGCGTTCACTCCGGACGCTTGTGTGTGCGGGACTGGTACAACGAAATACATTTACCGCCCGGGGCCGTATAATCGCCCCATTCCGGTGTGCTTGACCAAGCAGCAAGCTGCGCTGCTAGGACGAGTTTACGAGCGGGCGTAAAATGTGTCGAGTCTCGGTTGATATTGTGGTGCGGAACCTGCGCAAACGGCGCTTCTACCGGCGGAATTTTGTGCTACCAGAGGGGCACAGCGAGATCAGTTATATGGGTGCCTGTGAGTACGGAGTGTATTTGGTGTCACGAACGGGCCGGGCGGTGGTGACCGTTGACGGCCGGTTACTCGAGGACACCCTGGAGGGTTTCGGTCCGCTGCGGTTGGTCTCACGGTGCACCTGTTCCCCGCCATAAGCCTCACGATGTCGTCACCCCTTGTAATATTTTTAATTTTTATACTGACAATGTTAACGATAATGACCGCGATCACAATCTTCACCGTCAAGGGTGCCAAGCGTGAATGTGGGGACGACCATTTGCCGGACCTGTCCCCATTGAAGGAGCGCGTTACCGCCACGGAGCAACAGTTGAGCGACACGGAGCAGCGCATTGACGAGGTCGAACGGTCGGGTGTGGAAAATTTTAGCGCAATCGGCGAAACATTGGAGAATATATCGGGCGAGCTGGTGGAGCTGCAAAACTCGACCTCGTCAAAGTTTTACGAAATTGGCAACGAGCTGGTGAACCTGGATCTGCGCGTCCAGTCGCTAGAGTGAGTGCCGAAATTCAGTACCAGTGGTTTGACGGTAGCTGCAAGTAAGAGCCAACGATGCCCCAAACTTTACTATTTCTAATTCTACTACTACTGGTCACAATGGTGGCCGTGCTCATCATGCGCTACCCAGCCCAACCTCCCGAGTGCAAGTGCGAGGAGGGCTCGGGGGTGGACCTCACCAAACTCACGGCTAGAGTGGACGAGCTCGAGCAAAAGCTTGGCCCCATGAACACCACCTTGGGCAAACTGAACGACGACCTGTCGGAGCTGTCCAGCTCCAGTGATGATAAATTTTCATACATAAACGTTGCCATCAATGAGCTGGCCGACAGTTTCAAAACGATGGACCAACGCTTGAAGGTGCTGGAGGGAGAGTGATATATTTACTGCTGCAATAAAACGAGGTGTATAAATTTTATCATTTTTTATTATTTTTCTTGAAAAGAAAGAAATATAGGCTTAATCGGTGGGGACATTGGGGGAGTGGGGCGTGCGACAGGGAACATTTTTCGCACGCTGGATAGCCTTGGCAGGACACGCCGACCGGGTGCCTTCTCGGACAGTATTCGCAGAGCCCCATTGTTATGGCGATGGGGTTCGGTTTGTGGGTGGTCTGGCCCCTCATACAGCGCACGAACTCGTCTAGGTCTTCGTAGTGGGTTCCACAGGACTGGCAGATACCTCCGCAGTGGCTGAAGAGTGCATGGTAGCAGGGTCCGGGTGGGCAGAAACAGTCAGCGTTCATCGTGGACGTCGATCGTGAAGCGGACAAGTGGTCGAAATGATCGCGCGTCCATCGTTATATAGGTGGTGTTGTGGCGCCAGTAGGTGCTAGGTACGCGCTTCAGTTCCGACCGAGTTGGTTGTCGTGCACTATTACCCCAACACTTGTACGTTTTGTCCAGGTACGTTAGCCACGGCTGTTGGCAATAGACTCGTGTGCCGAAATAAATTAAAATGTAATGGTTAGCGTCGAGCACCGCTTGTGGTAATTCAATTTCACAAAACCAGTTCCGCTGCGCGACCCCACGCTCGATCCATGCCCGGTAAACCACCCGATGACTGTAACGATTGCGCACACTAAGCCCAAGATAAATACCCTCCGTTTCGGCGTCCACAGCGCGGTCTAACGCTTCCAGTCTCTGTTCGCAGTGAACCTCATTAAACTCGCGATACAAGTCGCGCACGAATTTAGTTAGCCGCTTTCGATTCATGCTGCTAGGTTCCAGCCGAGCCCCGAACCCAACCTTTATATACCCCGTTATCATGAGAGAATTCAAGTTCGGCTACATGCGGTACCTGTGCGCAGAGGATTGTGGAGTCAAAGTGAGCGGCCACACACTGCGGACGCTGCTCCAGGCGACGGGCCAAAGCGCAGATGGTGTGGAGGGTTTGGACGTGATATATGCATTAGCTGGCCAGATTAGCGCTGCCGTGGCGAAGCAAAATAAAAACAAACGGGAAAAGTTGTAATTATTGCGTGTGTTTTATTTTATTTTATTTTATTTTTCCTTTCAAATACAAATGTACATATATATATATATATCATTTATCTATTCGGTTCAAGTGGTACGCGTGTACAGCTCGACTCGTGCAGCAACTTTTTGTACTTGCTCAGGATGTTGTCCAAGTTGTCGAGCCGGGTGCACATGCGACAATACCTACATCTCAACGTTTGCCCCTCGAGTCTAACGTTGTCACGGGCCATTTCGCGACACCACTGGTCGCCCATCTTGGCCCGCAACGGATCCAGCGATTTCAACACCTTGCGATAATCTGCCATTTCGTTGAGGTTCATGGCGTGGTAGTACCGCCGATTTTCCCTCATCTTGCGCTCCATAACGTCCTGGTCGGCTTTACGAATCGCCGCCACCATACCTTCGTCTTCCGCCACCCAAAACATGTTGATGGTTTTGTGCGACTGTACGATGTAGAGTGCAGCCTGCGCTTCGGCGCACATAATTTGGCGTTGCATCTGGGCGTAATGTGGGTGTGTGGTTCGCACAACAAAGTGGGGTGAAGTGCGGCTCCAGGTCAGGCATGTCGTTTTACAGGCCATCGTTTTGCGCTTCTTGGGGCCGAACTGGGCGTTGTAGTGGTCCCACAAGCTGATGTTTTTTAGCGTCGAGGGTGATTTAATTTCGAGCACGACATTGTAGCGCACTCCACGTCTGGTTGCCGTGACGAAACCGTCGGGTGAAGCGACCATCGATCCGTGTCGGGACAGCATACCGCCCGGGTACAGGTTGATGTCCTCGACCTGGAGCCCGTACTTGGTGATGAGAATCCAGCGCAACATTTCCACGTTCGACGGGTCCTCCTTGAAGGCGGCTTCGCACAAGTGTCCATGTTGAATTTGACTTTTGCCCGAAATGTTAATCGAAGATCCGGCACGACCGGTGCTCGCGGTTATGCGGTCTATACGCATCATGTTCCACAGCGGGTTGGTATTTTGGCCGCGGGTGTGAATTTCAACCTCGCGCCGCTCGATGTCCGTCAGGCGCACCCCATTGAAGGTTCTTTGTTGAAAGGTTTCAAAGTTTATAATTTGATGGGGTATAGGTAGAGTGTGGCTCTCAGTTGACAGGGCCCAGGGCGGTCCGTTGTTGGGTGGCGTAGACGAAACTCCTCTCTGCTCGCTCGAGTGAGACATGGCGGACGTAGCACAACAGGACCACGAAGAGGACGGTACACAGCACTATAATGGTGAGCCCAACGTCCACCATGACCATTTAAGTATGTTGCGACGTATATTCGGTGGTGGTGGTGTGTCCAAAAATCGCACCTTAAAGCAGCGGTCCGCGGGCCTTAGCCCGGCTGAAAAGCTGCGGTACCCGCGTATGGTAGCTAGGCGTAACAATGTATCCCTGCGAAAATTTGCCATGAGCGCCAACTCGCAGCGCTTGCTCGAGTGGATCGTAAAGGCTAACCATATACCCGATCAAATTAAAAATGAAATCAAGTCGTTGGTGGAACGGCTTTTGCGGTCACCGAGCGAGGAAAATCTCATCCACCTGCAAATAATGCTGAACGTTTTGGTTCACACGTTGGAGCGGTTTGAAACTCGAAAAACTCAGTACCGTTTCGTGATACAAGTTCTGCGCAGCGGTATGAATATGGCCCTCGAGGGTAAATATGCGGGCAACGAAAAGCTGCAGATTCTGCACGAGGTGTTGGTGGAGGAGTCGGACAATTTGGAGGATAATTCGTTTGCGATGCTGAAAATGTTTATACACGACTTTAACACACTGGATCCGGAAGAGTTGAGCTTCAAAGAGACCAATCCGCTGGTGGATCTAGCGATAAAATTCGTATCCAAAGCGGCCGTCCAGGTGCTCTTCGGTACCGCGAACAAGCGTGAATCGAAGGCGGTCCCGTTCCGCGGTGGCATTGTGCCGCATTGGCCACCGCCGCCACCAAGTGTACCCAGTAAGCCGCCAGAATGTACAACTTCAACTTTAACGTCGTAAACTGTCGCTACAGTGAGGGTAGTGTCCGTTCGCTCGAGGCGTTCGGACCACTCGAGGATCAGGTTGACCTCGCGGTAATTTCCGTACCGGTTTCTATGAGCGCCGACATCATGAAGAAGTGCGTGGAAACGCTGAAGCATGTGCAGCTAGACCGCACCATCCAGACGGGGACACCGCCCGTTGACTCCATGTTTGATCTCATTAGATCCTCATCGAACGGCGGCCAAATGTTTGAAATGATACGCCAATTCTTCAACAGCGACTCGATATCACCACTGGTGAACGGGGTCGGGATAATGCAAAAGTACAAAGATTGCATCTCGGACCTCTACCCCCGGGCCTCCACATTCCGCTGCGTTAAACACTTGCCGAGGGAGGTGCTGCGCGTAGACTGCCCCGAGTGCTGCGTACGGTACCTTTCGGCGCTGTCGGAAACGATGGGCAACTCTCTGTACCACGGCAATTACAGCCTGTTTGCTGACATTGGAGCCGCGCTGGTCATCAATGCGGCGCTCGAGTGTTGCACGGAACCCGTGGACATTGTGCAGTCGATCAAGGACGACATTTTCTACCTGGTGATGGAAAACGCAATCACGTACAAGAGCTCCCACCGCTGGAACTGGGAAGTTGAACCGCTTGGGTCGCTCGTGAATGAATTGCGTTTAAACATGCGCAAGAACGTCATGTACAGCGTCAACCGGCCCTGGTTCAACGAGCTCAACATGGTCGTGAGCTCCAACGTCAATACGGACCGCTTCAAGGTTTACAACGTTATTAAAAGTCGTCTGGCCCGGCACAAGTCGTCCCACAGGACCAGCTCGCAGCAAACGTACGAAATGATGGCGGTGATGCACAGCGCAATCTGCAAGGCGTACACGCTGCACAACCCCAGAAATGAGGACCACCACAGCATGATAGAGTTGTACTCGATGTTAAACAACGACAAGCTAGAGCGCTGGATGCAAACCAAACGTACCCCGAAAGAAATGCTAAATATTGTGCTTGAGTTGCGCCACATGTTGCTCTATAGGCGCATAACGAACAATTTCCAAGATCATAACGCGGTACTCGAATTTGTGCAGCGATACAACCTCACCAATTTGATCCAAAAACCGTTACTCGTTGTCGACTAATAATAATAATAGTAATAATAATAGTAATAATAATAAAAATAAAAATAAAAATAAAACGTACATTGTTACTTGAAAAGAAACGATAGACTTGTTTTATTTGCGGTTAAAATTTAAACTTTTTGGTGGAGCTGGGACTGCAGTTGTCATCAACGATGGGGCGCTTGACAGCGACCTTACGCTCCTCCGGTGGTGGATTCATAACGGTGCAAAACGATTCCTCTGAACTTTCGTAGCGGCCCGAAATGGCAATGAAGGTGTACGAGGAGCCGGTGTCGTTGAAGTAAACGTTGAAGTAGCTGTTTTCGGTGGAGGTGTAGTCGCTTAGCCGCTCGATGTAGTTTTTGAAAACGTTTGGATTCTTTTCGTTGTTATAGATGGACAGTGACCACTGGCGTTTGGCGTACGGGAAGGAACAGATGCCCCTCATGATGCCGCCCTCCTCGGTGAGGAACACCTTTACTTGCTTGACGTTGAAGATGTGCAGGTCGTATCCGCGGGTGAGGGAATGAAATTTAAGAGGGGTAAATGTAGCCTTCGTCAAAAGCGTCTGCTCCTTCGAGCTAAGCGTGCACGTGTTGGCCTCGAGCAGGTCGTTCAGGGTGTCGTAGAACTTGATGTTGCTCGTAGACAACATGTATACGGTGGTTAAATTTCTCGTCTCATCGATGCGCTCAAAGCGGTAACTGCGTGAATTTACGCGCACATCATACAACACGGTCCAGTTGAGCCTGGACTTGGCCCGGTCGTGCACAACTTGCATCAAATTGTGCTCCGATTCAAATTCCCGCTGCACTCGAACCTCCACCGTACATACGTTCACATCGAGAGTCAAAACTTCCAGTAACATCATGAACGTTTTGTCCCTGCCCGAGTACGTAAAGTGCACAACGCGACCGAGCAAATTACCCATCGCAATTTTCTCTACAAACGGTGAAACGTACCTGTTTTCGACAATAGTGGACTTTTTCGCCTCCACGATACGGTTCACCATCATAAAGTTGTTGCGCTCGGTTTTGATCACCACCGAGTAAGCGCCATTAACCTCCAGTTCCTCCGGTTGGTCGTAAAAGGCCCACGAAGTTTTTTCACCCTCGCGAAAGGTAACCTTCTGCTCACCATCGACATCATCCTCGTCGGCGGTGATTTTGGTGACCGAAGTCACCACGACAATACGCTCCTTCTGCGGCTTGGGCTGGACCCGGGGCTGCAGTTGGCTAGTTGACGGAACATCGGCACTTTGAACGGGAGCTGGGGTCGTCGAAGAAGTTGGGCCCGCCTCGGTTGGACCATTTTCGTTGGCACAAGTGGCCAAAGTGTTCTTCAGAAAGGCTTCCATTTCGATACGGTTTAACTGTTGAGTATACACTGAATGATGGATGGTTGGTTAAACTGGCGCGGGGTATATATAGCGCCAAATGTAATTTCGGTGCACAACCAGGACCGCGAGTCTAGCTGGGCTCAATTTTTCACCGAACTCGGAAAGGTGGACCTGAACCGTACATTTAGGCTGGGCTTGACCGTATCCGACGTGGAAAATTTTGACTACCATCAGCCGCTATTTATCAACACGAAAACCGGCACCGTCAGTAGTATAGCACCGGTCGAGAGTGCGGTGCGTAACATTCAGCGAGCTAAAACTTACCGCCCACCGGTGGTTGTACCGATAAATACGCTCCAGTTGCTGCTCATCTATTTACTAGTGACCATCGCGCTTGGCCTCTCGTACCAGTACCTAGCCGCAGCAGATTACTATGAATATAACCGCCCTGGTGGATCACGATAGCGCGTACCAGTTGGTGCGCGAATACAGCTCGCCAACTGGGCCCGAATCGTTTACGCAGCACCTGAAGTTGGACGGTGATACGAGCAAGAAATTCTTCACCTTTCTACAGATGTTGGCCCAGCGCGCTCAAACTTCAAACCCACAAACGGTGGACCGGGGCACCGACTTCATCCAACTTTTGAACAAGGGTGTGGATGCGTTAACCGAAAAGGAGTTGGGGGACAACCTGGACAACCTGAAGCTGCTGCTGGAGTCGCGCAAATATGTGGGAATCGTGGTGGTGGAACCGAACGTGCCCGCACGTAAACACTCGAGCAATTACGTGGTGCTGCCGGCGCTGGACTTTATGGACACGAATTACGTTTCCACCGTATTGAGTGCCATTCACTCGGACAACTTTTGTACCCAAAGCTATAACCGCATGTTGAACCACCGGTCGTGCGGTGAAGCTGCCGTCTGGGAAATGGTACAAAATAGGCGCAGCTTTGCGGCCAAACACGTCTTCTCGGGCAACGTTAAGCAGCAGTCAACGTGGGCACCGCTGACCGGTAAACATGGAGCGAACGTTGCAGTGGCATCGCAAGGTGCACTTGAGCGGTGTTTGGGCCGAAAGATTGAATTTGCAACCGCCATCATCCATCGCCATCCGAGCCTCACCCCGACCAATTCGGCCGTGTGCTACCTGGACCTGGAGGAGTACGCCGACCGGGCAAAACGCCACCTAAACTCACCGGCCGCAGCCGTGGGAACTGGTGTGTTCGAGGGTATGCATGCGGACCTGGACGGTGACCGGACCACGGTAACCATCGTGCCACTGGAGCCATTACTGCACGCCGAACAGTGTCTCTATTTGCAACCGTCGGGCCAAATGGTAGTGTTTGGCAACCAAACCCGGCTCACCATGATGCCACAACAAGTTTTCTACATTTACCGCGATTGGGACCAGTTGAGAGCCAAGTTGGGCTCCATATCGCCCCAAATTGTAAACATTTTCGAAAACTACACCGATGGACCGTACACCAAGCGCGTGCGAGAGTGGTTCATGCTGGTGGCGCTGCACTTTGGTTCCCGTGTCAGTGCGGCCCTGTTTCGTTGGGTCATGGACTACATAGCCAACTGCAATATGGTGCTCACGAAGGAGGAGCTGAACGAGCTGGTCGGAACCCCGGACGAGATGGCAAAATCGGGCGTAATCCAGCGCGGTTTGCTGGACCTCACGCTCGAGTCTAGAAAGCGGCCCGCGAGTTATTACGAGCTGGCACTAAAAGCCTCGCAAACCCACGCCGGTTACGTTAACTCGCGCCACCAAGTGCAAAGTTGCGGCTTGCAGGTGTACTCTTTCAGCACGGCGTTGGGCAATATGGCACTGAACGGATCATATCAAATAATAAGCGGACATGGAAATCGTGTAGTGGGCCATATGGCGCATATGCACGAGAGTTTAGTATTTCAAACCAAGGCCGTAAAGTTGGCCTTTGAAATTGCAATGGGGGACGATACAGAGTACGAGCCCGTGCACACTGAGCGGTTGTGCTCTCCGGAACCATCGGAATGGTTCGCATCCAATACTGCATCCTCTCACCCGCGCACAGAAAAATTATCGCCCGTGGGGTGTGCGTCGAGGAGTGGTGCTACCACCGTGTTCGAAAGCTGGGGAACGTACTCTGCCTTGAAGTCACCGGAATTCCAGTCGGGACCAGCGTCGCCATACGCACCAACGAGTCCAACCGTTACGTTATAGCGGGCGGCGTAATTTCCATGACAAACTTTTCGCTCGAGTACGAGTTCATGAAGCCGCACGACCTCATCAGACTGCGCAGGTACGAGGGCACAATTCGCATGTATTTCCCGCCCCGGGCGCTCATCGAGGACCTGTTCATCTACACGCTACCGACGGTACGTGAGGGCGAGAGTTTGCAGCTGTTGGGAAATTTTAACTTGTAAAATAAAACACCGCCGCTAGAATAAAGTTTACACTTGAGGTTTATTACACACTGGTTTTCGTTTTCTTTGGGGGTAGAAAATAAACTCAACCTTTTCCGGCTGAATTGTGCGCAAAATCACGGTGGACCGTGAGCACCCGTGGTGGTAATAGGCGTAAAATTTCGTTACATCCGAACCGAGCTCCACCACCTGATGGAAGTCGGCCTCGAACTTGTACACTTCGCCGTTGATGTCGAGTGCGTGGTTCGGTGGTGCTTGGGCAAAAATTTCCATCCTCAACCCGTCGGCTTCTGGCAGGTCGATGTGGCCCGAGGCCCGGTCGTACGTTCGTACGAAACGCGTTAAACCGGTGGTGGCATCCGCCAGTGTTAACGTTATGGTATACATCTCCACCGGTCGTCCACCAAGTTGTGCTGCTTTACTATATATATATATATATATAAAAAAAAAAAAAATAACTTCTATAAACATGTACCAATACTAAGAAAATTGAAAGTCGAAAGCCAACTCTTGGCGGTCGACCGGGGTTGGGTTGAAAAATTTTTGTAAAATTTTAAAAATTTAAAACCAAAAAGTTCAACCACCACCGGGTGGCGCTGTGGTGAGCACAATTTGTCACACACCACCGATCGGGTACCAAAAGTTGTCGAGCGTTAAGGTAATTTTGGGGATTCGCGACGAAATGTTAGCACCGTATACGGAGGGTCCACTTTCGTGGGGCCGTAGTTGGTGGTGCTAACATTTAAAGTTGCTTGGTTTAGCTACAAATGTTAGCACCACAAATGTTGGGTCCACTTTCGTGGGGCCGTCGTTGGTGGTGCTAACATTTAAAGTTGCTTGGTTTAGCTACAAATGTTAGCACCACAAATGTTGGGTCCACTTTCGTGGGGCCGTAGTTGGTGGTGCTAACATTTAAAGTTGCTTGGTTTAGCTACAAATGTTAGCACCACAAATGTTGGGTCCACTTTCGTGGGGCCGTAGTTGGTGGTGCTAGCATTTAAGGCCACTTGAGCGTAAAATGTGAGCACAACCGACATCGGGTCCACTTTCGCGGGGCCGTCGTTAGTCGTGCTAGCATTCAATTGCGCTAGAGTATGAGAAAAAAAAGCAAGATAGAGATAAGATTATGTGAGCCGTACCGGTGAGCTGGGGTGGTGGTGCCAACATTTAGCTTTAGCTGAATAAACGGAGCTCGGCACCACCCGCTCGTGGTACGATTTGTACAAGCAGAAGTTCACCACTGGCATGCGCAGTGGTGCTCACTTTAGCTACCGCAAAAATCGTGCAGTTTTCGAGCACTCTATAGTGCTCGACTTTTCGAGGTTTGGGCCGGCTTCGGTTGAAAAATTTTTACATTTTGTAAAATAAAGAAACCCATGTACCGCAACCCAAGTTGGTACACCAGTGGTGGTGCAATTTTACACTTTTGCATGAAATGTGCAGATGGTGTGCAGAATGTGGTGGTGGTAACATTTTGATTTTTTTTATAAAAATGAGCCCGGGTTGGAGGTGGAGTGGTGATGGGATGTAAAAGTTGTGGTGCAAAATTTTTCGCGTCCGACTTTGAAAAATGGTCCGAAAAGTCGAGCTGTTGAGTTCGAGTACTTGTGCTCGAATTTGGCACACTGTCAAAGTGAGCCGAAGTGCACCTCACAGCAGTGCCTTTTTTTTTTTATATTATTATTTCAAGTGGGTCGGTGATATCATCATAGTGAGTTAAAGACGGTAGGGGTTTAGTTTGCAGGTGAAGAGTATTTTATTTAGCCGTTCTTTTACAGTATATAACGCACTTGGTTATAGGGAATATTGCACGTGGTGATCTTGTATCCGCCCTCCACCTCATCGCACGGTTTGTTGATGTCCGCAAATTGAACGCTATTCTTCGCGACGTGGTCCGTGGAGAACCAGATATCAATCTTCTTCTCCTTGGTTTGGGCAATGGGAATGGGGCTCTGTAGGAACTGGGTTGGCCTCATGATGTCGATATCAAAATCGCCGTCTTCGTCCAGCTCAACCAAGCGGTCCCAGGCCAGTTTGACGAGCTCGAGTTTGGGCTGGGGTAGCGGCATATCAGAGTTGACAAGCAGTTTAAAGTTGAGCATTTTATAATCGCAGCTGTGGCCGATGGGGAAGTTGAGCACGGTGGTGATGGTCTCCATATTGGTGATCTTGACGAATTCGGCCACAGCTTCACGGTACGTGTCCAGTTCGAAAAGGTTGCCCAGGTCGAAGATCAGGCCACAAATGTCGTTGTAAGTCGGTGGCAGTAGCTGCAGCAAATGGTGCAGGAACGGGTTCAACTCGTACACGAATGAAACGTTTTGCGATGCATAAATTACACCTTCGGTCGACTTGATACCGAAGGTGGTCCGGTCCAGGTCACTCACGTCCAACTCGATGTGGTAGCGGGAATGTATGCAGTCCTCCGGGGAAATGATGATCTCGCTCATCTTCTTCTTTGCGTTTCCACCATCCTCGCTCTTAATCGGGACAATTTGCTCAATATACAGCAACATCGGCATCTTGAAGCGAGTTGTGGTTAGTTTGGTTTAGATTTGGTTACAGTGAAGTGAAACACTTTGTGATATCGAATGAGCGAAATTTTAACCCTTTTATACTACAAAATGGACACTGGTAATGCGCAATTGCATCGGGCAGATAAGATTAAACGTTTATGTGGTGAGGTGGAGTGGTGCTCCAGATTAGATTAAATGTGGGGTGATGTGGTGAGCTGAACCGGAGCTCCATATAGATTAGATTGGGTAAATGTGGTGAGCTGGAGTGGTGCTCCAGATTAGATTAAATGTGGGGTGATGTGGTGAGCTGAACCGGGGCTCCATATAGATTAGATTGGGTAAATGTGGTGAGCTGGGGATTAAATGTGGGGTGATGTGGTGAGCTGGAGTGGTGCTCCAGATTAGATTGTGGGCCGTGGTTGAAGGTGGACCGGTGCTGTGAGCTGGACCGAGATTAGATTGGGTAAATGTGGTGAGCTGGACCTGAGCTCCAGATTAGATTAAACGTGGGCCCGGGTTGAAGGTGGACCGGTGCTGCGCAATTTACCGTTATCACAAAGTGGCGCATTAAGGTGAACAAAGGGGCATTGTTTGTGGGGAAATTTTCGGCTATCTTGATTTACACAATGAGACCATTGTTATTTACGATGGGTGAATAATATTTTATTGCTTCAAAAAAAAAAAACACTTTGATGTGCGTCAATGCTCCATATCCTGCTCCATATTCCGCTCCTCGACCACCAGATCTTGCATCAAAAGGTTTTCAACTTGTTTGGCGCTCACCATGAGGTGCGATTCCATCGGTTTGCCCACCAATTGGGCGAGCTCTACTACGCGAGGGAAGGCCCAGTTGGGGTTGAAGTTGGCCACGACGTCTTGGTAGGAAATGTAGGTCCCGTTCCACGCGCGCACGTAATATTTTACTCCCCTGTGCAGTATAATGTACTGATCGAGGACCAGCTTCGCCGGGCTGGAGCTCGAAACTTTGTAGTTGAAATTTTTGTAAAAAATCATGGCGTTCTTCCAGCGCAATTTGTTGCATACTAGAGGGGCAAATTGAACTCTATATATACGCGTTTGGCGAACGGGGATCATTTTTGTTTTGTTTAGTTGTTATTTTTGTATTATTATTATAATTTTCATATTCATTCATTCGTCTACGGCAAACTTGGCACATACGAGCGCAAAATATGCCACCTCGCGGGACTCAAGTGGTGCTAGATTATGGCGGGGTGATAAAATTTTTTAAACCAGCACCAGTGGTGAGTTGAGTGCGGTGTAGTACGGTCACGGCCGTGAATTCAACGCAAGATGGCACTGGACTTTCGGATAGCGTACGGAGAATTGGAGGTGAGTTTGATAAAAAAAATAAACTTTATTCAGACGCGGTAGACTTTAAAGTTGAGCTCGGCTGGGGTTCGGTATTCGTGGACAATAATTGTGACGAGGTCCGCGTGATGGATTCCAAGCTCTCGGCACTCTGTACCGTCGTGTGCAAAGGGGCCGTAATTGCTGCGATAGGTGTGCACGTCCGCACCGTCGATACCGCTCACTTGAAGCTCACACCTTGAGTCACCACCGAAGGCGATGCCTAGAAATGCCTCCTCGGAAAGTGATGGTAGTGGTATGCACCCGAACCCTCCATTGTATAGCTCGGGTTCGCGATGCTCGAAGAACACTTCGCCCGTCTCGGGGTTGTAAAGTTTTACATGGAGAAAGAACATGGTAGATGACCGGAGAAAAAACGCTTATACCTGTACCGTTCTTTTGATGTATATATACATTTTTTTTTTATTTGAACCAATCTATACCCAAATTGCCGCTGTACCCGATGAATTCGGTGCACGAGTGGTCCCTGGGGCGGTGTAACGTTCTTTGAACGCAATTTTACAAAGTCCGGGTGCGACTATGGCCGCTATATGCGCATTTGTACCCGGATGTAGATTAGATAACATTGTGTGGTCTACGTGACCACGACCGCGAGCCCAGGTGGTGCTGCGCGATAACAAAACAATAAAGATTGGGTGCACTTTGAGCCCGTAGATTAGATTGTGGGGTGCACTGCGCAGTACGGTGGTGCTATAAATGGTGGTAGCACCGGTCGTAGCACCACATTACCCAACAAAATGACAATCGGAGAGGTTTACCGTGCAAGTTTCCGCCGTGGTCAAGAGGACGGCAACCGGCGTAAAGTTCTGGACCGCGATAGCCGTGATATGCGTGAGCTGCCCTGCACCTTCTTTGGCCCGGGCGACTGGAGCTTCGTGCCGGAAAATGTGCCCGTGAACCGCTTGGTGGAGGAGTTTGCCAACCGCTATTGGACCTTTTCACCGCACGACCGTGACGAGTTGGTGAAGCACATTTTGGAGGAGATTGGCGCTTGTCCGGCGGCCGAGTTGCGCTCTCGGTTGGACACGTACTTTGGTTTTCCGGACACCGAGCTGCGCAGAGTGTTTGCCCAGGCCCGTGACGCGATGGTGGAGGTTTGGAAGCCGCGCTGCAAGCTGAGTCGCTTTGAGATGTGGGAAATGTTGCACCGGTTGGAGGGCCTGTTCGAGAATGTGCACCTGTACATAATGACGATGAAGCTGCACTGCGAGTTGGAGTGGGGCGGAGCGGATTTCGAGTATACGGATGAGCGTAAGGTGTACGAGTGGTCGGTGGGTGATGCGGAGCTTGGTGCGCTGAAGGTGTGGGATTTCAACCCGGGCCGCGTGGGGAGCACCAAGGTCGATGAGCAGAAGGTGGACGAGGACGAGTCGTTTGTCAGGTCCATCGATGTGGAGCGCCAGTTGAAGGTGTATAAAATTTTGCAGAAAACGTTTGAAAACCGACCCAACAACCGGCCGGTGGCGACGATTAAGCCCCGCATGTGCCACGAGCTGCGCGACCAGAACCCGGAGCAGGTCCGGACTCAAAATCAAGTGGTTGTACTGGAGGATGACGACGCCGGTAACGATAGCGACGTGACTCTGTACCGTGGCGCTTCACCAGTGCGATCCCGACCCTCTTCACCGGAGTATTACGACTCGGACGAGAATCGGGCGTGGCAAGAGCGTCTGATTGAGCAAAGTCGCCGTGATCAAAGGGCCCGTGAACGCAGACAGCAGCAGCAGCACCGGTCCCGTGGTGCCCGTAGTCGTAGCCGTAGAAATTATTAGATTAAAAAAAAAAGTTGCAATAAAATGTATATATAAAAAAAACCTCTACCTCTTTACCTCTCCTCTGCAAAATATCACACTATACTTGCACGAGTGGTGCCCAAGGTGGTCCGGGTACACTTTGTTCCAGGATGTGCCGTGTGATTAGATAAGGGGTGATTGGGCGCACGTTTGACCGTCAAATGTCACCTTGGCGAGCGACCCCTGGATCCACCTCGGACGATAACGGTATCTTTATTGTTTTTTTTTATTGTTTTTTTTTTTTGTTATCGTTATCGTAAATGGGGTCGACCCGGAGGTGGAGTGGTGCGACTTTGGCACTTGAGCTGCCGTATCTGGACTTGGAGCTGGGGTGGTGGGACTTGGGATTGAAAATGTGATGATAAATAATAAATAAAATATGCGTCTTGGTTTACGGTTGTACGGGCAATTTTATTGGTGTGCACGAGGTACAAATTTGAAAGTGGACCCGTACGAGCGGTACGATGTCGAGTATCGGGAGCGGGTGGTTGTCGAGCAGCAGTTGTAGGCGCATCTGGCCCGTAGGGAAGTTGAGCAAACGGTCAAACTCTGCGGTGGCGATGAGCGAGACCATCTTGTTGGGGTGTAGCAGCGCGAAGGCGGGAACGTGTTCGGGTGCGTCGATACCAACGGGGCCCCTATGCACCATAACCCGGTGATTCATGCGGGGCAGCGAGTGGAGCGATTTGTACGAGAACCGGCTGCACACCTCACCGTCCGGGCGCAAATGTATGACCGCACCGGCCGGATACACGAAGACGGCTATCCGCCTGCGAAGCAGTTCCGAGTAACCGGCAAACTGTTGTCCGTCTAATCTCGATAAACCGACCATTGTGATGCGAAGTGGAGTGGACGGCCGACCGGTGCTACCACCCATATTTATAGGGGGCCCGGGTAGCGGTTTATCTAATCAGGTGTAGCACCTGTTGTGCGCACAATGGTGCTGCATTTTTTCCTCAAGGAAAAAATGCAAGCTTATCTTCAAAATGACCTGATACCGATAGATTAGTACGGGGCGGGTACGATTTCGTATACTTTCAGCGCCCGCAAGCATTCGATCGAATTAATCAACTTCAGATACTACGATAAGATTACTAGATTTCCTGGAGGAAAAAATGGTATATATGAGACCACCGGGCGGTGGACTGCACCAGAAAATCGCTAGTAATGAACAGTCCGCGAGGAGAAAGTATTTTAACGGATCCCAATGTTGTGCCACCGTCCCCGTTGAGCCAGCCGCCGCAGCCCCAGGATGACTCGGAGCTGCAAAATTTGCACCGCCAGTTGGAGCAGCAGTTGGAGCAGTTTGGGTTGAATCGGCAGCAGCAGCAGCAGCCGGATCAACAGCACCAGGATGGAACCATTATCGACTTTGAAAATATGGGCACCGTGGAACCCTTGCCCATCTTCAACGAGGACGGAAAACTGTCGGACATGTCGGTGTCGGACCTGTTGGACGAATTTGTTTCGGTGGACGGGGGCCAAAGTGAGCTTGACCGTGCGGCCGCCGACGCTGAGATTCGGGACAATGTGTTGAACAGTCGCAAATTGGTTGAAGATTCCCAGGTCGAGGTGGATCGAATTAAAGCGGAGGCGCACGCACGAGCCGGAGAAATTGTCGCTGAGGCTGAGCGTAAAGCGGCTGAAATTATGAACCAAACGCGGAGGACCAACGAGGAATCTAAACGTTTGGCGGAGCAAGTTAAAGCCGAAGAGGAGAGCGTGCGCCGCAACTTGGCCAAGCTGGAGCGGTTTGAGGAGCGGTTGATGGCGTTCAAGGTGGAGCGGAAAAATTTCAACGCGTCGGTACTTCGCTACGAACAGGACAGGAAGGCGCTGGAGGTGGAGCGACAGGCGCTGCTCAAGGCTGAGGAATCGTACAGGGAGCGCGAAAAGGGGTTTAAAGTTCGCGAGATGAAGTTTGCGCTGGCCGGCAACTGGAGCGAGAAAGTGCCGGTTGAAAACCAGCTGGACAATATAATGAACCAAATTAAATCGTCGTATGCGGCGCTCAAGGACGAGCGGCTAAAGTTTGTCAAACAGATGAAGGAGTCGCAGCAGTTCAAGGAGGACGCCATCCGATCCAACGAGGAGACTAAAATTTTGAAGGGTGAAATTGAAAAATTGTACACGCTGCTGCGCAACTGCAACGTGAACGAAATTGAGACGCTGATTAAAAATTCTATAATTAGAGCCAAAAGTATCCAGGCCGATTTCGCCAAACAGAACCTGACTACGCGCGAAACTAACCTTGCTAATGCGCGTCTCGCGCTCGAAAAGTCGTCCGAGGATTTGCAGAAGAAAATTAACAGTTACCGCGCCATGGAAGCCGAACGCGATCAACTTCAAAACGCTATCGAATTGCTGAAGGCGCAACACCAGGTGCTGCTGGTCACATGTGCGACAGTGAGTGAACAAATTGAGCAACAACGCAGCAGCGCAAGGGTATATAGTATCGACCAGAGTGCCGCGAGCGTCAGTGAGCCCAAGCGCGCCGACGAGTCCGGAGTTTTTATGGGTGAAGATAATGAAAAAATGTTTGTTTTGGTGAACCAAAGTGATGTGAAGAAGAACTTGAGCGCCGACGCTAGCGCTATTCGCCGCAGACTGAACGATATCAAATCGCGACGCTATGTGTCGGTTGCCATCTTCGAGATAGACCAGTGGCGTTCACTTGGACGGGTATCTCTGCGCGAAATTAACCGCAAAATGGGTGAACATTTGGTCAAACCGCACTCGAACAACTGTTACGTTTCGGTGATCGATGGCCAGACGGCGTACTTCCTGAGTGTGGGTACAATTTCGCAGTATATCGACCAAATTTGCGCTTGTATGGACCGGTGCGGGTACGTGCTCAATAAAAACTTTAAAAGTTTTATATCCGGAACGATTGCACCGCTGCCGCCCAATTCGGACAACAATGGACCGGCGAGCGGAATGGGACCCCAAGGATGGCAGGACTTTTACACTGGATATTCGGACGGAATGCGGTACCAAATTTTGAATCTACGCTGCGAACGCCAGGAAACTTTGGAGCTTTCGGCCGTGCTGACGTACGCGCTCCGGGCAAACGTCTTTGGATCGGTGAATGTGTGCATACAATCGCTTGCCGAGCACGATTACAACCGGTGTGGTGAATTGTTGGAAACTTTGCGCAAAATGCACATCAACGGCGCTCTGCAGACCGTCTACAGTGGAACCCAGAATGAAAGTGAAAAGCTGAACGTTGCCAACCTTGCGCCCGAGAAGGAGCCCAACTTGTCGTTCAACCCCAACACACTGGAAACGATTATGGGTTCGAAGATTATGCGCCGTATGGACCCGGCCCAGCAGACGACGTGCGCCGAACTGTGCTTCGCCATTCGTGCCGTAAATGACAAGTATGCCAAAGGTGTCTCGCAAATGTGCCGCTTCCAGGCCCGGCCCAACAACATCGTCAACGTGGTCTCCTTTGGCCGCAACATGCAGACTGTCAACATGAACATGCAGCTGCGGGACATTGATGTGGAAACTTTCCGCAAGGTGTTGGAGAATTTGTGCACGGGCTACAACGAATCGGCCCTCCTCTTGCGCAACGACAATATAACCAACGCGACGTTCTTCATGGTGAGCTACAAACATGTGGAGGACGTGGTTAAAGTTGAGCACGACGCTCTGATGGCCGTGTACGTGGCCGACATGGAAAAGGTTGGCAAGCCAAAGGGTTTAACGTTGGAGGATGTGCGGAAAAAACATGGTGTTCGCATCACCAAGGCCAAACTTGTGCCGAACCGGCAGCAGCTGCGGGAGAGTTACGAGCGGCGAATGTTCCAGTATCAACAGGATTTGGCGCTGCACCAGGAGAATTCGATGAACGAGATGCCAATTTTGCCACCTTCGTTTCCGGACGTGGGGGATGTGTACACGACCGTTTGGGTCGCCACGAACGTTGGCTGTGAGGCGTGGACCAACGAAATTAAAGCGAAGGCTGCACCAAACAGTCGACAGATTGTAATTGAGGTCGAGTACGGCGCCCAGCGTAGCACTCTTCCCTTCAACCTCGTGGTGCAGAGCGTGTTTGCTGCGGTTCACGGTGGACTCAACCCCGGCTTTATGAGCGGACACCGGGACCTGTTGAGAATTTTAAAAATCGAGCAAGTGTTTACCGATCCCATTTCGGACAACGTTACGTACACCATTACGGATAGCATTGTGACGCGGGTGCACGTATTCACCGACTCTGGGCTCAATAATATGCGCGCGGTTGTGCCCTCCGAGTATCCGGAAACGTTTACGATGATGTTGGCGCGCCGCAAATCCCAGTACATGATCGAGGAGTCTATCAGGCTTTCCAAGTCGGGAATGGGGTCGGGCTCGGGCGACAAGGCTATCGTTATTCGTGCGCAAGATTTACCCCCCGATGAGTACAAGGATTTGCTCAAGGAGTACGAAATTCGCAATCGTGGAAACCCCGACTGTCCACGGCACATGTACGGACCGTACGAGGACTACGATGAGGATATTATGCGCCGTAAAACTACGCTGAGCGATTACAATTTGACTGCGGAAGATTTGCGCGGGATTGCGGGTTCTTCGGATATTGGCGATGCGGGTGAGACGATTAGTACGGTGGCTAAGCGCAAATCTGCCGGTCAACGGAAGGTGCCCAAGTTTAAGGGTAAAAATATGGAGATATTGGCCAGAAGTGTTCAACAAATTGGGGACGAGAACACTGCCGATTTGATTCAAGAACTTGAAAACTTTAAAGATGACAACGAACAGCCCGTGGACGTGGAACCGGCCGTGTCGCAGGAAATCGTAAAGAATGAATACATCGAAGTTTTGGTCAACGTGGATGAAATGCCACAACGTTCGCGCACCTGTTCACGGTCTAGCAGCAGCTCCAGTTCGAGCTCGGAATCCGATAGTGAAAGTGAGGATGAATCGACCCCAACCCCAGCTCCAGATCCAGCTCCGGCGAAGGTGAAGGTATCGAGCCCAACCCGGGCCCCAGCTGTGGCCGAAGTCACATCATCCACCCCGACCCGGGCTCAAACGCCACCCGAAAGTGTGGCACCAACTGTGGCCAAAGTTAAAGGTGGTCCGCCCAAGGTGAAGCAAAGTTTGCCTCCACGCAAGCGCGCCTACAATAAAGTGGTTGAAGATGAGGAACAACCGCAACCACCACCTCAGCCCGCTAAACGTGCGCGAAAGTCTCGCAATGCCAAGGAAAGTGAGCGGGTTAATAAACGTAAACGTTAAAGAAAAAAAAAAATATACACACACACTATAAATATATAATCTTGATATTAAATTTTAACGGTGATATAAACGGTGATCTGGGGTGGTGGGTGCACATTTGTAATAAAATAGGGATCAATACAATGTCGTGTCTTCTTGCTACGTGTCACAAGCCCTGTATCTGCAGCCCAACCGTGCAGTCCATTGAGTCGTGTGACGCTGAGCTGAAAATTGCCCAAGCTTGGGAGCTACACGATGGAACCTTTGTGCTGTTGGAGCGCAGGGACGACTCCTCGGTGGACACGAGCTACATTGGTGCACCTTCGTCGAGGCTAACCGTGGTGCAAACCGAGGCGGTGCTGAAAAAGTTGAATGTTCTAGACTGGTCGTGGGCTCAAATTGTGCTGCTCGACAATCCGGTCAAGTACCCGCAGTACTCGAGGCCAACCATCTACTTCAACTACGTCAAGATGCGCAACTGTACCCTATACGGTGGACACGTGCGCACACTGGGCGACCCCGTACTCTACTTGGAAAATTGTAGCGGCGAGGAGGTCCGCGCGCTGCACTCTAGCTTATCGAGCCGCAGGTACTGCGTCGGATTTGCCATACTCACCACCACCGGTGAGCTCAGGTGGTGCGTATCGGATCAAAGTTTGGTTAAACTGTTCAAAACCGTTGACACCACCGCCGGATACTGCCCCAAGATGTACATTTCCTACACGACCAAGCGCATTTTGTGGCATCTGTGGAACTCGAGTTCGGAATTTGCGCTGCAACGTTTGGGAGGATCACACGTCGCTGCACTCTGCCTGCGGGAGTGCTCGGACCAGGGAATTGTTCGCGCTATCAAAGGTTCAAAACAATTCTAGTGTTTAGATTTACATTTATTTATTTTTCTATTATACAATAAAAAATATTTTTATAAACTAAATCTCACCAACTTTTCCCCCTACATATCACGGCCCTTAGCACGAGATGAACGGCGGTTGGGTGGTACATTGGTAAATGGGTAACGATAGGCCAAGACTTTTCTGAAATTCGGTCACCAAGTTTGAGTTTGAATTCACCGCCCAAACTTTACTAACGGTGGGAATGGTTCGGGGTCGCAAACCGTTACAATCGATGACCAAATGTGAGCCCCACCGCTGCAGAACGTGGGCCTTGTTGCGGTCACGGGCGTCCAAATCGCGCAACAGGAGGTAAACTTGGGGCAGCACCCCAAACTTGGTGACCAGATTCGAGTACCACCGCAGCGTATCACCCACGGCGTTACTCATTTTAGTGTCCGGATGAAAGGTGCGAATAATGTTTGCCAGCTCCACCATCGAGTCGCTGTGTAGGGCGGCACAGCGGGTCATATAGTTGTCACCACTGCTGGCCGGAGTGAACATCCGTACCACCTCGCGGCGCACGTAATCATCGAAGGCCCGCAAACAGACGGCGTTTCGGTGCTCGGGAGTCGTGCACAACTGGAAGGCGGACTTGGCCGGCATCAGGGTGTAGAATCGCAGCAGAGCGAGAACATTGAACCTAATGTCGGACAGCGGGTCCAGCCGAAGTTGAAACTTGTCGTGCGTGTAAAAGCGGTCGTACGAGGCCAACAGGTTCCTCGAGTTCACCGACAATATGCTGTCGTTGCGACCAAACAGGTTGATCAAACTCATCAAGTTGGCAGTTTGTGGGATTTCGTGCGGGCAAGCACCACCGAACGACCGCTTGTACCAGGCTCTCGTACTCGGATCGATGCAGTCCACCAACTCTTCGGGCACGAGGCCCGTAAAGATGAGCGTCATCGAATCACCCTCCAGTCTAGGTTTACAAAGGGGATTGAAGTACACGACCACCACGCCACCGCTCGGTGCACCCAACTTTGAGTTTTGGCTCTCCATGCGGACGTCGACCACCACCCGTTTGAGGGTGTCAGCGTTGGTCAGCTTGAACAGAAACGGGTACGCTATACGTATACGGTCCTCGTCGTCGATCAGCTGCGGCAGCACGATGATCAGCGTATGCATCACACTGTTCTTGGTGAGCCACGGGTTGGCCGCACCGCCGGGCACAATTTGCAGGGCATCCTTTATTTTTTCAACACCCTTTTTAAAATCATCACGGGAAGCGTTTTCGAGCGGTCGGCTAGCGTACACCATGTAGTGGTCGTCCACGTGAATTAGCGTACGGCTATTGCAAGTCGCCATTGTGAGTCGCAGTTTCGACGTGCTGCACCAAACTCGGGTCGATAAAGTTTTTCAACAGAAACACCAGCTCCTTTTTCGCCGCCCCAGTTAGCGGACCGTCTCGCACTTGGAGTGCAATTATGCAGGCAAAAACGGTCACCACTAGGAACAGAATGAGAATCGCTATGCGAGATGGGGTCCACATCGCTTAAAACTTAAATTATAATAACAACAACAACTGATTTTTCTTGAAGGTAAATTATAATATATTATCGTATAAAATTTCGTTCAAATCACAATATTCCACGGAGCACCGTACGGTTTATCCTCAGTCTGCGGCGGATTGTCCACCTTCATGGGGTTCGAGAGCCCTTCGTCTTCAGCGCCCATATCCGGTATATCTATGGCGGCTGTGAGTATTTTCGGTACGGTCATGGCAATTTCTATATAAATTCAGCGAACAAATCACCCTCAAACAGTGACGATATGAAGAACCTACGCAAACTTACTCCTATCGCGGGCCAAACTTTCATCACCAGCTTTTTCAAAGCCGGTCCAAACCGTGCACAACCGCCGCCACCACCACCGTTGCTACCACTACATGTGCCCAGTTTCATCGAAATTGACGATATGCTAGATGGGGCCGACTCCTGCTACGAAATACCACGCGAGCTCGAAATGCTAGTCTGGTTGAGGTTGGGGTTACCGTTGAAAATATCACGCAAGCTGCTCAAGCGTAAACGCAAACCCACCTTTAAAAAACTTTGTGCAGCCTTAACACTGTACCGTAGCACCACCGCGAGCACCACCTCGACTAAAGATAAGGGCTATATCGGCAATAAAAAATCTTGACGCAAATTAAAGAGCTATAAAACTTTATTTTCGTTTATTATCACTAATAATTTCCACCGATGAATCACTGTCGTAAATTTCTTCCACATCTTCGTCGTCGTCGTAGTCTTCATCGTCGTCCTCCACGTCCGATGTTATTAGATAGATAGAGTACAGGTTCGCCTCCAGGTCCACCTCGTGAACATTTTTGTTCAGATATTTCACAAACAGTTCAAAGTGGTCACGGAGTACGTTGCGTGACCAACGCTGGCAGCACACATCGACAACGTGTTCCAGATGATGCACGGCAATCAACTCGTACCGCTTCAATGCGGGGTCCACCCCACTCACCTTCAGCTCATCGAACGTGGTCAGATACTTCTTGCTACAACAAGTGCCACGGCGCTCGAAAAAGTATTGCAAGTCTTTGTGGTACACGTAAACCACATTGTTGAAGCGTACCGCCCGTATCGAAATGAAGCCCAAGTCGCCCAGTTGATAGATGTGCACCTCGCCCACGTCTCGACCTCCAAAGTCCATACAGCTACCATCCCCGTCGCCGTACTCGAGCAATGTGGCCGGGATCTCGCGACCCTTGTAAAAGTGGCGGATCCCAGCCGGCGTTAACACCTCCAGGTTGAGTAGATTTTCATTGCAGCAGAACCGAATCTCCACCACTTCGCGCAACCGAACCCACTCCGTACCGTAACTGTAACCCTTGAGGTCGAGGCCCACCGGTCTCGCGTACAGCGTCCTCGTCCGCTGGTTACGGTAGTAGAACGATTTTGCACTCTTTCCACAATAGCGATACATTTTAACTAAGTTTGGACGACTGGTGCTCACGGTGGTGCCGACACGGCTTTATATACCACTTCTATCACAGTTGATAAAGAATTTCTGCCTGTTGTAGATACCGTTCGCATGTGGGAATCCCAACCCGTACGATAAGCGGTGCGATTTGTTGTTATCAATCGTACGACCATTAGTTGCATTTTTGAGGCCACCACCGCGCATAGAGTCCATCTCCATGGGGTCGGTCGTGGGGTCGCGTCGCATGGTGTGCGGGTGTATACTGCCACCAAGTTGCATTTGCTCCAAAATCATCAAGGTGATGAAGCTTAGCGCCAACCGGTCCTCGCTGGACGCCGTCACCGTTAACCGGCCAGAGTATCGGTAAAAGTTGTAAAACAGTGCGTTGCCAAAGAACAAATCTGGCCGTCCACGTTCGAGAAATTGGTACACGTTCGTGTGAAATGCCGGCCTAATTGGTCGACCACAACTATCTAAAAATGCGGCCAATGAATCCAAGTTGACTCCATCTGTGCCCACGGCCACCAGGCAGTTGTTCCTGCTGTTGACCCAACACCTCAAACCGCGCTCCTCGCAATAGTTTGCAAAAATTTGCGAATTCGTTGCACTGCTCGTTTCCAGCACCAGCAGCGGATGCCGCTTCTTGTGGTTCTTGTACACGGTCATGAAGCGTAAATCTGGCAGTGCGGCGGGCTTTAGTTCGATGAAAATTTCCGGATCCCAGCCGCAGGTGTCTTCCTCGCCCGCGGCACCGTAGATGTGTCGCTTAGCGTTGAGCGCCTTCTGAAAGTCCTGCGTCCAAAGGGTTACCAAATTGGGCCCCAGTGGAAACCCGTCCTCCAACTTGCGCTCGACGGTTATTTCCATCATGTGCTCGGTAAAGGTTCTCAGCGCATCCGTACCCTTCAGGTGTACCCGATACAGGTAGCCCAAGTGCTCCCTGCACTGGTGAATCGCGTTCATTACAAAAAGTTTCATTTTCTCGCGCTGGTATTTCGTCAACGGTAGCCGGTTTCCGTACACCACTTCCATAAAGTAGCCCAATACGGGTTTGCACAGCTCGTCCGACTTGTGCCCACTTTCCGGCCGTCGGATCAGTGCGGCAAAAAATTCGTCCACCTTTGTGTACACGCGCAAATTAACCTCCAGGTCTATGCGGTCCGGGATACAGCTTCTGGGTGCGCGTACGGTCACATCCAGCGCGCAGTTGCTCACGTCCACGAAGCCGTGTACGGCCACCACGTGATACGCAAACGGTTTCGCGCAAAATTCCATCGAGCTGGGCAGGTCCACCGTTAGGTAGCGGTGCTCAAGCACGTCTAAGCAGTCCGGCGAAGCGTTGGCCGACGCGATTTTTCTCGTTCTCTTCATGCTTTACGATGGCAAGTCGGGCCAGGGGTGTTATACGGTCGAGTTGTAGCACGATTATCACTATGGCCACCAGAATTACAATGAGCACCACCGTAGCTAGATCGGGCGCTTTTGTGCTGAAAAGTTGACTCCCGGTCAAAACGACCACAAGCGCAACTAGGACGCCAGCTGAAATTACTGTCCCGGGTCTATCTCTCCACGGGGCCACTTGCTGCAACGTTTCGGGGTCTATACCGAAGGCCCGGTTGGCGCTGGCCATATGCCGCTTAAGATCCTCATAACTCTGCAGGTTTATAGCGCCGAAGAGGGCCACCGTGAGGTTGTGCGGCTCAAGTTCCTCCTGCTTGATTGGGTTACTGTTTCGTAGCAGCAACAACTGCCCGTCCGAGTTCACCTCCATATGGCTCACGTATTGTAGGGCGGCAAATGTTAGGTAGAGTCCATCCTCCTCACCACCTTTCACCATAGAGTCGTACGCTTGGGGTATCATTTCGATTACGTTTCGCGTACCCGTTTGCTCGAAAAACGCCGACAGAAAGTTGAGCGTCAAATCGCCCAGAAACTCGGGCGGAAACATGTTGCTGTAACCGTACGGGTCCCAGAACATGAGAATTATATCGGCTGCGACGAAAAATATCAACACGATTCCAATCACCGAACTGGCCATCGCACCAAAGCGTGCAATTGCCTTCGCTAGAGCGCCGGTCAGCTGCACGGCCATCTGGTTTATGCGGCTAAACATGAGCACACGAAACGCCTCCGAGACCATTTTACGTGTCAAGCCTTCACCGAACCGTATTGCGGCGGCTTGCAGCATCGGGATGTACCGCACCATGGCCTTCTTCATGAGGGCGCGGAAACCGTCGTTTATGAAATCGAAACCCGCTGAAACCAGCAGGCTCGATATTAGTGGGTTATTGTTTATAAAATCAATCATCTGGTCCTCGAGGCTCGGTTCATCTTCGAGGCGCATTATGGGACCACCGTTGGTGTGCCGAGTGGGCCTTCTAGTTTCACGAAACTCACGCTCGGGTGAGTCGGTTCGCGGCTCGAAAGTTAAACCCCGATTTGCAACGTAAATTGCGCGCAAGCTCAACCCCAGCCCCAACTTGTCCAGATCCAACCTGGTGGGATCGCTAAAGTTCACCTCCAGGTCGTGCGGTATCGTAGAATCTCGAACACGGCGCCAAGCTTCACGAACCTCCTCCGGGTTCACCACCGGTGCCGTTGGCAAGTCCCGGTGTGGTCGCTTGAAGTCAAACTGCTGCATGCCCGTGCTCAGCTCACGTATAAAGCCCCGAAAGGTGGCGTAAATACTGTCACCCAAAACTGCACCCACTAGCGTTTCCCACCACTGGAAGGTGCACCCGCCCGACGGGTCTAGCTGGCGCATAAAATAGTCACAGTACTGTCGGTTAAACTTTGCGTCAAAAGTTTCCGGGAAAATGTCATCCAATGTGGGCTCCACGTTGAAGCCCGGCACGTCGTCGATTCCGCGTTGCAGGTGGTGTTCTGTGCGCACAAACGGGCTAATAAAGTACTGCTTGGCCATGGAGTCCATCACGATGCAGCGACCCTTGTGCCAGCGCGTTTCCATGCTCTGGACTTGCGGTTCGTCGTCCTCATCGAAAGCCGCAGTTGGATCCAAACCGTAGCACGCCGGGTGGCCCGACCCCACCGGGTTCTCCGTCGTTTGCAGGTAGCGAAAGGGTGTATCGGGTGCTATAACACCGGTTTCCGTAAATGGAAAACAATTGGCCTGTTTGCACCCCTCCTCCGAGAGGCCCAGCTGCACATTGACGGCATTATGTTTCATGCCATCGGGCACGTAGTAGAACCCGACCGCGCTCTCAAACGTATAGTTTATCGGCAGGTTGGGAAAGGTTTTGCGAAATCGTAAAATATAACGCAACGTTTCCACGTTCCACACATATTGACCGGCGGTGGCCAGGTCTACCGCTGTCAAGCTCGCACCAAACTCCATCTCTCCCCGTTCTTAAAAAATTCACAACCTAGTTGTTTTTGTCATCCCACTCGAGCTACCAGGAATCAAGCCCAGCCGAGCGGACAATACTACATCGGCTAGCGTTTAGTTAAATATACACGTTACGCCGACGGCATTATCCAGGCGGCAACATCATGCGGGCCTCCCTATCTTAAATAAATATTACGGATTTCTTTCCAAGCAAACATTAAAAAAAAAAGCCGCACAGTCTTGGTTAAATTTCGCTCTCTCTCTCTCGTTATTTTTTTTTTATTATCACAGATATCAGTATATTTAAATTCAGCAACTTATTCTACTCAAAGATCCTCAATTAGCGCTTGCAAGTTGGCGTATTTGGTCGTGAAAAGCGACGAGTCGTATTCGGGTACAAATTCAGGTATTTCTTCCACCCCTTCAAACCAAGCCTCAACAAATTCTAAATTCATATAATCAATCTCCTCGATATCCATCTCATCCAGCTCGGGTGTACACGCGCCAGCAGCACTTTTGTATTCATCGTGATACTTTAGCGCACGAGTCTCCACGTCCGGGCGCTTATAACCAGGCTCGGGAATACAGTGCAGTATACCGGGGCCCTCGTAGTCTATACACACCACACCTTTGTACACGAAGTACGCCAGTTGGCGCTCGAACTCGCTCAAATCTCGCCACGGCTTGTACGACTGGGCAGAGCTTTCCTCCACATAAACATCTTCCACGATTTTACCGCTAGAGTCCACCACCGTGATCTGCGCGTCGGTGTGCGATTCCACCACAATTTTTACCACGTTCGCGGGCAGGTCGACCCTCACCTCGTCGAACGTCTCGTGCTCATACTTGCTTTCGTCGTGTAGAAAAACGGTCACAATCATATCGTCACTTTACATTTGGCGGGAAAATTATCTATCTCTTCGCTTTTATAGAATCCCATTACGTGGCGTCATGATAACCGTACAATTTGTAGCTTTCGAGCGCAAAGGTGGACGTCGCGAGTACGTGGCCAGCTCCAGGTCGCCCATCAAGGTGCCCGTTCAGTATCTTGGCGGTGAACACATCGGTATGGTTTCCATGACGCTGAACAACCACAACTACGGCGTGATCGAAGTCAACAAAGAGCAGTACCTGGTGGTGAGCTCGTCCAAGTTGCCCACCGAAATACCACCGAACAAGAGGTGGCCCAACGCGGACGGTTCACCGCGATGTGTGCACCTTAACGGCACAACAGTCATCTTTTTCCACCTCAACAATAGCCACTCGGAAATCGGTTTCAACTAGTTGCGGATGTCCACAGGGTATATAACAGGGCCGCTCGAACACATCGCAGGTATTCCAAAGCCGCAGCGACATGGACAATAATTGCATTCAATTCCAGCTGAAGGTCGGCAATCGCGCCACTGCCATCCAAATTGCACGGAAAACCATAGAGCTACTTCGCGAAACCGCCAACAACGAAAGCTATACCCTTGAAGAGCGCGCAAGTGCCCTTGCTAGCATCGAACAAATATACGCTTCCAACCCCAGCCTGAACCTGCGCCAAATCGATGTGAATAATAATTAATAAACAGTTTCTTTACCACAAAACTCAATCTTTTATTATTATTATTATTATTATTATTATTATTATTATTATTATTATCCGAAACATTTCCTCCACCATTCACCAACGTCGTACAGTTCATCGAGGTGAGCCACGGCCACGAGTTGGGCTAAACCTTCGCGTAAAACTAAAGTTGTTCCGCACATGCGGTGCTCACTGTCCACCAGCGTATCCAAGCTGTAGCCCGGTGGAACCAACGTTTCCACGTCCACGTATATTCGACCCTCGATGAAGTGCACCACCAACCGGTTCCCATAAAAGTCCATCTTTGTCGCATCAATTGCCACCACTCGGCCATATATCCGTCCATAAACTAGGAGGGCAATGACATCTCTATGATTCATACAGAATGAAGTGTTTGTTGGCACCACCGACTACGGCCCCACGAAAGTGGACCCGGTGTCGGTTGAGCTAACATTTGCCAACCGAACAACTTTTAACTGTTAGCACCACCAACGACGGCCCCACGAAAGTGGACCCAACATTTGTGGTGCTAACATTTGTAGCTAGCACCACAAACAACGGCCCCACGAAAGTGGACCCGGTGTCGGTCGTGCTAACACAGCGAAAACCCAAGTCGGGCGCATACCACCTCTAGCCCGACTCGTGCCCACCCAGTGTTAGCACCACCGACAACGGCCCCACAAAAGTTGACCCGACATTTGTTGTGCTCACATTTCTCTCTATCTCTCCCTTTTTTTTTTTACATCAACCAAAGTTGGCTTGGTTAAGCGAATTCGAAAGCTAGCACCACCGTTATCGGCCCCACCAAAGTCCACCCGACATGAGTGGTGCTCACATTTTTAAACTTTATCTTAACGCTACACTAAAAAAAAAAAAAAAATGGCAATTCGCTTGTACGTGGACCCCGGGTCACACCTTGTAGCGCAAAATGTGTGGTGGAACGAGTTTGTGAAAATTTTAGCTCGCTAAAAATCGACGCCAACCCCCGATCCCAGTTTCAACTTTTTCAGCTCCAACCTCGGGTTACAATTTTTAATATAGGGGATTTTTTTTTTTTAGCCATTCAACTTGTAAATCAAACGTGGGACGTGTAAACTTGACGCATACTTGAGCGACCAGCTGTGCTCACCGAATGTCATCGATAGAAAACAGTAATAATAATAACAACAACAACAACGACTACAGTGGGTTAAATGTGATAATTTTATTTATTTTTGAAATTCTCCAGAAATGTACATTTCAAGTCTTTTGTGCGGCAATGGGCGCTCTATGATGCGGTTGAAGTATCCTTTCGGGCACAGAAATCTAGTTCTGTCCCAGATGAGCTGCGGTCGTAGCACGCCCGGTAGTTGTAATTCATTGCCGAACTCCACCACCAGAAGGTTGTCGGCAGAGTTGATGTCGGTGGGTAGTTCGATGGCAAATTTCCAGCTGTCTTTGTTGCCCCGCCGCATCTCGATTTCGAACAGTTTACTGCGCGACCGCCGATCAAAGACCTGCACCGTGATGTAGTAGAAAGCCATTATGCGAGGCGAAGGTAGATGCCCTGTTGAATTAAATACTCCTGGAGCTTGGAATCGCCGCGCGAAACGTTTGCCCACTCGACCATGGCGAGCCCCATTTCACACTCGTACAATTCGGCCCCGATTGGATAGAGCTGGTCGAGCCTGATGCGTGGAACTTCGGGGCCCTCCTGTACGGGCAAATCGCAGTCACAGACCCACAGTTTGTTGCCCATCATTATATAGCGAACCTCTAGCGGCACCATCGAGCGGAGCACTCGTGAGGGGCCAAATTTGGTTTTACAATCTTTGGCCAGGTGGACGAAGCGGCGCTCCTGCAAAAGTACGCGCACGTTTATGGCGTCAAACCAGGCTCCAACTCTAACCTTGGGATACACGGCCACGTTTGCCCCGGGGAACATTGAGGCTAGCGTGCTGGCGCGCACGTAAAACTGGTTAGGACCGATGGTCCTCACACCGGTCATCCCACCAATCGTAACCAGTTGTAGCGGCGGTGCTTCGATCGTACGTTGCCTCAGCCACTTTGCAAAAAGAAAGTTAGATTCGGCCCGCCTCACCACCAACCTCAGCTCCTCGCTCATGGGTTCGGGTATATCTCGCACCATGGTCACCATGTCGGGGCCCACCGGTCCGTTTGAAGTTAAAACCAGATTACTATTTTTCAACTTTTCACGAAGGTCCTCGTAGCACAGCCAACCGCCGGTACTCATGCGAATATGGATCACACGACCACTGTTGAGCTCGAACGGGACTCGCACCAGTTCAGCCGTATAACGCTCGGCCTCGATCAGCGCCGGTACCATCGAGTTGCTATAGGTGCCGAAATGTTGCCTAACTAGCGCCTTCAACCCCAGCGTGCACACCAGCGTGTCGTGCAGGGAAACGTTGTGCAACATTTTGCCCACAAACTGGATATCGTACAGGTTCACAAACGAGCCCGGTTGAAGTGAGCTGAAGTGGGCTTTGAACACGTGCAGCTCTGACTGTAACACGAACAGAACCTCGTCTGGTGTACGAAATAAACGCAACGGTGCTGTGAAAATATGCGGCAGCACCGTAATGGCGTCCAACTCCTCCAGATACATGTTTAGCACGCTTAGCAGCACTCCACCTACCAGTTAGTGCGCGGGACTGTCGACAATGAAAGGAAACTCGTTTTATTTTAAACCACAATTTTTATTTTTATTATATTTATCTAATCCCCACCATCCACCTCATCTATCGCTTGTTTGAGCCGTTCATAGTCATCAACCTTCAGCACCGTTCGCACCTCCTCGAGGTCCAGTGCACATCGCTTCGTGTTGGTCAATTTGGCCCCATAAATGTCCCACAGATCGCGTACGCTTATGCGGCGGTCGATGAGCACCACTCCACGTCCCAACTTTTTCGGCTCCACGTAAATTAACCTAGGCATTGTAACCCTCGATGGTGTAAAGTTTTATAATTTCCCTCTCCGTGCAGATGCGCAACGTCTTGACGAATTCGTGGTCGTTGGCGGGCCGCAGGTGTCGCTGATTCACAAACAGCAAGGGGTATTCGTCAGGGCGCAAATCGTGCCCGGGTTGGAGTTCGAACAGTTTGCGCGTTTTTGTTCCGTCGACCGCCAGCTTCAGGTCCGCCACGCAGTACCAATACTCGTTGCGAACGTGAGTCACACGTACAAACTTACCTGCAATTCGTATTGTGTACAGATATGCGGACAACTGGGGCTCGCTGTGCACCGGAAAGTTAACCTGTTTGCAAATTTCATCCAACAGCAGCGGGCTCACAAACTCTCGCGCCACATCCAGTGTCACCATCGGTGTGGAGCTCAGGTTGACCTCGCAATAGCAGTCGCCGTAGTGTGAGGCCAAGTGGGGCGGCTTGCTGACCACACAATAATGTTCCAAGTCGTGCTGGTAAAATAGTATGCGGCTGGTTTGAATCTCGACGACGTACCGTACGACTTCGTTGTAGCAACCCTGCAGAACGTTCTGCCGAAACGGCATCAGGCAGCGCCGAATTAGATGTCGATGAGCTGCATATTCGCTGGCAACAGTTCGTACGATTTTTTGCTCGATTTCCGTATTACCCACAAGTTGACCAACCATCGGGGCTTCCAGTTCCGATACCAGGGGCTTGGGGTTGAGCAGGAGCTGTGACATCGGTCGGGCTTCATCACATTGAATTCGGGCGCGCTGGAGATCCTCCAGGTGGTACCAGTGGTGCGAGTTGACGTCCCGGCAAACGCGCACATACACGACAATTTCTCCCGAAACGAAGCGCAAGTTGGCCAACACATTTGTAATTGGCTTGAGGATTCCTGCACTACGCAGTGCACTGATTATGTTCGGCATAGCACGGGCTGACTCCCCATGCATCAGGCGATTTGACGTGCTGAGGAAATGTTTCACCTCGTCCAGTGAATATAACAATTTTTTCGCCAGGCGGCGCTCACCAACGTCGGTTCTGCAGCGTTTTCGCGACCCCTCCCAGCGCTGAAGTGACTCTAGCGTAACGAACACGAAGCGTTGGTCCGGGGAGTAGACAACTTCCAAGTTTGCGCCCAACTGGGGCACGGTCACATTCACCATCGAGCCGTACATTGTGTTTGTCGTCGCCGTAGCGTACCGAACCACCGCCGCTTGCGACTAATAAAGTTTAACTAAAAAAATTGCTGCATTTTTATTCCACATCGAAATCCCGTTATCTCCACTGTTTGCTCAAGTGCACCTCAACATTATCTATAAAAACTCCAAGTGATTGAAAATTAATTCCACTACTTTGCCACCGACCAAACACCACTCAACCATGGCCGATTTGGACACACAGCTGGGGGACTTTGTCGACCCGGGCCAACATTTCGTCGGGCTCTTTGCAAGTGGGATACCGTTCTTGGTGGAGACCGTGGAACGAAATCGCTGCAAAATTTTGTGGGATGGAGTTCGAAGTAAACCGGAGCGTTTCGCATACAGTAACCACGTTGGCGTTCTTGTGTGCGACAAAATCACCTCGTTGCTCACCATAATTCTCGCCAGGTCGGACGAGTTGGTTGGTTGGGCGGAGCGTGAAACCCTGCGCAATTTGTTCCCCAACGAGCCCAATTTGGACACACTAACCATCGTTGAATTTCTTGCCCTCTACAAAGTACCAATAAAACAAACGTATTCCGGTTAAACTGCTTTTTTTTTTATTATTATTATTCAAACAAATTATACATTTTTTTTTTTTTTTTCTCACACCTGTCACAATCATTTTATTTGTATATCGTTTTTTTTTTTTTTCCTCTATCTGCTAATCCTCAAGCGTACAATCTAGCGCAGTGAGCGCAGATTGTGGAAGCGTCCGTCGATGCGGTTTGCCTGGTACGTGATGTACGGTCGGGAGCGCAACTGGTTGCAAACTGGGGCCATGTTGAAGCAGCGCCCGTCGCGGCAACGGCGCGAAGGTTTGTTGCAACCTTCGTTGGACCGCACGTACGACCGGTTGTTGGCCAGAATGTAGCGAACGACGGGGAGTGGTGGTAGAATGGAGTTCACACCAACCAACTCGGGCAGTGTGTTGGGCGGCAGGTTGTCCTTGTAGCGCCCGATGACCAGCGGTAGCAGGCTTAGCGCGTTGGTATCACACTTGGTATCTAGCCAGATGCCGTTGAGGTTGGTCTGCACCGATTGGTTGCTGTTGATGAGCGCATCAATGGACACTCGCAGAATAACGTTGTTGGCGTTGGCAGAATGTTGGAACATGTAGGATGTGGGCACGTCCTCCTTCTCGACCGTAACGAAGAACGGGTCAACGCTGTTGCTTTCAAACGAAGTCGAATGGCTGGACGATAGGTCCATGTGGTTGGTTATGGCAACGGCGTAACGGTAACGCGGCTTCACCTGCGCCGGATCACAACCATCGTACTCGTTCTTGAGCTGCGTGTAAAGCTTGCGAATTTCGCGCACCTCAAGCACGTTCGCGTTGGTGAAGTACAGCAGGTCGAAGTAGCGCGCAATCACCTTGATCGCGTCGTACGTACCCTCACCGGCAGCGGTAATAAACACCTCAGCAGAGTACAGTTTGCCGGTGCGACGGTGATTGTGACCAATCATGCTGGTTGCGGCCAAATAATTCAAATTGAACTCGCCCGACTGGTCCACCAGCTCGCGCCACTCGCTTCCAATCATAACCAACACCTGATTCGGAGAAACGTTAAACTTGATGTGGTTGACGATGGAGAGGTGCGCCGTAACCTCACGGGGCACCGAACGCATCTCCAAAATTTCACCCTTCTGGCAGTCGTTGCGAATCAGCGGCGAAATGTCCAGCCCAATCACACCGAGCGGCATCGGGTCCTCGATGTCGATGCCACTGTTATTTGCGCGCACGTTCATGACCAGGGCGTTCTTGCACGAGTTGGTCTCCACGCAAAAGTCCTTCTCGAACGTGTACTTGTACCGCTTTCCGCACAAATTCTTGCTGAACGGCGGTGTTACAGATTCCTGCACCGAAACCGGTTCAAAGACCTGAATGTCTTCGCCCGAGTTGGCGCGCTTGGTCACCAGTGAAACCGACACCAGCTGGTACTCTGTGTAGATTTCGTTCAACTTGTGCGAACCCTCGTTGATCGTGATAATCTGTTCGTTGACGAACGAATACTCGCGCCCGTCCATGATTAGGGTGCTTTGGCGAACGGAAATTTCCGTACCATTCAGCGCCATCTCACCCTCCTTGCGGTCGATCAACTGGGCGGTAAACTTGAGCGGGTACGTCGGCAGACTAACCTCAATGTTTCCCAGCGGCATCACCAGTTCACTGTAGCGCTGGCGCCACGTATTTGGCAACGCAAAGTTGTTCTTGGCCAGCTCCGTGTACAGCTGCAGCGACTTGTTCAGATCGCGGGACTCGATGGGGAGAATTTTGTTGCTAGTACTGATCAAAATTTGCTTGTCAATGTTCAAGTCCAGCGCAACCTGCTCCACCTTGAGGTCCATCAGTGGCAGCACATAAACCGAGTACTGACCGAGTGTCGGCTGGGCCACCGTCAGGTTGTTGTACTCGATGTCGCTTGCGTACAGGTTGACAACATATTTGTTAAACTGGTCGGGCAGATAGTTGAGCGAGGACGCGTCCACGATGTAGATCTGGCCCCGAGTCAGCGTCAGGTTAATGTTCAACGTTTGGCCAGTTTTGCTCACGCTACCGCACACGATAAAGTAGTTGAGGCCGTAGCCACGATAACGCACGTAAAAGTTGGTCGAGTTGAGGAACGAGCGGGCCGCCCGCACCTTCCGCTGGTTCAGGTCCGAGGAGCTAATGTACAGCGTCTCACCGCGGTTGTTAACCACCACGATCGAGCAGTACTCGTAACCCGGGGCCATGGTACCAATCGTGTTGTGGTGCGTAATGGTCAAGTTCAGGTCAAGGCGCTCCTCACAGTCGTTGAATTCGCGCAGAGCGTACTGCTGAATGTTGGACATGAAGGACTCAAACTCGGCAATCGAACCGTCCTTCCAGTAGCTTTCAAAGTAATCGTACACATTGTCCGACAAAAAGCGCTCGTTCAGCGCTTGGTGACCCAACAAGCTGGTGTAGCTCACGATGACACACTTGGTGTTTTCAACGGGCTCACTAATCTCAACCCAGCTATCGAGGCGGCTCGAGCTGAAGCCCACGTTGGCCATGTACGCGGGCAACACCACAACAAAGGTGCTTCCACAGTACACGGGCGTAATGGCCAGGCGGAGCGTGCGCGCGGCACGGTCATAGCCGGCGCAACGAATGCTAGTATTGTACATTGTTAGGATACAGTTTGATACACAGTAAAAAATGAAATCAAACAACTTATTTAGGTCAAGGTTGTAAATCTGAGTAATCAATTTACTACACTGTAAAATAAAAAAAAAAAAAAAATAACCATTGTGAGCACCACAAATGTTGGGTCCACTAGAGTGGGGGCGCAATTCTTGGGCCAACATTTGGTTGGAATTTCGGATAAATAATAAAAAAAAAAGGAAAATAATATGGATTGGTTTTGCACATATAGAGCGATTTTATTTGCACATTCATAGCGTTAAAAGTTACATTACAATTGCATCCTCAATGTCACCGTAATTATTGCCAGTGGATCTAATGAGCTTGAATCCGGCCCGGTTGGCGACCCGCTCGTACAGCTCGTTCTGCACATTCAAATATTGGTGCACCTCGTCGCGAGTACGATTCTGCACATCAAAGTAGCCACGCTTGATCATCATGTCCACGGCCAACGGGTGCTCGTTTAGAATCACCACAATGTCCTGACCTTTAAAATTTTCAGCCAAACTCTCGATACGGGGCATCAGTTGGGACCACTTTTCGGCCGACAGGTACGTGCCGCGAAACGAGTATGCACTGGGTTCCGTCAGCGAACCCTCAGCGATTATGTTACGCACAATGGTGTAAATTTCCGAGCTAAACCTGGGGTTGCGGTCCACCACTATCCTGTTCGGGTTGTTGTTGCAAATTTTGGCCAACATGTGGGTGGCCACAATCAGGTACAGCACTTGTTTTCCAGATTCACCCGGGCAGCGACCACCAATCTCGGCACATTTTCCCTCACCTGGGCACCGGTGGGACATGATTTCGCGGTACTTGTTACCGTAAATTTTCTCCATCTGGTCCGTGATCGAAACGTAGTCCACGGTGTAGCAATTTTCACGTCCAACCATTGCGCTACTCTTGCCCGAGCCCGATGTTCCCTCGATGAAGCGAATGCGTCCGGTGGTGTCACCGACCTCCACGTTGGTCGGATTTTCACCCAAAACCATCATCACCAAGTACATGGCGTTATCCAGGCCGGTACAGTCAATCAGTTGCTGCATTAGATCCATGTTGTATTACTGTTAGGTTTGTTTTGATATATATTTGCAATCTATACAGCGCACATATATAGTAGCAGCTTCATCACCCGAGCGCTGCTGGACGCTAATCTGCTCCGTATTTTCATGTTTACAAGTGACAATTTCATCGCTATATCCGAGTCTAGGCCGTCCAGCTTCTATAAACCGGGCCCGCTCTTCCCGCTTTAGCGGCTCGATGGTGATGTTACTTGCGCGAGTTCTAACTATGGGCACTTGGGTGGTCATAAACTTGGGTCCCCGCTGAACACAACGTTTATTTAGTTTAAAAAAATCAACCAAACCTGAGGACGACCCGGGCGACGAGTTGTTACGGTCTTTAATGTGCTCGTTGAAGGAACGCTTGAGGCGAGCTTCCTCCTTGGCCTGGCGCAGCTCGTGGTCCTGTTGGGCGTAAAGACATGCGCACGAGTTCACGCCCAGGTCGTAAACGGAGCGATAGAACATGATGGCGGTTTCGCAGTTGGCAATCATGGCGCGAACCTTGTCCGGGTTCAGATTGATGCACCGCTTTCCCTTCTGCGACGGGTTAAAGCCATACAGCGGGTGCAACGTGTGGTCCTCGGCCGAGGTGGGAATGGTCATGGGGTCCTTTTTGTCGGGAGAAGTTCTGGCGTACCGTCTCAGCACAGCGCAAAGACGCTCGATTCCATCGGGTTTAGTGTCCATGAGCTGCAGCAAGATCCGGTGCTTGTCCATAAGAGTTTCACAGGCCATCCACCGCTGGAAATCATCATGGTCAGCTGGTACTGCATTCACCGCCTCCGACCCGCATTCAACGGCCATGTTCTGCTTCTCGCGAACAACGATCAACTGGTGCGTTTTGTTGGGGAAGCCAGCACGGCGGCCCTTTACACGATAGAGTTTATATTGGTACTGAAAGCTAACGACTCGGTCGTCCAGATGTGCTTCGATAAACTGCAAAAGCAGAGCGATTACAAATTGTACCAGTTTAGCGCGCCCAACGATATCGTATTTTTGAGGGCATATTTGCGCCAAAATTTTCAGGTGAAATTTTTCGGCCGCACGTTCGTGCTATTTCGCGCAGATGTTAGTAAACTGGAGTGCATCAACGAGTGGTGCGTTTTCGAGCTAGAGTATCCGAGTAAAAGTACTGGAATTTTAGAGCTAAACCTGCCGCTGAAGCCCATCCACGACCGCAGCCTGCTGGTGTTCGATCTGGACAATACTCTAATTGGGGACTGTTTTCCGTCGGTGCTACGAGACCATCGGATACCACAATTTCTGACCGAATATCGAAACCGCCACATTGTGGTGCTATGGTCCTACGGTAACGCGCACCACGTAAACGAAGCTATGCGTGAAGCTGGAATAGACCGTAGGCTTTTTCACCTCATCATGACCGGTGGCCACACATCGGAGGAGGGCACGATGAGCTTCACCAAGCGGCGCATAAAATTTCCCACCACCATTTCGGGCCGGTTACCCAAAAGCGTTGGACCGGTACTCTCAACATTGTACGATCTGGGCATGGAGGTCGGGGGAACAACCGTACTCGTGGACGATTTAGCCGATAATAATTTCAACTACGATTATCATGTAATTGTTTCCCGATTCGATGACGATAATAACCCTCCGAACGATTGGGATTCTATAGACATAAATATACAGTCTGTTTTGCGCTAACATTCGTTGTGTTTAAACTTTATTTGCCCAAGTCGGTCATCCATCGGTGAACTTGGTCCGAATCCTTTCTACGTCCACGTAGCCGCACATCCGTACCCTCACCGTACTCTATTAAACCGCGTTCGTGTAGAAAGTTAACCATATCGATTACCGTGTACTCCCGCGTACCGTCGAGCTCCACCGCGAAACGCAGTCGTGGTTCCGGTTGTTGTGTGCGGAAAAATTCAATCAGATCCAGAGCCCGCAGTGAGGTGCACATTTGCCTAAATTCGCCAAATATCGAGTTCGGTATAGTGTCACGGTTAAACTGCACCACCACGTCCTGATTGGGCGCACATCGAACCCCGCGCGCGACCGTTAGATAGACGTAAACGTTGCCTGCATTGTTGTAAATTAAAGTGTTTTCCGGCCGCACGAGAAACATCCTGTTGGCGCTTGACTCAGCGTCCAAGTCGTAAACTTCAACCTCTATACCATAAGTGAAGGTTTTTCGAAAAGCCTGCACCAAAGTGTCTGCAGCATGTCGAACGATACCGCCGCCACGTACAGTTTGGACAGTTTGGCCAAGAGCAAATGCGATGAGCAGCACGCAAAGGATCAACACGACCAGCGGCAGGGCTTCGAACATTTCTTCCACTCTCTGGGACCATATGACGAAAGTGAAGGGGGTAGGCTTATTCTCAAGAAGGCCAGCGAACGCTATCGCGTGGATGACTCGGACCTACCGGCGGCTTTGTGCTCGTATCAGCGAAAGTTTGCCGAGAGCCTCAAGCACGACACTACGCTCCTGTTCAAGTATGACGAGATGTTAATCAAACCCTTTATTACCGGAATCGAGTTGGACAAGAGTGTGATTAATGCGCTCACAATGGACCTGTTGAACGGTGACCCGAACTGGACCAAACCCACTGTAACTGGACACGTCACTCACTGGAACATGTACGCTTCGCCCGCCCTATGGGAGACAATTTTGCGCAAGCACAACCTGTGGACCGACAGCAGCTGCGAAATACCCATCGTTGGTCACCAATCGTTTGGCGATATAGCACCGGCGGGGCACCCGCTGCTGTTTATTAGATACTCTTTAATTGCGAAAAATATGACCATATTCGAGCTAGAGTATCGTTTTCTAAAGGCGGGCGAACTGATTGCATGCAGCACGGGAAACAACTGTGGCACCGTGTTGAGCACGTTTAGTGTGGCCGAAACGGTGTACGATGTGACCACGTCCGGGATGTCGACCTGTATTAACGTGCGGGAATATTTTCCCGAAATTATGCGCTCGAGGATTCCACAAGGCTGCTCCAACATTCAACCTGGACCCAACAGCACCATGAACGCGCTGGTCAAGCACTTTACGGTGGATATGGACGATGTGGGTACCAATTTGCCACGCGGTCGCCGCAACAAGTCTAGCTGCGCCAAAAGTGGCATCTTTGCCGGTACCGAGCGCTACAGCTCCATCCACGACCAGGGCATTCTGGCCATCATGAACGAGACGTTGGACAAGTTGAATGATATTGCGATGGAAAGTTTTGAAACCAAACCTATCCCGAAAAAGGTTTCCGCTGACAACAACGGCAGCCCGGACGCTAAAGCTCCCAAGTCCAAGGGGAAACGCAAGTCGTCCTCCAAGTCCACCAAAGGTGGCTGTGGTAGCGGCGGTGAGAACAAGCGCCGCAAAAAGGGATCCGAAGCTGAGGTGGTGCTCTCGATTGATGATGAAATTACGAGCTCCGGTTTTCCTGACGCCGAGCATCCCGATGAAACGATGACGATGATGTGTGCCGATGATTTTGTGGACGAAGGTGTAGTGCACGGTGCGGTTGTGCCAGTGGGTGATGGTGACGCCGAGGAGGTCGCCCTGAAAGAAGTTGAAGCTACCGTTGCGTCATACTCAACGGAGCATATTCGGGCACCGGTGGACAACCTGGCCGACCGGTTCAAATCGGCCGAACTGCAGTACCTCGTAATGTACTTGGTTGCGAGCGAATTTCGCAGCTTCGACTACATTATGCACTACATTTACCACCGGATTCCGAAAAAATGGCTCAACGCAAAGAATGTAAAGTTTTTGATCAGCTCGCTGGGAGCACGCATTGGTCGCATGGTGGTGCACGAAGATGACACGTTTGAACTGTTGCAAGGGTTTACCGTGCCATATTTAAAAATTGCAGACAACATAATAATGGGAATTTTTGATACCGGTTACCGCTTCACCAGCGCCTTGCATCTAGGTGGACCGAGAGCCCAACTCCACATGTTTATTAAAATTCACATCGTTTGTGCGCTGGACATGTGCATCACGAAGCGGGTTGACACGCTGCAGCTGCAGGAACTGTGGGTGTTAGAAACGACGCGGGCCGCGTCTCTGTTTGAGTTTGACGATTTACGCGTGGGCTACTATTGTGCCAAGTCGTGCGGTGTAGGTGCACCGATGATCTTCAACGGAACCCACTACGTTGCCGCCATTATGAGCAAAAAGCCGTGGCAGGGTACCAACTCGGACACCACCATGTACCCGATGAATATGAGTCGCCTGATTTACACCACGCAATACGGTGTGATGAACATGATTACCAAGCGGTACCAGTGCTCGGCCCCCTTCTCCTACTGCAACACACTCTTTGGTAACTATTTTCGACCCAATGAGCGCTACGAAGTGCCGCGTGATTTATTCATAGCCCTGTTCAACTGCGTTAAACCGGTGCGACAGTCCCTACAGGTGTACGCCGGCTGCAGAACCGTGCGCTCATTCCGCACGGTTATCAACCGATCCAATACGTACCACGAGGTGGGCCTCACCGGACCCGAATACAAATCGGCCAAGGATGACGCTGACTGGCACATCGAGATGCTGCTCAAGCACGTTGGGCGCGCTGAACCTATAACGCTGTTTTCAACGCTAATGTTTTCCGGCATCCCGAACGATTGGCTAACGAGGGTGTGTAAAACTGTTGACATCGATGACCTACGGTCGGCGGCCCAGTTCGCCTTGCTCCAATATCCACGAGAGCTCGTGATGGTTATGTTGACGCGAATCTACGCCCCAGAGGAGACCAACGTGAGACGCAACTTTGTACATCGCTGCATCGAGGGTATCGCCAAGCTGGGCAACCGTTTACCCTTTTGGGACGAAATTCCCATCGAAACGTACCACGACCTGTCGGTGTGGCTGTGCAAACTGAAGCCTCACTATGGAGCGGATTTCGTAAAGGAGCTGATGCCGAGTTCGTTTCAAAACTGCACCAAATACCATAACCCGGCGGAGATGATTGCGAAGATAGCCTCAGCCCGAGCGAACGTTGACGCTATCGTGGAGACCCATTTGAAGAAAAAGGTTCCGGACGTGGTTCGCGAGCCCCACGGTTACAACTTGCCAGCTTCACTTGACGATGTGGTGAGACTGGCGAGTTCAACGCGCGTTTGGATCGATAGGCCCATAACGGACCACTGTAACGACATGTACGACTGGTTGGAGCGCTTTGTTTGGCGCATTGTGGTGCCACAGATCGACCCTGAGGGACGTATATCCGAAGCTGCGGACGGCGTCGAACTCGTGCGTTCGATTGTAACCTTTATGATTACGTACAATTTTGTGGAGGACGATATGCACCTAGCTGCGGCATTTTACGCTTCACTCGCCTTTCTGGGCAATGTGCAGCGCCGAATGTTGCTCAGTGTGGGTAGTTCACGCTCATCGAAAACGACGATGGTTCGCGCCGTGGGCACCCTGATCAACCTGACCGAAGCCACAATCGACCTGATTGACAAGCCCACGGACGGTCCGTCACCGGGTTTGGTCGCTACGGGTACCGCTCAACTCGTGCACCAAAGTGAAATGAACCGAATGAAGGGTGGGGTGTTCAAGCGTGTGGTGGACGCGGATCAAATTATAGCTGCGCGTAACTTGAACGAAAATATGATGCGCATGTTGAGTGCGTACAGTGCTTGTGCCGACAGCAACACAATTCCGCTGATTACGGAAATCGAGGGTGGTATGGAGTCGGTGGAGAACCGTTTGGCGGTGCTAATTTTGATGCACCGTTTCGTGGAGCGCCTCACGTTCAACCAGAACCCCGAAGAGCACATTGCAACGGGCGAATTGCCCAACAAGTTTGACTATTCATCGACGGACCACGGCGAGAGGTTGAGGCACACGTTCATCTATATGCTTTTGTACATGGTAACGGAGGAAGGTGTGTTGAAGCTGTCCACATTTATGAGCCCGAAGCACCACCGTAATGCCAAGTACGTAAGTGTAAAGAATTGCTTCGTGGAACGGATTAGATACATTACGCAGCTTGAGAGGACGCCGGGTAGTAACGTGAACACGGCAGAGGTGGAAACCATATTACGTGATGCGATCGCTGCCAACTATCTCGCTTCGGGTGGTAAAAATTTAACTGAAATTGTGTACACAAACACCATCGAACGACTCATCGGCAAGCCGAGTGGACCCACACTGCCCGGCATATCAATCTCCAAGGAGCCCCGCCCGCTGCCAGACTTTATGTAGATGACTCGCGATGAAACCTTGCTGCTTTTCGCACCAATCGCATCCATCATCGTACTCGGGCTCTCGGTCGTCAAAATGGCGCTCGATGTGATCAAATTGTTCGCTACAAGACGGGCTAAAAATTATCCAAACTCGACTAGCAATGTATAGATAGGGATAGGGATGGGGTTCAATACGTGTAAATAAAAATTACTGGTCTCGAAATTATTTTATTACAATTGTATATATTTTTTTTATTCATTTATTTATCTACATTTTTAAACATTAATCATCACTATCCGAATAATTGGCTAGCCGTTTGCTGGGACTCGGGTCGATTTCTTCATCCGCCTTGCGTCTAATTCCCGTATCGGGTCCGAAGTCTTGCGCATACTCTTCCTCCTCAATGTCTATATCCGCGAGGTCCATATCGATGTACGGTACAAAGGCTTTAAACTGATACATTTGGTGGTCCGGGGTGACACCGTAAATTACGGCCACCGACTCGCTCTTCAGCTCGCCGTCCGTAACTCCAAGCCGCGACCGTACACCCTTGGAAATGGTTTCAAAGTTGTCGTAGTACCACGACAGGTGGGCGAGATCGTCCTCAACGCGTGGGTTTATATTTCCTATTCTTTTGTTAATCAGGGCCGCCTCATCACCGCCAATTTCCGCTTTGAGTGCGGTAAACATTTTGAACCCATTTTCAATCATGGTGTAAATTTTATCGTTCGTGTTCAGCTCCAACATGTCGCGCAAAATGACCTCGACTTTACCGATTGTAGAGTTGACACTTTTCATCATAAATTGGGCCAACTTTTGCACAATCTTGTACTGCTCGATATGAGTTTCGATGTACTTTGTGCGGTCGATCAACCGGCTGGCATGTTGGCGAATCAACTTGAACAGCAAAGCGCGCGTAATGTTCCAGTACTCGGTGGCGCGGCTAAGCTCACGTTTAGCCACATCCACGTCCATGTCTTTCAACTTTTCGACGCACAACTTTACCCGTTCGGATGCATTTTTCAAATCCCGCGCCAGATAGGCCTTCGTTTCGGAGCACTTGGTGAGCGCAACGTTACACTTCTCCACCGCGTTCGTGTTCTTCACATTTTGTAAACTTTTGCGCGCCTTGTACAGGTCGATCACCAGTTGGGCGTGGTTACGGTAGATTCCCAACCGTTCGCCGAGTTCGCTCGTAATCATGGACGAATAGTACTCGGACATGGAGTCTATCTTGCTCTGCAAGCGTTTAATTTCCTCATCCTTGGCCGCTATGAAAGCCGCATCGTAGAGCGCTTTAACTGGTCCGCTGGAGTCGGGCACCGACTGGAGCATTTTGCGCATACTTTGCTCATTTTCGCGCGACAATTTCAGCTCACTTTCAAGCCGCCGGTTTGCGATATCAAGTTCGATCAGCGTTTTGAAGTCCCTCTCAAAGCGCCCCTTCGAGGCCTCGAACGATTTGATCATTTCCTGCAAAATCAAGCGGAACGACTCCTCTTCCAGGTCCTCCCCGCGGCCATAAACGTTAATTTTATTTGCAATCGCGTACTCCAGTGTCAGAATGTCACCCTTTAGCTTCTCGATCTCCTCCAACTTCAACTTCAACCGCCTTTCGTAGCTGGCCGTCAATTTTGAAACCGTGTCCCCAACCGCACCACCAGCTGCACCTTTAATCACACTATCCACCGTCATCTGCTCCAACGAGTCTTTACACTGTGCAAGTTCAGCCTTCAATTTTCCAACCTCATTGTCGTGATTCACTCGAAGAGCGTCCTTCGAGCGGTTACACAGCAACAGTTCCTCCCTGGCGATCTTCAGGTTCAACTGCAGCGTTTCAATTTCCAACAGTGCGCTGTTTTCGGCCCCAAGTTCCTTCCGTAGCAGTTTGTAAAATTTATCCATCCACTCTTTCTTCTCCGAGTCGTAGTTGGACCGGCGGGAGTCCTGCCGTTCTCGAAGCACATCTTTCCTAATCGCGTCCCGCATACCCTTCACCGACAGTTTGGCATCACAGCGGCTCTTGGCGCTCTTGGACTCACTACGATACCACTCCATCTTGGCGTGCGTCGCGGATACACGGTTGTAGTAGTAGATAAACTTGTCATATTTTAAACCGCTAGGCTCTTCGTCACTTGTCTGCACAAGGTGCGCCCCAATGTTGCTGAAAAATTTATCCACATTGTTCTTCAACTCGTTGTACTCGTCCTCCACCTTGTTGGGCGAATCGGGCGCACTCTCAGCGCCCTTTTTACACTCGTCCAGTTCCAACTCGAGCCGCTTTATTTGGATCTCGGCCTCGTTTAGCAGCGCTTGAAACGATTCGATCCTTTTACGTGTAGCCTTTGCACGCTCCAGGTAGTGGTCGAACGACTTCACCACCGCATCGTCCTCTAGTAGCAGCAAATAATTGTTGGCTTCCATGAAAAATTCATCCATTTGATTCTGCAACGCGAAGCACCCCTCGGCGAGCGTCTGCAGCTCCACGCTGACGAAGTTAACCTGCTCGGAAATCGAACCACCGCGGTTGGGGTTAATTTTGAGCGTGGTGACGGCAAAATCGAAGAATTTCTTCAGCTCACTGTAGTAGAACGCGGCCAGCTTCATCTTTTCGTTCAAATTGATCTCCGTACTACCACCGACAATTTTGTTCAGCTCCACCACGTACTCCTCCAAGTCCAGGTTGTTGTACAGGTCGAGCTTTACTCGCGCCCGGCCCAACTGCATCATCACACTGCGAAGCGCCTCACGGGCCAGCGTCACCTCGCCCTGTTTAGACTCCTTTGTGGCCTCGACCGCTTTCTGGATTTTGTACTCGACGTCAAAACATCTAGACTTGAACTCGCTGTCCGAGATGGGGCTGCCGAGCACATCGATCATGGTGCTCAAGTCGTTCATATAGCCCACAATTTCACCCACCAGCGGACCGGGCAGTTCGGCCGACTTTGTCTCGCGAATATTTCTCAAATTATCCAAGCAAATTTTCAGCTGACGGCGGGCCATATTGTAGTAATGCACCACCTCGCGGGCCCTCTCGGTGCAGATTTTAATGTGCATATTTTGCAATTTGAAAATTTTCTCAGCCAACTCCATCGAAGGGGTTTCGCGGTACGACATCAGCATGCTGTCCAGCATGAACTTGTTTTGCTGCTCCAGCTGACAATCGTCGCCCGTGGCAACATTTTTATCGAAGCTCAAGTCCTTGGTGCACTCGTTCAACTTGGACCGCAAAGCCTCAATTTCACGCCTGGCCACCGCCAAATCCTCGCCAACGTTTTGCGCATCCGAATATACACCCTCGAGATTGGCAATTTTACTCTTGAGCTGCACAATGTTCGCCTCGAGGTCGGAAATTTTCTCCATATACCGCTTCAAGTTGCCGCTGTCGGTTAACAGCTTCGAAATGCCCTCCCTCACATCACCCCGAAAACCGTTCTCCTCCAGCTCAACTTTTATTTCCCTCTCCAGGTTTACGGCGCTATCGTACAGCTTCTCCGACCGCTTCAAACGGCTGTACTCGGCGCTCAACTGTAGCAAACTTTGTTCCAAACCGTCGACGGTTAGCAAACCCTTTTCCTTTAGAATATTTTCAACACGTTCGATCAGGTCGAGGTTGGTCATCGCGATGTCGTACTCCACAGCCTGCTTGTTCTTGGCCTCTCGACCCAGAATTATTTTCTCCTGAAGGTCTGTTATAAAATCGTCCACCTCCTGGTCCGACATCGTGTCCATAAACAACGCTGCATCGTTCGCGATTTTACGCAGCCCCTGCAGCAAACGCTCCATGTATGGCCTGTCGCGTAATTTTTTCAAATCAACCAACGCCAACTGCTGCTCCATCTCGTCCGGTTCGATTATGTGATCCACGGCGCGGATGTACATCTCACGCAATTCGATTTCGCTCGGCAAGGTGCCCATTTGCGTTGCCCTCTGCACGATAACCCGCCCAATGTGCATCACCACCCGGAGTATGTTATTGCGGTCCGTATCGACCAGTGCATTCAGCGTCATTTCACCCAACATCTGCACCCGTTGGACGTACACATCACCGAAGAATTTCAACCGATAGGCGGGGAGGTTATCCTGCACGACCGTATTGTTGTTCACGACGAGTGTATTTTGGGGCACGATCGTCGTCTCCAGTTCTTTATTGCGCACCATTAATTGCTGCAACCGTTCCTCCCTCGACTGCAGCTCAACCTCAAGGTTCTCCCTCGTAGCCACGGCCAGCGAACGTTCTTCCCTGATCGTGCGCTCGGCCTCGGCCAACATTTCCTGTCCTTTCTTCATTTGAGTCTCCAACTCAAGCACGCGTCGTTTATCGACTTCGGCTGCGGATTCCAACTCGTTAGTACGACGCCGCGCCTTCTCCAGCTCAAGCGCCCGCATACGTTCAGTGGCCAAAGTTTGCCGCTGCAGCTGCAACTGTTCATCGAGCACCATCGGTTGGGCCGCCAGTGATTGGAATTGGTTACCTTTGTAAAAACTAAGCATTCTTTGGCACTCGGTCAACAGGTTTTCCGCGGTGCCACGACCCATCCTTTCAGTCTCCAGGTCCAGGTTCAGCTGTTCGATAATTTTACCCCGACTACTGGACAGCTCACCGATCCTATTCTTCTGCCCAACGATTCTACGCGCAATGTCAAGCGCCTGTTTCCCCACATCCTGGCCCGGAGTGTACGTACCGCCGAGGGTGTCAATTATGTTGGACAAAGTTTCACGGTACGAATCGCGGCTCGGTCCAGCTCCAACGTACTCGCTAATCTGTTTGCATAGCACCTTCACGTACGAGCTCAACTTCTCGCCAGACTTGTACTTGAACACGTTCACCCCGTCGGGCAGCAAACATTTGGCAAGCTGGGCGAGCGACTTTGCGGTACTTTTGGCCTCATCGAGCGCAAACCGGTTCATATCGGTGGCGTCCTCGAGAATCTTGAGGAATTCTTTGATACGAATGTCCAACTTCAGCACGTCTTTGTTGTCACTGTTGGTCTTTTCGTACAGCAGGGGGAGCGCGTTAAGCGCCAGTTTACCCAACCCCGAAAGGCGGGGTAGAATTGGAGCTAGAGTGGTGCGAACCAACTCAAACCGCTCGTACAACGTTTCCACATTTCCCGGGCTCAGATTTTCGATGGCCTGGGTGAGCTCCCGGTTTATGGCCACCAGGTCCGAGCGGTAGTTCATCGCAATCTTTTCAACGTCACCCTCAGTACTACATAAGCGTTCGTTGGGGGTCACCACTGCACCTTCGGCCTCAGCTTCATTGTCCTTGTTGGAGCGAAATCGTTGAATAAAGTTTTCATTCATTCGCGATACCTCTTCGCCCGACATAGTTACACCGAGCCGTAAACTCTCCTTCTCAGCGTTGGTTCGGGTGATAAAAAGATCCAACAGGGACGTGGTGGGTATTTGTTCAGCATCTCGCAAGTCTCCCAGTTCACGTATCAAAGTCTGCCTGATAAACGGTTCCGCGCTAGAGTGCTGCGCCATTCGCGATACTTTTGTTTCCAAATCACGATTCACGCGCTGTAAACGGTACGCAGTTAGAGCCGACACGGTTGGTCTCACCACCACATTGTGCACTTCAGCCATGTTTATGAAGAAATGTTCCTGGGAGGAGGTGCGCAACTATGTGGACTCTACACGGTGCGAATACACTGTACCGGCCAACGCCGTATTCCTTATTACCAAGATTCGGTGCATCTCAGACGAGCGTCCGAACAGCTATCTACAACCGAGCGAGGTGCACCTCTATCTGCGCAATCCCTTCATCGGAATCAAGGTGATCCTGTACAGTGTACCAATCGTGGGGTACGCCTTCTGCAACTGTGAAAGAAAGGGCGAGGTTGACTGTAAACTGTGCGTACCATGCACACCGGTCCTCGCACCGGACCACATCAACCCGGTGATAAAGCGGGTTCGCCAGACTACAAACGGTGTGAGGAACTATCTGTGCGATTCCAACATGTCGGACGTCGAGAGGTTCATGAATTATTATAAAATTTTTGAATCCAGTTATGTGGCCTTCACCACCCACCTCACGCCGCAAAATGGGACCGTACGTGGGCTAAACATCGCCCAGGTTTACGTGCCAACGCTTGCTCTACCCGAGGAGGTGAACGGGTTTCAAATTGCCTACAATCCGCGTGGCCCCAAAAAGATGACCGATGACCAACTGGTGCCGCTGAAGCCCATCAAGATGACTATGGCCTCGTACGATATAGAAACGTATAATAGTTCCAAGCACCACCGCATGGCCGACCCCACCATCGAGGGTGATACAGTTTTCTCCATTTCCATTCACTACTACGAGAGCGCCGAGGTGCAGGAATATTTTCAGCTCTACCTGGACCCGAATGCGGTCATCGATAGCGAGTACCGGCCCACGGTGGACACGTTCAAGGAGGGTACCACCATTAGGGTCATTTTGTGCAAGGATGAAGCTGAACTGATGGACAACTTTATAACGCTGATTGACGCCCTCAACCCGGACCTGGTGGTGGACTTTAACGGACACGGCTACGATATACCGTACATGATTACACGCCAAAGTGGTGACCCGAAGCTGAACACGTTCAAGTTTATGCGATACGGTGTCACTGATCCGACGATTAATTTTGTAAAGAATGACTCGTACGTTGACGTGAACCGCATCACCAGCTCGTCCTACCAAATGCTGGACATGTTCAAGTTTGCCCGCAAGTGGCACCCCGGCGAAACCAGCTTCAAGCTGGACGACCTGGCCTCCAAGTACCTCGGTGCGAAGAAAATTAGTTACGATTTTAAAGTGATGAAAGTGGACTACGAGCAGGGACGACCACACCTCATCATCGAGTATAACATGGTGGATGCAATTTTGGTGACGCTGCTCTCGCTGCACCTCCAAGCGCCCGAACGGCTCTTCACCAAGGCACGTATGACCGGTTACACGATGAATTATGCGCTGGACGAGGGTGCCGTAAAGGCGTACAACACTTTGTTCTTTTACCGTGGGCTCGAGATGAACCAAATTTACACCTTTACGGATTCGCTGCGCAACAAACTTTCGCCCGAGGTTTTGGGTGGCCGGAGGCAACGTTATGATGCGGAAATTTTAAACATATCGTTCAAGCGTGCCATCGAGGAGGAGCGTAAACGTTCACCGGAGCGCCAAGACGAGCTCGATGACCTGGAGCGTAAATCGTTGTTTCGTATCTCGACCGCACAGCAAACTTGGGGTGACCAGGGTAACACTAAAATTGGAGGTGGACTGGTGCTTCCAACGGTGCCGGGACTGCACGAACATTTGGCGATTATGGACTTTAATTCGCTGTACCCTTCGATTATGCTCGCTGAGCGCGTTTGCCCCAACAACATTGCGGTGGAAAGTAATGGGGACTTGTTGCTGGTACCCATGCCCAAAGAAAACCTCACGTCTTCGATTATAAAGGAGGCGTTGAAGAATCGTAAATTTCACCGCAGCGAGGCGGCAAAGTATGACAAGGATTCGTACGAGTATATGATGCACGACGCTGCGCAGGGTGCGTACAAGATCACCGCAAATTCGGTGTACGGTTTCTTTGCGCTACGGTTTCCACCGTTGGGAAACTTTATCACAAAAACTGGCCGCGGTAAAGTTCGATCAGCGGTCAATTACACTACCGAGTACTGGAATGAGCAGTACGGCCTGTGCGCATTTTTCGTTTACGGAGACACCGATTCGATCATGTTTAAATTTATGCAGCCCACCAGCGGTGTAACGGTGGACCCGAATGCGTTTCCCGGTTTAATTGAACATTTTTCCGCTGGATTGGCGAAAACTGTGGGCGTCGGTTATAATATGGCGCTCGAGTTGATTGTGCGGTCGTCCGTGTTTACACACCGCAAAAAGTCGTACGTGTTTCACATTGCCGACAATATCTACAAGTATCGGGGACTTTTGGTGGGCAGAAATTTGACCAGAGCCATCGTCCGGTGCTACAAGCGATGGATCGAGTATACGATGAAGTTGTGCGAAGAGGGCGCCCTTTCGTACAGTTTAGCTACGGATATTTTGCTTGAAGATTTGCGTAAAATTCAAGAGGAGGACTTTAGCGTGGACTCGTTATCCCGCACAATTAGCTACAGCGGCAAAAGTGGCAGCTTGATTGCGAATTCACTGGTTGGTCAGCACGAGGCCGCGTTCGGTTACACACCAACGGTGGGCGATAGACTCAAGTTCATTTCCGCCACCAACATTGTGTACGAACATGGTAAACTTTTAAAAGGTAAATTGACCGCCAATATGACGCCCACGAGGGCCAGTTTGCTGTACAACTTTGCGCTCAAGTTGAAGCTTGAACGTAACCAATTGGAGGTGCAGCATAGAGAAAAATTTAACAACATGCGAACCTACAACTCATATTTTCTAAAGGCCGAGCGTTTGCTGGACAGTATAACCGAGTTGATACAAACGCCGTCCAAGGCACGAAAGCTGTTTGAAGATCTGAAGAAAATTGTCGATAGTGTGATTCCATACAATTTGCTGACGGACCTGTTCGATCCGGACATTCACCGCGTAAATTGGTCCATCTATGGGCGCCAGGGCCACACGTTGGTGTCCGTGCTTGGGCCAACGTTCGACGCACACTTTCCAGAGTCGCCAAACGAGGTGGAGCGTATACGCAACGAATTGGACGAAAAGTTTGAACGGTGCAGCTATCCAACCACGGCCCGGTTGTACAACACCAAAGGCGAGGTTGTGGTATCGAAGACGCGCGGTTACCGCCACATTAGCGCGAAGCAACTCGTACAAGAGTTTGTCGCGTGTCGAAACGAGCTCGAGGTTGAGGATGCCGATGAAATTCAGTTCGACCGCAGCGAAGTTGCTCAATGTAACGGGGAGCGGGCTATGGCTAAAGTTCGCGCACCTCGCAGGAGCGGACCACCGGTGGTTCAGCATATTCCGGCGAAGCTAGCTGCACCCAGTCACGATGATGAAGAGTTTACCGAGGACGAGATTCGCACCTGGTTGGGTCTCAAAATGTGAGCCGGAGTTGGCCTCGCAGTTGTGGTGTTGGGTTGGGTTGGGTTGGGTTGGTTTGGTTTGGTTTGGGTTTTTTTTTTTATATATATGTATATAATCGATGGAAATAAAGATTTGTATTTTAAACCAAAACCTTTATTCTCTTTTTCTTTCGAACACAATATCACCACCATGCAGCCGCAGCAGCAGCAGCAGAATCGGCTTTCACACGGGTACACTTTTAAAATTGTACCACCCGGGGATAAACTGGGCCTCGAACTGGACCGCTTGTTTGGAGTCACGCAGAGTAAACGTTACACGGTGCACAACTTGGGACCTAACCGGGCCCTGTTGTACCTCACCGAGCGCTACAATTGTCTAATGTGGATGAAGGCCGAGGTGGTCGGTGGGGTCGAGGACGAGAACACGCTACCGGTACTGTTTGCAGCCGAGATGGCTAAGATTAGACGCTCGAGGGTGCGCACAGCTGAAATTTTTAGAGGCCGCCTGAGGTGGACCCTGAGTGCGGTTGGTAAATAAAAGTTAAACTTTTGGCACAATAATTTGGCATTTTAATTCCACCACACGAATCCGAAAACCATGTCACCGCGAATCACACGCTCCCAAACCGAACGTCGCCTCGTCAACGAGCGCCTGTCCAGGTTGATGATTATTGTACGTGCGTACCAGCTCGGTTTACTGAAGGGTAAAAGTGCACGAGTTGTGCGTGACCTGGTGCGAATGATGAACGATAAACGCTATCCGCTCCTGTGGACGCTAAAGTCGCACGAGATTCCCGAGTTTAAAATGGGCAACCTGAAGCTGCCCGTATACGATTTCTTCGCTGCGAATAAAAAAGTTTTAAATTGAAAGTCAAAGTGTGTATTTTTTTTTAATATATATATGTATATCACAATCACGGGTCCACGGTAAAGTCGTGCTAAGTAGCGGTGTACGAGCACAAGTCGGCGGCGCTGTTGGGTTGAAGTGGTACAAATTTAGCTATATAATGATCCAAAGGGTGGGGTATGTTTATTAATCTACCAATCGTAATGAACACACTAGTATCCCGCGAATGGCCGTTGGGTCAAAATTTGCCGACCATGAAGTTCACCTCGTATCGTGACCCCATAACGAACGAAATATGGGTTAGCTGCAGGAGTATAGTGCTGTCTATTGGCTACGGTGAAAATTTGATCCGTTCGCGCGTCAGCCCGTTGAACAGAAAGATTTGGAACGTTTTGTGTCCACAACCGGGACATGTGGTACTGCCGCACAACTGGAACCCGAATACGACCATGGTCAACCAGCTGGGACTCAGGCAGCTGGTCGGTAAATCGCTTTGGTTTCGCGTGGAAAAATTGTGGCGAGCTACGTTTCCCGACACTTCACCGCTGGAACCCAACACGGAGGACATGAGCAGCGTTTACTTCGGCAAGGTTATTCGCGTCGGCAACGGCAACATTTCCGTGAGCGTTTGTGTGGACCCGTTGAATGGAGAGATTTGGACCCGTGTGAGCGACCTGAAGGCCCACTTTGACCACTTCGATCCGAACCCGGACCTGACGAGTAGGGTGCGGGAAATTTTTTGCGACAACTTGATCGAAATTTGTCCCAATGAGCTGGACGATATCGTGCTGAACGATAGCGGAGTGTTGCACTTTATGTCGTGTGTTATAAAAATCAACTCCAATCAACTGTCGAGTTTGCTGGTTACCGAAATCGAGTCATTGCGTGCCGAGTTTGACCGAAACGAGCGTGAATATAGCGCCAAACAGGCCACGTTGAGGGGGGAAATCGAGCGACGTGAGCAAATTTTGCGCGAAACGCAAGACGGTTTACAAGTTTCATCACCCTACACCACCGAGCGCCCAGATGGACCTAAACGGCCCCAACGTGAGTACATTTGGCTCTACGAGTACGTAAATTTTGCCAACCAAAATATCGTCCGCGTAAACTGTGGCATGAGGTGCCACATGGTTCAGTGTTTGGACGAGTTGAAAAAAAAAAGATTACCAAATGTAAAGTGGCGCACCATCGAGTGCCACTCGGGTACCGCAAAGATGACGTGGTATAATTTTAAATTTTATGACCGCAATACCATGTTAATGATGGAGAAGTTTAGCGAGTTGAAGAAGCGTGGCCCATATTCGTACGAGGAATACTATGCCATTCGTCCGGAGGAGGTGGCCGTCAAGTTGAGCGGCACTATTCGCCAAGAAAAGTACCGCGTTACGCTCGACCATCTGCTCAAGCACCACATCCTGTACGGCGAAAGGTTTATGGACACCTTGGGTGAACGAATTGAATATTTTTCCCGTAGAGCGACCGCCGGACTGCGGCACAAGATGGTGCCAACTTTGACTAAATAAAATTGTAACCCATTATAAACCCGTGTTATTGTTAGTATAGAAAGAAATTACAAGTCCATATTTTTTTTTTTTTTTTTTTTTATTCGAGGTCAAGTTGGGAACGGTGTCGTGTTAACTTGTATATATATATATATGTTAAAAAAAAAATGTATTTAAAGTCACGTTGGGCGCCTCTGTGCACCAAGTTTGGGCCTTAGTTGTGAACAAAAATGGAGATTGAGTTGAGCCATACGTTTGAATTTCCAACCGAACGTGTTGGCCCTTTGGTGAGGTGGACCGATGGGTACTGTCGTGAGCGTAATTTCGTGCACGATGAGTATCTCGAGTGTTACCAGAAGGAGGGAGCCCGGGTGCGCAGTTGGCCCCACAAGCAGCGCATCGAATCTATCGTGAAGCGGTGTGATGAGCGCGTATGCATCGTAGCACCGGAGGGTTGTGTGCCACTGGTGTACACGCGTTGTACCGAGTTGAATGTGGAACCGGCGGCAACACCGGACGTGCGCCACGTTAGGTTGGTAACTAGTTATACGAAAAGTGTACCATCTGTGGGTAAACTGGTGGTACGAGTGGAGCGCGTTTTGGTCGAGGATCGTGAGGCGAACGTCGGAGGTGTACCGGGATATGTGGCCGAGCTAACGAAAAAGTTGGAAAATATTGTCAACGCGGACAAGAATCGTATGGAGCCGCCGGAGATGCGAAACCATTCGCCCGAGTCGGTTCACATTCGGTTGAGGGCCGAGTTTGAGTTTGAAAATAAAGTTGCGGAGGAGCTGCACTCGGCCGAGCAGTTGTTAGAACGTGGCGTTAGATTTGGCGCACATTGGCGAACCTTTGCGGCCGGCCGCCGAGAGTTGGTCGAGTTTGTTAACGCGATTTACCTCGAGTCGAAGGTGCAGTACAGCTTGGCACTTTCGGTGAGCAAACATTACGGCCGTACAATGTATCAAAAGTTTAGCGGTGAAATTGGTGTGGCTGAGATCCCGTCGGATGTCGAATTTGTGTCCTGCAAGCTTGACGGTGTTCGGGGCAAGGCGATCGTTGAGCCCCACGAGGGCCACCACCGGATCCACCTTGCGCTGGACGATGAGCGTGGATTTTTGTTCTCGTTACCCGGCGGCTTGCACGACCGGGCGTGGGTTTCACGGGCGGGGCTAACGCTGCTGCAGGTCGAGTACGTGGAACAGATTGAAACCTTTTTCGTCGTGGACGTGCTTGGTGTGCACGGCTTTGGCTACCTGTACGGCGGCTGTTACGTTGACGAGATGCAAAATTACCGCAGCTTAACGTTGGACTCGATCACCATGCTTCGTTCGGGCAACCTGGCCGACAAGTTGACCCTGTACGACCACATTGACCACTCGCCAACAATGTACAGCTTGGCGACACAATTTTTCGTCCGCGGTAAACGGGCCAACAGTACGCTCGCGGACCCCATGGGTGAACAGTTTTGGCACGCGCACGGAGCACCACTGGACGGCCGTATCGTGGTAACTAGAAGTGGGGACCTATACAAGTTAAAGTGTGAAAAATCGTACGAACTTCGATTCAACGGAGCCCAACTCGAGGATGCGGTCGGGAAAACGTTCATTCCGAGTCGGGTTGACCTCGAGCCCGACACCATCTACGAGTGTACTATCGTGGACAATTTTGCCACGGTTAAGCGGGCCAGGTTGGACAGGGCTACGGCGAATACGGTTGAATAAAGAGTAAATTGTTATTATTAATACACTTGTTGTTGGTTTTCATTCAAATAGAAGGGAAAGAAATAAAGTTTATCCTCAGTGAGGCTCGAGGTTGTCCGACTGGGTGGTGGTCGTCAGGGGCGAATAAGCTTCAGATGGGCGGAGAAACAGAGGTTTACATTCGCTACATCACGTTAACCATGGGACACTGGTGGAGTGCACCGAAGCGTGAACATGACCCGGAATCGGCCCGTAAAGTGCAGGGTGAAGTGTTGCGTGATGTGCTACAAAGTTTACCATCTGGCAAGGAGCTGGACATACTGGTGCTCGGTTTGTGGGACCATAGTTGGGAAAAATTTATAACGACACCAAATTATTCGGTGGCGTTCGAGGCGGACCCGGACTCGCTTTACGATCTAATTTTCTTTACATCGCCCGAACCTTCGGTGCGGTACGCCAAGAACGGTTTGGTGTGCACGGCCGAAGAAAACTTTGCCACAGTTGAGCAGACAAATTTGGCACTAAGTTTCGCCAAACCTGGCGGTGTGGTGCTGCTACGAACTCCACACATTTGGTCCCTCGTCATGACCAACGAAATGTCTCGCCTGGTGCGGCTATTCGAGAGCGACGAGCGCACGCTAAGTCGGGTGGACCTTGGTGGGAGCACGTACTGCTTTTTGAGACTCGATAAACCTTGCGAATCACCGCGAGGTGGCGCACCAAACGTGCTCGTTGAAAGGTTTATCAACTGTACCGTGCACAAGGCCGACCGGCAGATGTGCGAGAATGTAAGTCAACCAAAATGTTTGCCAGGGTTCACTACGCAGATAGCGACTGCGCCGCTTGCGGGAATTCGTACAGAAGCGTACAGTCGCCGCCACCACCATCGGTACCATTTGCGACCCCGTCCCAACCGGTCGCGCAGCCGCAGCTAGCGCCACGAACGCTCGCCCAACCACCACCTCAGCAGCCAAGGTTTAGAGTTGAAAATTTCGAACAAAGATTCACACCACAACATCAGCCCCAACCGCACCCACAACCGCGGCAAAACGTTCCAATTCCAAGATTCGACCAGCCGCAAAATTACCCGCCGGCGTTCGAATCTAGACGCTACGAGCAACAACCGCAGGTGCAACCACATGTGCAGCAAATTAGACCACCCTCGGTTCCACAACCACCACAACCCATTCAACAGCCTCAGCTTCGATATGAATTGCCTGATCCACCACGACCCCAGAGTGAACCTCGGCGACGTGTACAGGAACAGCAACGGTACGACCAGCGCAGACAAAACCCATACCAGCGCCGCCGAGTCGTACGAGAGGACACTAGTTTCAGCCGCGAGCGTGCCAGGATGCGATTTAACGAACGCATGGCTAGAATTCGACGCGCAGAGATGAGTAGGGCCCGTGAAGAGGAGGAGTACAACCGCAGGCGCAACTGGACCTTCCCATGGATGGTTAGAAGAACTTGCAACCGCGAACAGTGCGTCAACGAGCGCAAAAGGTTGGCCGAGCTGGCCGATTTGGTGATGGCCGAGCAGGTTTAGCGATACCATATATATATATATTGATGGAAATAAAAAGTTTGAAATAAAATAAAACACACAATCGATTTCATTCTAACATATCACGGCCAACCTTTGGGTGTGGGGGTGATAATAATAACAAAAATAGCAAGAGTTTTTTTTTTTTTATTATTTTCGGTAGCACAAATTTCCGCTCTGAGATGTATAAAAGTCGCCCACATTTTGCAACTCTACCCCGTTATCATGAAGCGAAAGAGAAGTGAAAATTTTAACCAACTGGTGAAACTGTTGAGCCCGGCCTGCACGAGTTTGGCTGACTTTGAGGGGCACCGCCAGGTGGTTCCCGCTGACGTGGAATCAAAGTGTGATGAATCGGCGCCGATTCACCCTCGTAGCTGGAGACCGCGCACGTTTTTGGAGATGAAGGTGTCGTTGTGCATACCGAAGACGGATTTCGCAGGACGAGCTCGAGCCGCGGTTGGCCAAAGTGGGCCCGAATTTGTAGCGATTCGTGAGGCCACGTTGGACCGTTATCCGCGGTGCGATGTGGACCGTAGCGAGGCTTTGGAAATGTTGCGTCGGCTGGAGCCGTTGGCCGAGGGATGCCCACTTCGATACGCCGAAACGGTGGAGCTGCACTGCTTGATCGAGTGGTGCCTACGTGAACGGGTCGAGGGTGAACGGCGTGAACCGCACCAGTGGTTGGCCAAGCCGTGCGACATTGAGGCCGGTTATGTGCGCTGGGTGCAGACTTTGATGAAGCTGATTCCAACCGGTGCGGAGGATATTTATTTTTCTCAACGTTTAATTTTTACTTGAATAAAAAAAAAAAAAAAAGAGAGATAGATACATATATACGTGGTTTGTAGGATTTATTTCACATATCGGATCTGGGTGGTACAAAGATAAACACACTGTTGAACACGTCCGTGTACTTCACCTCATCCTTGCTTGGAAACTTGAAGCGTACGCCAACGTAGCGAGCAACGATGGTTACGTTTTGAAAGGTGACACCGGGCGGTGGTGTGGCCATTGGGGAGTAAACGAAGCCACCGCTTTTGTCCTCGGGATCCTGGTGGTGCATCATGAACCACTGGTGATCATCGGGCTTGACCCAATATTCCTCGGCGCGCGGGATGTTGGTGGCACCAAACGTTGCCATCGTATTCGTAAACACCTCGTTCGTGCGCACCGCATCGCTCAGCTCGTTCAGCCCAGGGGAGTACATGTTGCTAAAACGAACCCCGTCCTTATCCGTGGTTTGGACGGTGGCCATAACGTAAATGAACGGTGATGATGAGAGCTTTTCATTTTCACGAATCAGCGTCATTACGAAGCTGTCGTGCTTGTTATCCTTCTTGGGAACGTACGTCAGTAACATTTTGTATTTTTTTACATCGTCAGCCTCAAGCACCAGGTGGTTCTTGCTCAGGGTCTCCGGCAGGTTGCAAACGGCCGAATTGCTGCTGCACAATTTCTTCACAGTTTTAATGTTCTGAAAGAGCTCCAGTGCACCCTGGGATCGGTCGCACTCATCCTCATCTCTCAACGGCTCAACATATTCGTCCCGCTCATTACCCGCCTTGAAGCGCTTAACGCTGCGCTGCGAATTGCCATTGCGTTGGGCCATGGCCGCTTTGGATCTCGCAAGCGGTACACCAAATGTTCAACGTAATCCACCAGGTACAGCCTTTCGCCTTCGTCGGTTATGATGCCAAAGTTGGGTTCGTGTTTCAAAACCAACTCAAACAGTTTTTTCAGGTCCAGGTCGGGGTGGTCCGGTACGATGGTGCTAAACTCGGTGCCAACGTTGTGAATTTTGCTGTACTGAAGCACACACTTGTAGAGGCTTAAAAGGTTTGAATCGGTAATATCGAACAGAGTGCTAACACCGGTCACTGGTCGACCAAACATCTTTTGATGAAAATGTCGAGTTCGACCCAACCTTTTATAAGAGGGTGTACAATATGGCGTCGAAATTGTTTGGACCTTTGCGCGTAATGGGCCACGTTGTGGACCGAAGCGCCCTAGCTATGGATCGATTTCGGACGGCCTTCCGTGCTGTGAAAAATGATAACGCACCACTGCAGCGCATATTCGACCTCCCAATACGGGAGGTGCCCACGGTGTCCCGAAATGGGGACCAACTTTACGAGCCCCACTTGGTGATGCGGCCCGACGAACCGACTATGCCTATGCGTGAATTTGACACCGGTTTACGACGTGGAGACCAACAGGTGCTCAACAGGTTGCGCATGACCTCGTCCGAGCGGGCTGGGCTCAACAATATACGGGGCAATTCGCTGCCCGATAATCTGTACCAGGCGGTGCGCGCAGACGAGGCCGCAATTCGCGTTAGGGATCCGAACTTGGCCAACGCGAGAACCGAGCAGGAAATTACGGATGCACTTGCGCGTCATCCGAGGCTACGTGACCGGCTTACGGCCGGTGGCGTGATCAAGGGTGCAGGTGTTTCACTTGTAATTGTAGGTGGGGCTCTGCTCGCGGCCGAGCTCTACCAATATTTGAATCGTATGGGTGGTGCGTTTATTGAACAACGTGAGGCGGACGGTTCGGTGGTGCGCCATTATTTACTTTGGAGATCCTGCGGTATGGATCCGTCTGTGGTTTCGTTGGAGGAGGTTTTCCCGGGCGAATCGGGTGACCCCATTTACGATAGCGTTGGGGAGGCCCAAGCCATTTGCAGCGGTTATAATAAAAGTGTAGAACGAAGTGTTTGCCGCCAAGCGGACGTGTTGGCCGAGCCGTCCAGCCAACAATTTTTAGACGCACGTACACTGCCAGAAAACGCTCACATTTACTGCGTTGAGCCGGGTACGTTGGGACGACTGGTGGCCGACCTCGGGCTAGCAGATTTAGTTGACGCTGTAGGCGGTTCGGTCAGTGGGAGCAGCGGTAACAGCAGCGGCAAGAGCTCCGGCAACCCGCTGATTCTGATTAGTGCGTTCGTCGTGTTAATTATAATAATCTTCGTTGTAGTCTTCGGTTATTCCCGCACCCGTCGGAACTCAGACGCGGATCGCACGATATAAGTAGAATTGTGCTTCTATAAGCAACTGAAAGTGAAGCTAAACCTGCAGTCGAAATGTCCCCATCAAGACGCACACGCAGCCGCTCCAGCGCCCTAACGCTGCACAAATTGTACCCTGGATCCATCCCAACCAATCTGAAGTATACTGAAGAGTTGTGGAAGGCGTTCATATCCTCGATGCAGCAACTGTCGCCCGACAGAGCTGAGGAGGTTTTGAACAAAACGCACATGAACATTTCGCTGGTCGACTATGTGCGGTTATCCAACCAACCGAGTCGCCGTGGCAACAAGGAGCCGAACCCCTACATCACCGTCCATCGGATGCGCTCTGCGCTGATGGAGGCCGGGTTCATCATTTACATTACGGCAAAGGATTCGTACCACATGATTCAGGGCACGGATTTCAAGAATGTGGACCTGAAGATCATTGTGGAGCGGGCCGACTTTTGGTGCACCCAAATTGTGCCCGTCTTCAACCAATATCTAGAGATTCGCAGCGGTCAACGCCAAGATTACACGGTTAAAACCACGCCCAACATGACCCTACTTTTGGACGCGTTTTACAATTGTGAAAGGGAAGCGGCTAAAAATTCCCCACATCCCGACACCGAAAACCATCCGGGTGAAAATGACAACATTGAGCGCTACTGCAAGCCGATGGATGAGGCTACCCTGAAGCGCTTTATGGGTGATAGAGAAATTGAAATGAAAGCAGCGGTGGTGCCGGCTAAAAAGGTTAAAATTGCTGCTGTAGCTGCGAGCGCCCCCAAGAGCCCCACCGGTGGAGTCAAGAAGGTTCGCTCTCGCCGCATCGGTGTACGAAGGCTGCAGTCACCACCACCGCCGCCACCACCACAGCCGAAGCCGCAGCCGCAACCTGAATCGAGGCAAAGTGAAGAGGATGGTGAAGGTGAGGAGTACGATGACGAGGAAGAAGAGAGCATGTCGACTGACGATGAAGTGAATAAATAAAAATAATCTTGTGCAAACAAAGCTACTACTCAATTTATTTTCTTTATTTGTTTAATATCACCGTACACGGGCGCTGCTTGTAAGACCAAGTTTAGTGATAATGGGTGCGTGTTGCGCTGCGGTGGTTTTGTCGCTACTGGTGGCCAGTTCGTGGGGCCAAATGACCATTAGTGAGCTGGATCCGGATTCGGGTTTATTTTTCTCGCACGTAACGACGGCCCAGGTGGTGGCCCAATATTGGCGCGTACATGTAACGTTCAACGCAACCCGCCTCAGTGACAACGCCAATATGTACCTGGACTTGGCGGAGAAGTTTAGCGCTAGATGTGATTCCACAACAAAACGTCTCGGTAAACGTAACGGTGACTACGAGGATGAAATTGACATGTGTACACGGGCCGTGGCCGAACAGAGGGACCGGTCGAACCGCATCAAGCTCGCCAAAGAAACGCTGGATAGAATGAGCATTAGGCCGAGAGCGCGACGCTCGTTTGGTGGTAAAATGAACGGTGGTTGGCTATCGGTCGGTGGCAGTTTGCTAAACGAAGTTTTCGGCGTGGCTGACCAGAAAACGGTGCACGAGTTGATGCGCGAACAGGAAGCGACACGTAATGGTATGGCGCGCATGATGGGTAACTACTCGACGCTGTACATGCGCACCTCGCTCGTTCAGCGCAAAATGCTCAGGGAGATTCGGCAGCGGTTCCTCGCAATCGACAACAGGGAGCGCATTCAGATGCGGTTGGATAACCTGCGGGATACGTATCAAAATTTGATTAACATTGGAAACGATTTGGTTACCGAGTATACGATGATAAACGTTGCCATCACCGCGGCTCGCGCCGGTCACGTTGATCAAAATATAATCGACGTCGGTGCGCTGGACGATATCGTGAAGGACGTGATGGTGCAGATTCTGGGCAAAAGTATGGTGCTAATGGCGGGCACGTACGACCACCTGTACCGGGTGGCCCCCTTCGATGTGGAGTTTGAGCGAAATCATGTAATTTTTACACTCTCGATACCGCTGGTTGAGCCGGACAAGTACGAGTGGTACGACATCGTGCCCATACCGACGAAGAACGGCACCACCGTGGACACACGCTATGGGGCTATTTTCAGTAACATGGACAACACCCGGTACTATCTGCTGGAGTCGGGCAACAAGCCCACCTGCAAACAGGCACAGTATATGGTGTGCGAAGTTCCCTCTACACGCTACACGACCCACTCGAACGCCGGTTCGTGCGAAATAAACATGCTGGTGCACCGTTTTTCCAAAGTTTGCACAGTTAAACCCTTTAATTACATCACTCAACTGCAGGTGAAGCGGATAGGTGAGCTGGGCAGAAGTTATCTGTACATTGCCCAGGAGGAGGTTTCAATTACGGCCCGTTGCACTAATCGCACCATGATTCGTCAGCTTACGGGCGTCGGTATCGTCACAGCGGACAGTGGCTGCAGCATGAGGGCGCCGGGATTCGACGTGGACGGTGAAATCGTGCAGGACGAGGCCAACATTGCGGAGTACCGCGTGAATTCGCTCATCATGTCGGTGCAGCCCAACGTTAAGCTCATGACGAGCGTTGCAAATTCGTCCGCCAAACCGATCCTGGAGACCGTGGAGCACGAGTTTGATTCGATAGACAACGACTATGAGCGCCAGCGGGTGTTGGACCTCATCAACATGCACGGACCGATAACACCCATTGAGGCGGTTCGCCACACGCACTGGGCCTGGACAACGTTTTTGGTGCTGTCGGTGCTCACATTGGTCGGAATACCGCTGTACAAGTTTATACACACCCGAAGGCGCGTTAAACGCATAGTCGAAGTTTACCCCGCCTCGGGTGAAATTTTGTAAATTATAATGTCGAATAATAATAATACTAATAGTACTAATAATAAACCAATTTTTTATATGTACAAAAATTAGCTTTATTTAACAATACATCCTTTCCGGTACAAAGACGGGCGGTTGGCCCGTATCCACTCCAAATTTGTAGTACGCAGAGTGCGTCTCGAACCATTTAACTGGCGTTAAATTTGTGCGCGTTTTAACACTGAACGGAACGTAACTGGTGACGGTGTCGAACATTATCGGTGTACAAATGAGCAGCGTCGTTGGTTTGTTCAGCACGACCACGATTACCCCTTTCGTTCCGTTTTCTCTCTTCTCGGCGCTGAATCGAACGGCCTCGCCGTACTCCATCAGGGCGAACGCGTACATTTCGACATTTTTGCTCAGATTGAAGGTGAAGGTGATTTGTTTGAAAAAGTAGCGCTTGTCGTCCACAAAGTACGCCCGAGGTCCGGCACCGAAATCGTGTCGCACTATACTCGCTGGGGCACCGTCGATCTCCGGCAAGTAAAGCGTCATATTACCCCTTTCCGTTTGTCGGGCTCCACGCGCTTACAGTGGACGGGTCTGCAGTGGACTACCAGGTTGTAGTAGAGCAGCAGGACGACGGTGTAGAGAATGAGTAGGAGTGAATATTGTGGGCTCAGCAGGAGCACCGCCGTGAGCATTGTAACGATGAGCAGGGCGATAAACTGGGCCTGCCTGCTGCTGCCCGTAATGTTCTTTTCGCAGTTGTTGAACATCAAATTGAAGCGCAAGTCCTGCTCGATCATTTCCTCGACCATTTCGTACACGCAGGTCCGCCGGTGGTAACCCGTGTATATCTCTATGGCGGGCCGGTTTGAACGCTCTCGCAACGTGGTATTTGGGCAGCCCGGGTGGAGCTCCACCGAGCGGTCGCCACATTCGATTATGCGGAAAAAGTGGTTCATTAAGCTCAGAGTTTCTGTGCTAGTAACGGCATCGGTCACCTTGCACCAGTCGTGTTTGGCGAGCTCCAAAGTTTTGAAAACCTTTTGGGGGTGACATCTCGTGTGGACCCTCTGCTCGTCACTCATAAGAACTCCGGCCGACATTTTTACCACAACTTAGAAGCAAAAGAGATGGATATGGACGTGTCAAAAATTACCCCCCGGCGGGCGGTAATTATTCTCGTGGTTATAATTCTTTTCGTCGTACTATTTGCCACCCAACAAACGACCGTCATCGCGATGCTGACCTCGGCCGCCATCCTGTACGGAGCCTACATTATGTGGAAATGAAAGCGAATAAAGTGTAGCTGAATAAAACACAAGTGCAAGTTTTTTTTTTATTTTTTTTTTATTACTCTCCATATTATAATATATTGAAAGAACTCCTTGATATTGGTAGCACCAGTTGGCCCACGGGCTGGGCTCTCTTGGTACAATGGAATGGTCCCGAAAGCAATTCATAACTAAACCGGGGCTCAAGGTTGTGATATAAAATAATTTTAAATTTCATTATAGTGTAAAATCTCTTTATTACGGTAAAATCGCCCTATATAAAGCCCACGGTCGCCCAGTGGAGCGCAATCTCACGCAGCCGTAGCCCAGTCGAGCTTCCGAATCTCAAAAGTTGCACCTGCTGACCATCATGTTGTCGACGTTCATGGTGCCAAAGTTGAACACGTTGATGGCACGATCGTAGGCCCGCGGTTCCGAGTAATCTGAGAGACGACGCTGCACCACCAGCGCCGAGTTCAGCTCCTCGGATACACGCTCCACCATGCGGACCACTCGACCGGCCAACTCGGATGGACTCGTCAAGCAGCGCACCACCACATCCTCCGGTCCAGCCAATCCATCTGGAACGCGATCCAACCGCACATCACGCTCGTACTTCTCCACGAGTTCGGGCTCGGACAGGGCCCGTATTACGGTCTGGTGCGCGTTCAGAAATTTGACACCGTAGAAAAAGTGCGGGTTATTTTTCTTGCACTCTAGCCATATCGGCACACCGTTGGAACACGGCAGCCTCAGCAACTCCTCCGCACTCGAATACCAAATATATCGACTGTCGCGTCTGCGACTAACCTTAACTCGGCCCAGTTTACCACCGGCTTTTATACGCTTCGAAATCACTCCCACCCGCTCAGCTGTCTCCATCTGGTGGCGCGAAACCTTCACCTGCACCTCGCCCAACTCGGTCGTGCGGCTGTACACCGATATGCAGGATCGCTTGTGCGGTGCCAGCTCCGGTATCACCCGGTCGCAGTACTTTGTTCTAAATTCTTTCGCGTCCTGCTGCAAGTCCTCCGACAGTAGGTCCCGCTTGCCCATGCTCACCAACATTTGCATTGCCATTAGTTGAAAGTTGCTGCGCTCTAGCTTGCGCTCGACCTCAATTTTATCCCGCTCGGCCTCCATCGACCTGCGCTCCAGCTCACGCTCGGCCTCTATTTTAAAAAGTGCATTTCTAGACTCGGCCAGTATCAAACTGCTCCTGGACTCGGCCAACGCCAGCTTGGTCTCGAGCAGCTCAATTCGCGAATTGTCACCGCACGACTTGGGCTCCAACTCCATCGTTCTTTCGTACCGCCCAGTCTTCCTAATTGAGGGCAGTACGGTTCCACAAACCCACTGCTTGTAGCGCTTGGCGTTGGGTAGACGGCTCTCCAAAATCAGCTGCTGCACTCCACCCTCATTTAGCATCACCAGTCGGCCGAGGTGTCCAGGTAGCTTGGGCACTTCTACCTCTTCACCAACACCATCATCGCTCAGCTCACTTTCATCGGTTTGCATTGGTATTGGCGGGGGAGTTTTTTCCAAGCCATCGCGATGGGTCGAAGTTGTCGCCAGCTCACATAGCGGTTTCTTAAACACGTTTGCCACTTTATCAAGTGCTTCGTTGGGTTTCTCGTAACCGAGAGACTTTGCCACCTCTTTCCCGACCACCCAAACCTCTCCATTTTCAGGTTCGGCATACGATCTAAATTTCAGCGTAATCCCATCCATCTCGCACTGTTGCAGCCGTAGCAAACTACACTCACTTCCAATTTCCTCCACGACTGGAGGGAGAGGGTTGGCTCCGAAATATTCACACCACAACCGCTCCATGGAGGCCAGGTGCGGGTGCTTTGGTCCCATTAGCTGGCGCAAGCCCCGCTGGTTTATCATCACGGTGTCGGGTTGCCAACCGTCGGGTAGCTGAACCCCAGCTCCATCCTTGTATAGTTCACGCCATTTGATGCGGTTCTCGGTGGACACGCGTCTTGCCAAACTCGTCTTCCCGTCCTTGTAGCCAAGTCCCGTGGCCACACTCTTCCCGCTGATCCAAACGGCTCCAGTTGCGGGGTCACGGTACCCATAGAACGGTAGCACCAGTTGTCCGTCGGGTGAGGCAAACTCGCCACGTTGAAAGGTAGAAGACGACATTTTCGATCAGGTTCACTTTGCACTCTACAATACACCCCTCAGTGAACCTATTTATATCCCACTGTGTGGGACCTGTGGGTGGACAGGTGACAAATTGGAAAGCACCAGTTGGTCGGGGACTTGGGATGCAAATAAACACAGTTCATTTATGCTTTTTTTTAATACATTTTATTTCAAAACCTCTAATAATCGTTCAACTTGCGGCGCTTCAGCCGCTCCCGTACAGCGTCATTGGTCTCCTCCAAACACTCACGAATACGTTCGCCCAACCGCTCCATTAGGTTGTGCCCACCGACCATACAGTAGTCCACGATGCGCTGCAGGTCCTCATGGTCCAGCTCGTCCATTGCCATCTTGGGGTTGTGATACTTCTTTTGGCGGGTGTACTTGGCCCTCAACTCGGGCTCACTCAGTGCTCGAAAATCATTGTGAGCACCACCGTAGGTCTCCAGGGTGAACATAAACTCGCGGTTGTCCAGCTTGCACCGGGTCCACGTATCTTTAGCCGAAGCGCAGCGAATTCTAGGCCCTGCGGTGCAGTTGAGCAACCAGTGGTGCTGCTCGTCCAGGTCCTCCTTCTCCAGGTCGTACTTTTTAATCTTGCGCATCATATTGTCGTACTTGTCCAACGTTTCACTTTGGGCACGGCAAACCCGCACCACGCGACAGCCATCCTCGACCGTGCGCTCGTACAGCGCAATATAATCCTCCTTGGGTTCGGGTAGCTCCGGTGCAATCTGCGGTGGACTTGCGTCGCAAAACTCATCGATATCTGACCAAATGTCCTCAATCATATCGTCGCGCCGCTTGATCTCAGCCTGAAGTTCAGCCTGCTTTGCACGAAACTCGCTCTCAAATTGCTTCAGTTTGTTCTCCAGCTCAACCTTCTCGGTGGTAGCTCGCTGCAGTGCCATGTTCAGCTTCGGTACGCGTCTCTCGAGTTCGCTTGGATCACGGTTACCAATCGCACAGAATAGAGACTTTTGCAGCTCCACACAGCTTTTTATTCTCGCCTGCAAAATCAACTGATTCGCACCGGCCCGGTCTATTAGCACTAGACGTCCCTCGTGCGAGCGAACCTTCGGGTGGTCCTTGCCCAACAATTGGTGTACGGTCTGCTTGAAAGAATCGAATATTCTGCCGTGAGCTTCGGATCCATTTTTATAACCCATAACGTACGCCAAATCCTTTGCCACCGTCCACGGCTCGCCCGTGCTCGGATCGATGAACACTCGTACTCCAACTTTAACACCATCAAAGTCCCACATTTTCGTTTGGAAAATAGTATCAGTTTCTACCTCAATCGGTAGCACTTCGTCACCAAACTCATTGCACCACAGCGCGTTCAACTCCACCCGTTTAGGGCCCAATAGCTGCTGAAAACCACGCTGATTAATCATCACGGTGTCCGGGTGCCAACCGTTGGGTAACTGGACCGAGAATTCATCCTTGCACAGTTCACGCCACTTGATGCGGTTCTCGGAGCCCACTTTCCTGAGCAAAACACCACTTGTTCCAGTATAACCAAGTCCCGTGGCCACACTCTTGCCGCTGATCCAAACTGCTCCAGTTGTAGGGTCACGGTACCTGTAGAACGGTAGCACCACTTTACCGTCAAGTGAGGCAAACTTGCGGTGTTCAAGAACAGCAGACATTTTGATCGCTTTTCAATCTTTCCCAAGAAGTCCAATTACACCCATTTTATATGGAACTTGGGACTAAAGGGTAAGCGAAAACGATACGGTTTGCTCAACCAATCATATTTATTCCACCTCGAC